GCCGGTTTGACCTTTTTGACCTTTATCACCTTGTGGGCCAGTTACACCTTGAGGACCTTTATCACCTTGTGGGCCAGTAGCACCTTGAGGGCCATCAGCACCTTGAGGGCCATCAGCACCTTGAGGGCCAGTTTGACCTTTTTGACCTTTATCACCTTGAGGGCCGGTATCACCTTGAGCACCTTGGTCACCTTGTGGGCCTGTTCCACCAGTTGGACCAGTTGCACCTTGGTCACCTTGTTGACCCTTTTCACCATCTGGGCCGGTTTGACCTTTTTGACCTTTATCACCTTGTGGGCCAGTTACACCTTGAGGACCTTTATCACCTTGTGGGCCAGTAGCACCTTGAGGGCCATCAGCACCTTGAGGGCCATCAGCACCTTGAGGGCCAGTTTGACCTTTTTGACCTTTATCACCTTGAGGGCCGGTATCACCTTGAGCACCTTGGTCACCTTGTGGGCCTGTTCCACCTGTTAAACCTTGAGCACCTTGGTCACCTTGTTGACCTTTACCACCATCTGCGCCTGTTCCACCTTTTTGACCTTTATCACCTTGTGGGCCAGTAGCACCTTGTGGGCCTTTATCACCTTGTGGGCCAGTTGCACCTTGAGGGCCATCAGCACCTTGAGGTCCTGTTGGACCAGTTGCACCTTGTGAGCCAGTAGCTCCCTTTTGACCTTTTGGTTGAGTTGGACCGGTTGGACCTACCGCACCTTGTGGGCCGGTATCACCTTGAGGACCGGTTGCGCCAGTTGCACCTTGTGAGCCAGTAGCTCCTTTTTGACCTTTAGGGCCTGTTGGGCCAGTATCACCTTGTGGGCCTGTCCCACCTTGAGGGCCTGTTTGACCTTGAGGACCTACTACACCTTGAGGGCCTGTTGAGCCAGTTCCACCTTTTTGACCTTTATCACCTTGTGGGCCAGTAGCACCTTGTGGACCTTTAGCACCTTGTGGGCCAGCAGCACCTTGTGGGCCAGTTGAGCCAGTAGAACCTTTTCCACCTTGAGCACCAGTCCCACCTTGTGAGCCAGTAGCTCCTGTTGCACCTTTAGGGCCGGGATTTCCTTGAGCACCTTGAGGGCCAGTTAAACCAGTAGGTCCGTTTACACCTTTAGCACCTTGTGAACCTTTTCCACCTTGTGAGCCGGTAGCTCCTTTTTGACCCTTTCCACCTTGTGGGCCAGTAGCACCTTGAGGGCCAGTAGCACCTTGAGGGCCAGTTGCACCTTGAGGACCATCAGCACCTTGAGGTCCTGTTGGACCAGTTGCACCTTGTGAGCCAGTAGCTCCTTTTTGACCTTTAGGACCGGTTGGGCCAGTATCACCTTGTGGGCCAGTAGCACCTTGTGGGCCTGCTCCACCCTGAGGACCCACTCCACCTTGAGGGCCTGTTGAGCCAGTTCCACCTTTTTGACCTTTATCACCTTGTGGGCCAGTAGCACCTTGTGGACCTTTATCACCTTGTGGGCCAGCAGCACCTTGTGGGCCAGTTGAGCCAGTAGAACCTTTTCCACCTTGAGCACCAGTTCCACCTTGTGAGCCAGTAGCTCCTTTTTGACCTTTAGGGCCAGGATTTCCTTGAGCACCTTGAGGGCCAGTTAAACCAGTAGGTCCGTTTATACCTTTAGCACCTTGTGAACCTTTTCCACCTTGTGAGCCGGTAGCTCCTTTTTGACCCTTTCCACCTTGTGGGCCAGTAGCACCTTGAGGGCCAGTAGCACCTTGAGGGCCAGTTACACCTTGAGGACCATCAGCACCTTGAGGTCCTGTTGGGCCAGTTGCACCTTGTGAGCCGGTAGCTCCTTTTTGACCTTTAGGGCCTGTTGGGCCAGTATCACCTTGTGGGCCAGTAGCACCTTGTGGGCCTGCTCCACCTTGAGGACCTACCCCACCTTGAGGACCGGTTGAACCAGTTGCACCTTTTTGACCTTTTCCACCTTGTGGGCCAGTAGCACCTTGTGGGCCTTTAGCACCTTGTGGGCCAGCAGCACCTTGTGGGCCAGTTGAGCCAGTAGAACCTTTTCCACCTTGAGCACCAGTTCCACCTTGTGAGCCAGTAGCTCCTGTTGCACCTTTAGGGCCGGGATTTCCTTGAGCACCTTGAGGGCCAGTTAAACCAGTAGGTCCGTTTACACCTTTAGCACCTTGTGAACCTTTTCCACCTTGTGAGCCGGTAGCTCCTTTTTGACCTTTTCCACCTTGTGGGCCAGTAGCACCTTGTGGGCCAGTAGCACCTTTAGGGCCAGTTGCACCTTGAGGACCATCAGCACCTTGAGGACCTGTTGCGCCAGTTCCACCTTGTGAGCCGGTAGCTCCTTTTTGACCTTTAGGGCCTGTTGGACCAGTTCCACCTTGTGGGCCAGTAGCACCTTGTGGGCCTGCTCCACCCTGTGGACCTACTCCACCTTGAGGACCGGTTGAGCCAGTTGCACCTTTTTGACCTTTATCACCTTGTGGGCCAGTAGCACCTTGTGGGCCTTTAGCACCTTGAGGGCCATCAGCACCTTGTGGTCCTTTTGAACCAGTGGAACCCTTTCCACCTGTAGCACCAGTTCCACCTTGTGAGCCAGTAGCTCCTTTTTGACCTTTAGGACCGGCATTCCCTTGAGCACCTTGAGGGCCAGTTAAACCAGTAGGTCCGTTTACACCTTTAGCACCTTGAGGGCCTGTTCCACCTTGAGGGCCTGTTGAACCTTTGGGGCCGGTTGGGCCAGTTGCACCTTTAGGACCAGTTACACCATTGTTACCAGTTGGGCCTTGAGGTCCGGTTGGGCCGGTAGAACCACCAGGTCCTTGTGAACCAGTAGCTCCCTTTTGACCCTGTGCACCTTGAGGTCCTTGAGCTCCAGTAACACCTTTATTACCAGCTTCTCCTTTTTGACCCTTTAGACCAGCTGGACCAGTTGGACCCGTATTGTGGAATAGTAATTTACCTACATAGTAATTGTGGTCAGGCTCTACCTCTATACTTATAATATCTAACGATTCTTCTACATACCTTAATGAGGTAATGTGTAGGTCGTTGTGTAATTCTTTTTGTTTGTTGAATGCATTTATTGGTGAAACCCACTCACCCATTAGGGTTAAGATTTTAGCATCAACTGATGATTTTACGTTAGAACCATCTGAAAGGGTGAATTCAATGTAAGAGCCGATTGTTGATGTTTTTACCCAAACAACTTTATTGTCTCTTACGACACCACTTTTTATTTCAAAACCTTTTACTACGTCACCCGGTTGTATGTCACCAATATTTTGGAGACTCCCATTGATGTCTATTAAGGTATCTTTATGTAAACCGTGTATTAATTCCATATTACTTTATCCCTTAACTTGTTAACCTAAGTACAATCATCATATTGTACAATTCAGAAGTATTAGTTTTTTTATCAAATTCAAGACTCAATCTATCTCCGTTACTAAATGAGTAATTTGAAGCCCCAAAGTTAAAGGTTACATTAGTACCTGCACTTTGTAACGTTTCCGTATTTGTAGAGGATTGTTGCGAACCACCATTATATAGTGAAATATCACAATCGTCCTGAACTGAATTAGTTTGTTCGGGTGATACAATTATATCTTCGATGTAACCAGTACATGGTGCTATAAAGGTAGTGAATGCTCTATTAGGGAGTGATTGTATATCAGATAATCCTGAAAATGCGACATAACCAAAAGGTGAATTTTTCGTATCTATTGTCAATTGTATTGGGTGGATTTCATTACCAATAGCTACAGCACCTATATCAGAACGTACTTGAGTACCAGTTCTAAAATCTACATTACTATTTGAGTCTAATACTAAGAACTTATCAGTATCAACACCTGCATTACTTAATCCAGTTAATTTTATATCCGGTGTAGTAATTTGTTGAGTTACATCCATTGACCCGGTAAATCCATGGGTATCATTAGAAGTATCACCAAATTGGGTTGACCCACTACTAAATGTGGTAGTCTTATGTGTTACAGAGGAACTTACTATATAAGACTCAGCCGTTAGTGTTCCAGTTACTACTAATGAACCTGTAATAGATAAATCACCAGTGGTGTTTATACCACCTGATTGTACTTTAAGTCCATTCTTTATTACAAATTTATTTGACATTTTATTTCCTCGTGTTTTTCACTTTCCAAACTTAGGATTTAATTTATTTTATATACTATACATACGTTCTACGTTAAACAAAATAGTTCCACCACCGGCGGATGTTATCGATAATGTTAACACACCGTTAGATGCTGTTGCTGAGAATTGAGCTGGACTTGAACTTCCAGTTCCAATATCAGTTGTACTATATTCGGTCATCGCTACCTCGTTACCACTAACAACAATAGTTAATTGTCCAGAACGCATTGCACTACCCTCTGAAATATTGTAATGTATATGGAAAGACGAACCCACTTTTTGATAAATTACATGAGTGCCTACTCCATACTGATGACCTTCAGCTGTTTTTTCTACTGAGTTGCTAGTGTTTCCGTGATTTGTATGAATTGTGAGAGACGCTGTGAATGGTGCTGGGGTTCCAGGGATATTATCTCCAAGTTCCAAACCATTCCCTTTGAAGGCCGGTGATTTAAGTGTATCAACTTGGTTACCACCCCATTGGTCAAATTGAAAACCTTGACCATATTTATTTTCGAGGATTTTAAAAGCAGAATCACCTTTAATTCGGGCAGTATTAGACCAAATAGCTAATCTATTAGATGATGCTCCAGTATCATTTATAACGTAATTACCACTAGCAGCATCAAGCCCAGCAATATCACTTGCAATTGATGATGATAGTGAAGTAACACCTATATCATCATATAATTGCGTACCACTTCTATATTTAAGTTGGTCACCATCCAATACAACAAACTTGTCAGTATCAGTTGTTGCTTGTACTTGCTTATCTGTTTTAATATTAACCGAACCACTAAATTGTGCTGGTCCGATATTTTTTAATGTATTAGAACCCGATATAGTTAATGATCCAGTTATAGAAAGACCACCTTCAGCAATAATAGCTGGTTTTATTCTAAGAGTATTTGCACCATATGGGTTTGTTAGTCTACCAATCGAATAAGCATCACTAACATCAGTTCTCATTTTAATTTGAGCTGATGTTGGTGTTGTACCATGTGCTCTAAGACCTACTATGGTAGCACTTTCTTGTTCCATTGATAGGAACGAATCATATTGTGGATTTGAAACATCACCACTTGAACCAGAACCCACAATAATCTGCATTGCAGATGTTCCCGAAACACTTGGGTCATTGATTACATTAAACTGACCATGGTGTACTAACACATCACCGGTAGTTATATTTTTATTTAACTTTAACCGAACTGAACTCGTTATAGCACTTGTTGAACTAAAGAATGGAATCTCAGTTGCTGCACCACTAAGGTTAGAAGCACCAGTACCACCAATATCTGAAAGGACCTCAGTGCCGGTACGATAGTCTACGTCACCATTAGAGTCTAATACCAAAAACTTGTCAGTATCAGTTGTTGCGTGGTTTACGTTACCAATGTTAAGAGTTGCTGCTGTATGTAGGTCATCGTCAAATTGAAATCTACTATTGGTACTAGACCAATGTAAAGACACATCAGCCCCATCAATATAAATACCTGCACCGTTAGCGGCCGTAGGATTAGCTGACCCACTTGCTATTTTTATAAATTTATCTTGAACATTAAGTTCAGCTACTTGTAGGTCTACTTTACTACCTAATACTGTAAGGTCACCTGTTAATGTTAAACTATCAAATGTAGGTGAATCTGCGGATTGTAAGCCAGTATCTACATCAGAATTAACACCATTTATGGTAGCTCTAACAGTACCTTGAGATGGTGATGAGAATGTAGACCCACTAAGTACACCTTCAGTATTTAATTTGAGTTTGACATCAGAATCACCATAGGTTAATGTATCCAATGATGCTAATGAAGCTGATACACTTCCCCAATCATTGATTGTAATATCGGTGGAGTTTATTCCACCTGATGATGTAATTTGATTTAAAATTGCATCACTACCGGAAGTGATGACTTTTTTCCAATTCGGCATATCCTTTTCCTAATTTGCGGTTGGTAACATTTTCATGCCCACTTCTCTTTCGAGCCAACAACCAGGTTTATGTTTGATTAATCTCTTATAAATAGTTTACTATAAAATAAAAACCACATAGATAATTCAGATTTGGTAGTAGATTGGTTTATAATAAAAAAATCCCCTACTTTTGTAGAGGATTCTTAAATTATTCCTTTGTAATGATGTCACCCTTTTTAGGGCGTTCACTTACGGGTAATTCTAATAATTCAAGTTCCATTTGAACTTTTGCCATTATACCTGTGATTATAGGCGCTTCCTTACCACGAATTTCCATTTTGTTTAATGCAATTTGGACTATCTTCCAATCACTTGCATTTAATCCTTCGTAACTTTTCATAATTAAATTAACTTAATTTTTTAATTTCGTTTTGAATCTTCATAGCTAGTTTGAATACTGACTCAACTTGCTTACCTTTAAATGAAGCTTCACCCAATCCGATAAGAAGGGACTCAAGCTCACCCTTAGTGAGCTTGAGGGTTCCCTCTTTATCATTTTGAGTTTTATTGTTGGACAATCCCAACTTTTTATGTAAACTCATATATAACCTTTTCAACATTAATAAATTACGCTGTTTGAATCCAAATACACTCACCATTATCTACAGCGATAGTACCCACACCTTGGAATGTTGCTGCGGCCATATTATGAGAACCAGCACCAGCCATTACTTGGATGTTACCTAATTTAGATGCAGCTGTTGCTGTAACGTCACCCGCTTCAACATCTGCAGCGTAAGAAAATACTGAATCACTATCATCATAGAATATAGCTGAACCAGTATTGATATTAGTAGTGTTAGCACCACCGAAAATGATACCGGTATCACCACTAGCTGAACCAGAATTCAATAAAATGAATGCGTCTTCTACGTTCAAGTTTGCTACGTTCAATTCAGTTCTTGTACCTTCAACTGTAAGATTACCCGTAAGTCTTAAATCGGCGAATACAGGCGAATCAGCTACTTGAAGACCCAAGTCAATGTCGTTACCAGTAATTGTTACTGTACCTTGTGATGGTGAAGATGCAGCTACATAAGATGAGGTAGTCGCAGTGTCAGCATTACCCGTTACATCACCTGTTAAGTCACCAATAAACCCATTACTTGCAGATACGATAGATGCAGTTACTTGACTTAGACTAATAGTATCATCCAAGTTAATAGTAAGGCTGTTACCGGCTGCTACTGTATCTACGTTTGTACCACCTAAGATACTAAGGTGTTCAGCATCAGTAATTGTACCATCTCCAGTCGAACCAGAGAACTCTAAGTCATATTGTCCTTGTTCAAGACCTAAGATACGACCTGAGATAGATGCAGAGAACTCAGTTGCAGTTTGACCATTACCAGTCGCATCGAAGTTAACATCATCACCATCTACATAAGATGCAGTACCAGTTAGATTACCAACTACATCACCAACAACATTACCTTGAATTGATGCAGTTACAGAGTTGAATTGAACATCATCAGTTGATGTTAATCCTAAGTTAAGTTCAGTTAGTACACCATTGAATGATGAGGTAAACTCACCTTGAGCGGTAGAACTTACAGATGATGCTGATATAATTCCATCACCTGCGCTTGATAAATAATTTGAGTCATTTTTTAAATCCGAGATATTACTACCGGATACAATGACCTTTTTCCATGTTGCCATAATTAATTTTCCTTTGTTTTTGTATTAATACAATTAATTGATATATCGATGTAACTTTTTTAAAATTTATTTTCTTATTATAAGTATGTTTTTATTATTTTAAACATCACCAATACCAAAGTAAAAATTAGATGCTGAATATGCCATTGCACCTTCTTCTACATTTGGTAGTGTTGTGAACTCCGTTAATTTAAATAACCCATTATTTACAGTTACAGATCCAGTAATTTGAAGATTATTAGTTGTTGTATAATCGGAACCTACTTGTGTGAATATTCCACTACCACCACTACCACCAGAACCAAACCCACTTCTTGCAGCAGATGCTGATATGAATGAATCTGAAATAAATGATGATGTAGCAACCGACATTGATGAGGTTTGTGATGCTAGAATAAACGATCCCGTATCTGCGGAAGTTAAGAATGAGCCAGTTTGTGATGCTAGAATAAACGAACCCGTATCATCTGCGGTAAGTGCTCCACTTGCTCCGAGTGTTACTTCATTCCAAGTAAAGGTATCAGTAAATGTAACTGGTGGATTTGCCGCAGTGATTGTTAACGAATAAAATTTTGATACATCTTGGACAAACATCAACTGCCCATCTTCAACATAGTTAGAGTGAATGTTTCCCAAATCGCTAAAAGTACTTACACCATATAACGCACCTTTTATTAAACCAATATCAGCTAATACAGTATTTGCTGATTGGGCGGCTGATGATAAGACTAATTTACTTGTAATTGCTGGCATTTAATTATCTCCTATTATGGTGTAGAATTATCAGGTCTAATGTCTAATAATATATTTGATGAACCGGCTACTGGATTTACTGTTGATATTATAATATAATCATCAAATCCATTTACTGCTGAATCTAAGGTTATCTTGTGTATATAACTTTGTTCAGTAGTACCTAATCCACTACCTATATTTGCGTTGTCAACAGCTACCTCTAAGTTAGAATAACCATTTGAATTGTAACCATCGCCCATAATTGTAGGTACATTACTCATCGAAGACCCACTTGGGATAATTATAGCGACACGGTGTCCTGAATTCTTATTCATTCTACCAAAGGATTCGCTAATATCATATAAGTCAGTCATTGATTTGGAATTCAACAAAGTTGCTGTATAAGAACTACCAAAACTATAAGATAGACTTGTTCCACCCAAACTTGATTGTATTATATCAGCAAATCCGAATCCACTATATACAGTAGCGGTTGATAATGTTGAAGGAACTACGTTTGTTGCGGCTGAATATCCAAGAGTATTATTGTAGTTTGTAGAAGACAACCCAATATCATAAATATAAACAATTGGGGCTGCTGCTGGAACTGCTCCAATTGATGATGTTCTTGGGGTGTGGACAAAATCCTCACCATATGCATCGTTAACTGAGACCATGTAATGTAAATCAGCTTGACTTGTAACTGAATTGTCAGCGGCGTTAATAAAGTATGAAGATGAGTTTACATTTTGTGAGTCCAATGCTACCTTAGATGCGTCTCTACCACTAATAGACGCGCTAAATGGTGTATCGTTTTCAGTATCACTTATAGTAAATGACCCCAACTTAGTACCGGCCGAAAGAGGTGCGTTTACAGTTTCATTACTAGCAAATGTTACACTTGGGTTTACATTATTTCTAACTTCAATTGTTATAGTCTCTGCTCCTGCGTTTCCATATTGGTCAGTCCATGTTATAGGTGCCGTGAAGTTTGCTCCATTTGCGTATGAACCACTTACATTATCTTCAATAGTTAATATACCAGTTGAAGTTACGTGTACAAGCGAACTAACAGTTGCAAAATTTTGCTCGGATTGACTTCCATAATCTGGAGAATAATTTACAGATAGTTGTGCGGCTGAACCTATTCCATCAGTATCAGTTGTGATATTAGAACCACTTAGTGCGGATTCTATTATGTTAAATGAACTTACACTTAAACTACCACCACCTGCTTGTGATATGGTAATTGCGTCAGAGTATACTCCTTGGTTAAATCCATGTACATCTTTAACATTTGCGTTATAATTGTATGTTCCTGCTGCTAATGCTCCGTTTGCACGAATCTCAAATGAGTTACCACCAATATAAGATGACGAAAGACTCGATGCGTTAGTACCACTTAAATTAAATGTGTTGATATTTAAAGAATCACTCTCAACATCACCCCATGTTAATGTGGTTAATAATGCATCATCAATCGCTAAGTTTGTATTTAAATTAGCAGTGGTTTGTGTATCACTTGTTACACTTGGTGCGTTATTCGGAGTAACGCTTATTGTGATTGGTTGTGAATTTGGATTACCATATTGGTCTGACCATCCGATGGTCGATGTAATAGTGGAACCATCTACATTACTACTACCACTAATATTATTTCCAACTGTCAGTACACCAGTCGATGAACCAACTGAGATAAATGGGTTGTCTGAAGTAAAGTTTTGTGCAACCGGCGACCCATAACTTGGTGAATACGTTACACTCAAAGTTTTAGCAGTACCAATACCAGTTGTGGTATTTGTAATACCATCACCATTTGTAGCAGATTCAATAATAAACAAATTACCAGGAGATGTTAGAGTACCATTGTCAGCTTGTGCGATTGTAATATCATCTTTATAAACACCCGTTCTGAATCCGTGTACATCCTCTATGCTCGCCGTAAACGAGATAGTTCCTGCTGATTGGTCACCATTTGCATATAATCCAAAGTTATTAGACCCATCATATGAACTTGATAAGTTAGAAGCGCCAGTGCCTGTTAAAGTGAATGAAGATACATTCAATGCATCACCTTCAGTATCAGTCCACTTTATAGTGGATAATAGATTACCATTAGTTGCCTGATTGGTATTTCTATTTGTAGAAGTAAGTTCTGCGGCTGTAGGGGCGTTATTGATTGTTAGAGTAATACTAACTGAACCACTACCTATGTTATCAAATTGGTCTCTATAAGTAATATTTGAACTAATTGTTCCTGGATAGTCATCACCACTACCACTAATGTTAGTCCCAACACTCACATTACCATTACTCGCGACACTAAGTTGTGCATTCGATGATGTGAATGATGCAACTGCTGCTGAATTATATTGTGGTGAGTATGTTACTGACAACTTAGCCTGAGTTCCAGTTCTACCATTTGAGTTAGTAACAACACTATCGCCAGTTTCAGCCGATTCGATTACATAAAATACACCATTTGCACCAGGAGTACCAAGTCCCGCTTCAACGATTGTAAATGAAGAACCCGATGTTGAGATATTACCATAACTATCAGCGATACTTGCAGTAAACTCGTAAGTAGTAGACCCACTCAAATTGGTTAAAGCACTTACTTCATAAGCATCACTATTTCGTGATGCAGTTAATTGACCACTTGGGTCAGTAAATGAGAATTGACTATGGTCAATAGTATCACCAATACCAAATTGAGGTTCCGTGAATGAAATTACACTTAATATATTTGATGGTCTAGCACCATTTGTGTTTAGATTAGCAGATGTATCAGTAAATACAATTGCGTATGGTTTATTATCGGTAATCGTTAGAGTATGGTCTCTATATTGTTTTGTAGTTTCAAATGAAGTTTCAGATGCAGTGATTTGTATAGCCACAGTGTCACTATCTGCGAAGTGTAAGTTACCACTAATAGCAGTATCCACTTCAAGAGTTACACTTGAACCCGTATAACTTGTTGCGCTATTTTGTTGGAATCTAACATATCCACTTGGTACACTATTAACTTCCCACATTTGAGATACAGCTGAAGTAAATGTTATATCACCTGAAGCGTATCCATTTGAATTGGTTGTTAAATTTTTTCCAGTCAATGCACCTTCGTGGACATAGTAAGTACCACCATTTACACCAATACTTGAAGCAGCATCGTCTGCGATTGGAATTGTAATCAATGCACTTGCAGAATCTATGTTATAAGCATCTCCGACATTTACTCTATACACATACCTATTTGCGATATCTGAGTTTAAGAATACTGAAGACTTACGAGTAACAGCCCCTGCAATATTCATTTGGAATGGGTCTGCGGTAGGGTCGGTTAATGTAGTACCCCCAAGTGATGAAGTGATATTTGGATTTGAAATGTCACTTCCAGAATGGGCCGATACCAATGTAAAGTCCTTATACAATATTGTATTAGCAGGATTACTATTATCAGTAGCAGTAATACTACCAACAGAAGTACCATCCGATGAGTTTTCGTTTAAACCTGATAACGATTGATTTTGTATTCCTGGACCTAAGTTATCAACTACCTCTACTCTGAATGGTAGGTGTGTTATATTTGCGACATCGTAACCTAATTCATAATTTGCATCTGATGCGGTGATTATAAATGAGTATGACGTTAAACTCTCGTAATCTAAAGAACTTGTTACTTGAACAAGGTCTATATATTTTGATACTCCAGTCGTACCAATTGTAAATGAGAAGTGGTCAGTTCCTAAACTACCTGTTCTAATTGTTAGTGCATCACTATCAGCATCCGTAACATAGACTCTATATTGAGTTTTAGTTTCAGCAGATGATGATTCATCCAAAGATGCGGTAAATGCCGTAATTGTATTTCCACTTACACCATCAATTCTAAAAGATGGTGCTGAGTTTGGGGTTACACGAATGTATATAGTTTTTTCAACTACATTATTTTGGCCATCGGTTACTTTAATTAAGAATGGATGTGAACCTGATCCTGGAGTATTATCAGTATTCATAGCTCTACTCGAAGAAGCCGTAGCTCTAACTACACCAGTAGTAGATACCTCAAAGAAGTTATCACTATACGAATCTTGAACTGCCCAAGTTTGTGTATCACCAGGAGTGACATCTGTTGCTATGAGTTGACCAATAAATGCGTTACTGCCTGTGAATTCAGGTATAGTAAATCCATGAGATATAATTACAGGAGGGTCACCGAATGAACCACCTCCACCACCTCCACCGGAACCAAATCCGTAGCTGGCTGCTGATTGAGATACTGCTATTCTAAAATGTGCGGATGCTGTATCAATTGATATTACTTCAGATACAATGTCTATGCCCAAACCTTCGGCATAAGTCTCACCACCACCTGCACCGAATCCACTTGCGGCAGCAGATGCTGAAATGTATACATTGTCTATGATTGCTTCTACTTGTGTAGATGATGATATATTACCACTTGCGTTTGCTAATTCAACCCAATTACCACCATGAGCAAAATATGCTTTACCAGTTGCGTGAACGTGAGCAAACATACCATGGTAACTTGCAGCGTTTGGTAAGTCAGATAATTGAGAATAAACATTCCCAAAGAGGACTTTATTACCACCCATGTCTAAATCAGCTGATGTGATTTGGGTTGAACTACTAATTAACCCACTTGGAACATTAGTAAGTTGTGTAAAATCAGATGTACCACCACCAGTACCAAACCCACTTGCAGCAGCAGAACGAGATACTTCGGTATCAAAGTTTGTGATACTTGATGTATCAATCGAACCTGTAAATGAAGTTGCGATAATAGAGCCAGTTACATCTAAATTTGCACTTACTTTGTATTTACCATCCACAGTGGTCCATATGGATGAACCACCACCTCCACCTCCACCAGAAAGTGAGGATAAGTCAACTGTATTACCTTCGGTGATTGTTAACTCATTACTTGCTTGATTAAACGAAAGAGTTTGAGAATCAGAACCAGTATCATCGGTTAAATTTTCCAATGTATTAATTCTGCTATCGAATGATGCCGAATCATTTGGATATGTTACTTCTCTAAACCTATTATTAGCGGTTATAGCATTTTTTTGAAATGCTGAAATAGTAGTAGGTTTATTAGTTATTTGTGTATAGCTAACCTGGCTGGATGCTGAAATAACTCCATAAAATGAACCACTAAATGAACCTGTGTAGTCAAATGACATATAAATCTCCGATAATTATCCGTTTCCTCAATATATAAATAGTAACAAATTGATTAGAACTATTGAATAGAGTATAATAATCTTAAAACTTCATCTAACGATTCGTGTCTATGATTATCTTTCAAGGTAACAGTGTGTACAAATGTAGATTCTTTTAGTTTTGGTACATCATGAATAGCAGAGTCGTTATTGAATTTTAAATCAATTTGCTGACCATCTCCACATAATATCATTCGAGAGTTTTTACCCAATCTACCTAATACCATACCAAGTTGTTGTTTGGTTAAGTTTTGAAACTCATCTACTATAACAATTGCGTTGTCAAATGTTCTACCTCTAAAGTGTGATAGTGATACCAACTCAATACTCTCATCCTTTTCCATCTTTTCTAAAATGGCTGGTTTGTTATAAACCTTTCTCATATTGGAACGAATTGGTACTAACCAAGGTTCCATCTTTTCTTCGAGTGAACCTGGTAGAAATCCATTATCCTCATTGGAAACAGTTGGTCGTGTTATTACTATCTTATTTACTTCCCGTTTAAAGAACGAATCTAAAGCTATTTGGACTGCCACTAATGTTTTACCACTACCAGCCTTTCCTAAAACAAAACTAAATGGGTGTTTTCTAATCTCAGACTTTGTTAACTTTTGCTCGTCTGATAACGTTATTGAAAATTTTATATTCCCCTTCGGAACTCTCTTTTCTGTATTCTCTGGCATACTCGATGTCCTTTACTAATATAACAATTACTTTAGTATAAGTATGACTTGGGCAATAAAAAAGGGGGACCGAAGTCCCCCTTAATTTGGTTTTAATTTAAAAACGTACTACTATGCGAGTGTTTCTAAACCATTAACGTATACCTTACCGTAGAACTCACCTCTTACCATTTGCTTAGCGTAACGTGTCATTACACCTTTTCTTGGAGTGAAGTTTGTTGGGTCATATACCAACGGAGTCATGATTAATGGAATGTATGGAGCGTAAACTGCGCCAGTTTCCAAGAATTGAGCACCCTTGAAGCCCATCAATACGACATTAGATGTCAAATATGGGTTTTTGTATACTTGGTAACGATTCGCGAATGAACCTACTTGAGATACACCCATTGCGAATTGCATATCAGCACCAGTACCATTAGCAGCAAATCCTGGGATTGATTCCAAGATAGTTGCAACGTCAGGAGAAACTACCATAAAGTTAGCTCCACCTCTCATGGTCTTAGCATGAATTTGGTTAGATACTCTCTGAAGAACAGTACCAAGAGTTTGGAACCATTGTTGTTGAGTGTAACGTTGTACGTCATTTGCTGCAGGTGCAGTAAATGCTGAACCATTCCATGAAGAACCTACTTTAGCAGACCAGTGACCTTCAGTCAATGCGTTTTCCATCAACATATCTAAGATTTCGAGGTCGATTTCTTGAGATACGTATTCAGACAACATTGAAGTCAATTCAGCTTCAGCATCGATTGAGTGGTATGCGTTCAAATCTTGAGCGAATTCCGGCGTCCATTGTGCTTTCAACTTACGAGTCTTAGCAACGATTGGTACAGAGCGTAGCTCTACGTTCAATTCTGGAATACCTATGTCAGCACCAGTTTTGTCTTCGAAGTCACCACGAGTGATGTCAGTTGGTTGTTTCTGATATTTAACAGTTACATTACCAAATGCAGTATCACGAGCAACGAATACGATGTTTTCACCAGCTAAACGAGTGTACTCAGCGTAGTACTCGTCAACACCTTCGAGTGAGAATGCACGTACACCTTCACTATCGAAGTTTGCGATAGACGCAGTTTGAATAGCAACAGTTACGAGGTCAGTATCGTGAACAGCCCATACTGATTGAGAGAATGCTGAATCGTAGTTGATGTCAGACATTGCCAACGATGCAGTAGCGTAATCGTTTGTTCCAACAGCAGCTTCCAACTCTTGTGCAGCAGACTCATCTTCATTGATAGAGTATCCGAAACGACCTGCACCATAAAGACCTTCAGAAACGTCACCAGCAACTTCGGTAACACCGAATACTGAATCAGTTTGTGAATTCTTACCAGCACCAGTTTCGAAACCCGGCTGAGGAGTACCATACTTGAAGTCAAGATAGAATACAAGACCTGAAGGTAGGTTCATTGGTTGTACTGAGACGAATTCTTTTGCAGCGATTTCGCTGAAGATACGTCTTACTAATGGAAGAGCGACACCGGCCCACTCTTCAGAGTTTGCAGCAGTACCTGTGCTTGATGCTTCAGATACTAATTGCTTTGCTTGGTTTTCCAACAATGTAGCAATACTTGCTCTTTCGAAGTCAGCGTCAACGCCTTCCAAAAGACCAGTTTTTTCCCACTTGGCTACAAGGCCTTTAGCCTCTTCGCTCATTTTTTTGTTGAAACCAGCAGATTCGTTTAATAGAGAATTTGTGTTCATCTTATTAATCCTTTTCTTTTAGTTTTTTAATTATTTAATTAAACCAGCAAGCTTCTTAAATCTATCAGCAACAGCATTACCTTCAGAAATGATTTCTTTCTTAGGTGCAGTCGATGCCATAGGCTTAGACGCTAGTGATTCTTTTACAACTGTTTTTGGTTTTCTTGCAACATTCAAGTTTTCACCCAATGTAGCGAATACCAATTTTACTTCTCTCAAAGATTCAGCTCTATCGAAGTTTTCGATGACTTTCATCTTCTGACCTTCGTTCAAGTCGAATGTTCTGAACAACTTGTTAGTGTAAAGAAGTTTAGCATTCAATAAGTTTACCTCATTGATAGTACCTCTCAACGACTCGATAGTAGCGTATGCTTCTTCCAATTCCGTTGATTCTTCTACTTCTTCAACTTCTTCCGATTCGTAAGTTTCTTCAACTTCTTCTTCTTCAGACATTTCTTTCAAAGTAGAAATGATTTCTTCCAAAGAAAGTTCTTCGTCAAGTTCTTCCGACTCTTCAACTTCTTCTTCTGATTCCATTACTTCTTCAACTTTTTCAGTTTCTTCAACTTCTTCAGTTTCTTCAACTTCTTCTTCGTCTAAATCTTCACCTTCCATAGCAGCTTCAAGTTCAGCGATTACTGATTCAAGGTCGAGTTCATCTTCTTCCTCTTCATCCATCATCTCTTCTACTTCATCTTCTACTTGAGCTTCGTCTTCAGCTTCTTCGTCAGCTTCTTCGTCAGCTTCTTCTTCAGAATGCATTTCCTCTTCGTGAGAATCGATTTCGTCAGAAGCGATATCAGCTACCTCTTCTTCTTCATCTGATTCTAACTCTTCTTCCATTTCTTCCTCTTCAGATTTCATTTCATCTTCCATTTCAGAAACTTCGTCATCCGTTTCGGATTTCATCATTTCTTCCATTTCGTCTTCTTCGATTTCTTCTTCATCTAACTCTTCAGCTAGTTTATGAGAAAGCATAGATTGGAGTTTTGGAGTAAATGCCTCTTCGAGAGCCATTTTTGCGTTTGCTAATGCAGTTTCTTTTACGGCTTTAGCATCGGCGATTGCTTCTTTTAACAAATCTGATTTCATTTGTTACCTCCTAAATTAAACTTTTGGATAATAAGATTATTTTAAATCTTAATAGAATATAATAATATAATATGAATCACTCATTAGATTGGAGTGATATTAATTTACAATAAGTATGTAAATTTTACAATAAACGATAAAGTGTTTACTATTATCTTGCTTCTTGTTGTCTACGGACCCAATCAGCTCGTCTAGCATCATTCATTTGTTTACGTTTACGTGTAGTCGGTTTAGTGTATTCCCTATTTTGCTTGATAAGGTCAATTACACCATTATCTTTCATAATACGTTTCCACTTTCTAAGTGCTGCTTCAATGTTATTATTAATAACCCTTACACCATTAGCATGACCATATAGGAATAACTCCTCACGTTCTTTTCTTACTTTTTTTTCTCGTTTGTATGACATATATTTTATTTAATAAACAAAAAACACCCATCGAACTAACGATAGGTGTCTATAAATAGTGTTTGTAAAGTTAATTAAGACATTTTATCTAAACCATCTTTAAAATCAGATATAAGATTTCCAAATTCTTTTTGTTTATCGGCTGGTAACCTCTTAATCTTTTTAAGGTTCTTTTTGATAAATGATGAAAAATCAACACTTATTTCTTGAAGTCGTTCTAAATCACGATTCATTATTTCTTAACCTTACCTTTTTTGATATCTCTTTCAAGTTCTTCTGCAGCTCTTAATACATCTACAACTGATATATTAATTGGTACTTGACGATATTTTGATATTTTACGAACTGCCAACATCACAATTCTTTTTTCTTCGCTAGAAGCACCTTCTCCAATAATATCTTCGGTTACTGATTCAAAGTAAAGGTCAGACATCTTATCTTGAAGTTTAGGGTTTTTAAAATCAAACTGATACTTTTCCATTGCTCTTCTGGCTTTCAATGCCGATTTAGCAGCAACTACAAAGTATCCTTTTTTAGAACCACCTAATTTCTTTTGTAGTTTATTTGCTTGGTCTTTGGTACCAATACCCTTTTGGTTTCCCTTTGGGTCTATGATTGAGTATTTGTTTTCACTTAGTATATCAGTTAGCTTCATTGACGATTCTTCATTTACAGATTCTTTAGCGAATTCTTTAGCGTTTTCCTTGTCGTCCTTATCAACGTCTTTTACTGGAAATTCTTTACCATCTACTTCGAACTCATCATCACCATTAGCAATTGCTTTCGCTCTTGCAGCGCCGAATTCGTTACCTTCTTTGATTTCGTAATACTTACCAAGAACTTCACCCATCTCATCGTAACAAGACTCAAGTCTTTGTTGTAGGGTATTTACTTCTTTGATTGTATTAGTAAATACTTTGAATGACTCATTCATAGACTTCATGTGTCTACCAACAGTTACCTTGTCAAACCAATCTCCAGTTTCCTCAAGAGTTACCTTGTGTGCAGTCTCTACGATACCTTTAATAGATTCGTATACTTCTCCCAAATTACCTGAACGATAGATTGACTCACCGAATTTCTTGTATTCAGAAACAGCTTTAAGGAATTCACGCTTTTCTTCGTTAGTCATTCCCTTTTGGGTTTCTTCATCGTTTATCTTCATACGTTTGTATGTAGATTCGTTTAGTAGTTCTTTTAAATTTTTCATTATACTCCAAAATCACATTCACAATATCCACCAACCTCACACATGATGTCTCTCATCATATTGTTAGCTTTATTGTATTTATAAGTATTCTTTTTAACAGTAACCGATTCGTTTATCGTACCCTCGTTTGTTGGTGAGAGAAATGCTCCATGAGTTGATGGGTTAGAAACAAAGTCCCAACATATCAAATCAAAGTCTTGTTCTACTGCGACGGTGTCTTCACCAATTTGTTTTACGGAACCCATACCTCTTGACGAGATACCAACAGTACACCCAGCTTTTACTAATTCTTGTAAAATCTTTCCAGCTGGTGTATTTAGTATTTCAACTGTTCCAACAACATCATCACCATTCCATGATACTTCACGGATAATGTGTGATGTGTTCTTTAATTCGACTACACCACTTTCAGGATGGTCCAATTCACCATAAGCACGATTCTCTTTGATTTCACGTCCTTGGTATTTCTTTACTTCACGTTCTAAGATGTTACGTGGATACACTCTACCATTTTGGTTTTTAGCATCAGCACGTTGTAACACACCATTTACTAAGAAACGACCAGTCTGGTCCTTTGCTTCTTGTAACATAGTAGGTGTTACTTCAAATATCATTGTATCTACAAGTAGTTGTTTCATCTTAGTTTTCCCACACCTTTTTCTTACGATATAAATCAAAGAACACTCTTGCAAGTTCTCTACGTATCAATAGTCTGATATCTTCGAGGTCTTGTACTTCGAGGTCTTCGTTTAATTTATTTTTATTACACCCACACGACATACTATGCGCTCAATTCTTTTAAGTTACGAGCAACTTTTAACATTCTTTCTGAAATCTTACCGAATCTTTTTTGTGTAGACTTCCAATATTGTTCATTAGATACACCCATTTCATTTTTTAACTTAGTGTTCTGATTTACAATCTTTTCAACTTCGTACATCATTCGATTAATCTCTTTGATAGATTTATTTACTTTTTGATGTGCCTTCATAGAGTCATCTTTTTTGTAATCTCTATAAGTAGCTTCGATTATACGTTCTAGCTTATCTTCTAATTTCTTCATAGTTTTAGACTCCGTATTTATCTTTTTTGTTTTCTTTGGTTTTTTATAACCAAGTACCTCTATGTGGTCAGTATCCAAATCATCTTCATCTTCACTCTTTGCAAATGCGTTAGGAGTTTTAGGTGGGCCTGCTCCCCCATCCATATTAGATGTTACATTAGCCTCATCTACCTCTTCCTCTTTAAGAGTTTCGATTGACTCCAGCTCTTCAAACTTACCTTCCAATTGTTCTAGTAAGAATTTAGACATTTGAAACCCTCCGTAACTCTTGTAAAAGTTCATGATATCTTAGAAGAGATAAAATCTGATTCTCATTGATTATTTTAGAATTTGTAATGTTATCAATAAGATTTACAGTTTCATTTAGTTTTATTTGTGCTACTTTATCCGATACATCTACTGCTTTGAAACTTTTCTTTAGTTTCTTAACTTCAGTTATAACAAATGACTTTAATTTAGTTGAATTATCAACGTTGTTGATATAATTCTTTAAAATCATCTTTTGTTCTTCTGATAAAGTTGTGTACTTTGAGTTAAATGATTCAACCAAGAACTTATAAGCCAACAACCTAACTTCTTTAGATTGGTTGTTATACTCAGTATTATCAGATTCAGTTACAATCTCAACATTTGATTTAGTGATTACTTCGAGTATTGTATTTTTACAAGTAACGTACTCTTTTGGAGATGTCAAACTTGTATTTTCAAACATTTTGTAAACCGATGCCATTTCACGATAATTAGTAACACGATATTTAAAGAAGTCCTCCATAACAAATGACTCTTTGATTGATTTAATCAAATTATACTTTTGTCTACGAAGAATACCCTCATTTAAACTACCACGTTCTTCCAATACAATATTTAAAAACTCCTGAGCCTGATATTGGTTATCGAAGTTTTCTTTAGTTAAAGATTGATACAATTTTAACTCTTTGTTTAATTCAGTACCTCTTTTGAAATGTTTCTTTATTATTTCCAAGGCAAGAGAATCTTTGTTCGCAAGTGTATCGGATGCGATTTGCTTTACGAGTAATTCAAATAGAATACCCGTATTTTTAAACTTGCTGTGTTTTAATTTGGCCATTGTAAACCTTATCTATTACTATTCCAATTTATAAATATGTAAAAACTCATCAAATCGTGTCATCGATAAGATTTCTCTCATCTAATAAACCCGATTCAGCCTTTTCATCTTCTAATAAAGATTCATTTAGAATCTTAGTTGTTTTGCGTTTAACGTTTTTCAAAGATGATTTCAAAGCTTGTGTTTGCTCGTAAGCAAGTGGTGAATTTTTATACTTATGATATGTTGCGGCTGGTTTAATATCGGTCTTTTGACCAAGTGGGTCTCTGCCAAATGCACTATCATCCGTTTTATAGTTACCTGATGTTGATGGTCTACCAGCGCCATCAAACCCACCTTCAGGAGAACCACCATCATCGTTAGGTGTTTGATGCATTTGTGCCAAATCGTGTGGTGTGCCAAATGACTCGCCAGTTTTAACTGGATCATTACCTTCATCTTCAATTTGAGCTTGTCTAAATCCGAGTTTTAAATCTCCAATAACTTTACCTTGTTCAAGAGCCCACTCATCATCACTCATATTGAATATGTTCTTATACATCCATTCTTGAGAAACCATTTTGAGGTCTTTCATATCAGATACCAATGATACCTTCTCAGACCACAATGCAGCTTTCTCTTGTTCGTATATGATAGATGGGTTTGTAAGTTCCAACTCAAAGTTAACAAGGTCTTCGTTTTCGTAACCTTGTGAATATAAGTGAACAATTGCAATCTTAGTTAATTCAGAAAGAACAATCTTTTGGATTCTCTCAACTGAACGTGCGAATCTGATGTCCTCTTGTGCAAGAGTTGCCTTACCTTCAACTGACTCATCGTACCCAATAAATGCTTTTGGTACTTTTAGTGCAGCCATCATTCTATTTCTTAGGTATTCTATATCATCAATACCACCGAATTCCATACCACTTAGTGTATCTATCTCAGTACCACTTTGACCACCACGAACTGGTAGGTAGTAATCATCTAACATATTCATTAGATTAAACTTGAGATTGTAGTCACCAGTATTTTGGTCAAGATATGGTACTTTCTTCATTTGGTCAATGATACCTCTCATGTGGTTATCAACTTCACCAGGTGGAATGTTACCTACATCAATTTTAAATGTACGTCTTTCAGGTGCTCTCATAATTCTATGAATCATCATAGCATCTTCCATAAGAGTCAACTGCTTCCAAGTCTTTCTTGCACCTTCTAGCAACGAACGACCATATGGAAGGAAGTTTGTATCTGCTAATAAACGGAAATGTGCGATTTGATAGAACTCAAAGTAATCAGCGTTCTTGTTTACACTTGCACCATGAGCAGCACCCATTGAACCTAATTTAAATCTTACTTCGTATGGGTTTTCGGGATTAAACCCTTCTTCTCTTTCTACTTCGTATGCTGACATTGGTGATACGTTTACAATACCAACACCTTCTTCAATATCAAGATGTAGGAAGTAGTCACCATATTTATTCATACCACGAATCCAAGCCCAAAGATTGAACTCAATATTCATTACATCGTAAAATAGGTTGTGAAGAATCTTTTTTACGTTCTCGTCATTAGTTTTAATTCTAAGAACATCACCCATGTCATTTTTTAGAGTACACTCATCGGCGTATATATCTAATACTGAGTTTAGAATGGAATCTTTATCCATTGCTTCGTAATCAGTATATAGTTCTAATTTATTTGAATGATAATTAAATTGATTGTTATACGTTTCCCAATTTCTACGAGAGGTATGCATTCTACCAAACCTATCGTAATAAGATGAACCACGGAGGTTACCCTGAGATTGTAGTCTTTGAGTATCGATAGTTTGGGTACGACCCTTACCAATCCTACGGACAACAACTTGAGTGTTGAATAATTTTCCTAACCTATTAAATAGTGATTTATCTGCCATAATTTCGTCTCTAACTAAAAGTATATACTTCTACAAGTTATAAATATACAAAAAATAAATTAAAGTACCAAATTTAAAGTAACCAAGTTAAATCTTGGTCCTTTCCATGTTGGTCTTTTTGTTTCCATGGGTCTTGGCCGAGGTTACGGTTAGAATAAACACCGGTACTTGACTTACCCATATGCCCTAATGTAGTTCTCGTTAAATCCATACCCTGTTGTCTTAATTTTAATGCCGTATCACGTACCCAAAGACCGGTGGAGAATGATATCACCAAGTCATCATTATAACCACGTTGTGCTTCAGCTCTACTACCATTCCATATGAATACAAACAATTCGTCTATAAGTCTCTTAGAATGGATTATAGGGGTCCTCTCTCTCATATACATATCTAACTTAGATATTACTAATGGTCGAGTTCTACTTGTCATAGAAAATCCAGGAACCATATCCTCTTTACGTTTTAAGTCAAAACCTTTTCTGAGATGTATATCATCATCTATGTAACCTACATCTCTATATGAATAATATAGATTATCATAGTTTCTATCAATTACTTCTTGTATCACTGCCCAACCAATATTTGCGTTTTCAATCACCAACATTGCGTTGTTCCATTCCGCCGCTACCGAAGTTAACATTGCACCATATTGTTTAGTATCAATCTTACCTTTGTATTCTGCTACTTGTTCAACAGTCTCTACATCGAATACATGGAATGCTGAATAATCGGATGAGTCACCTCTTGCGACATCGGCAACTACTACATAATCACGAGAATAATTTGGATAGTCCCATAACCAATAGTTACCATCAAACCCACGTTTTTCAATTGGGTCTTTTACATACGTTTCTTCGTACCATTGTAATGTAGCACCTTCAACTACCGTATGGCCAGAACTGATAAAGTCACAATCACACTCTTGTGCTGCGCCCTTAGCTCCTAATAATTTCTCTTGTTCATCTCTCCACAATTGATTTCTCTCAGGATGTACCGTCCAATGTAATTCGGTTGGATTCCACTGGTCTCCTTGTTGACCTTGAACCCAAATCTTGTGAAACCAATTACCCACACCATTTGGAGTAGATAATACAATAGCACCACCACCGGTAGAAAGTGTAGATTGTGCCGAAGTCCAAATCTCTTCTACATTGTTAATGAATGCAGCCTCATCGATAATCAACATTGATAATGCTTCAGAACGACCAGCATCACCTGCGGCAGATGTTGCTTTAATTTGAGAACCATTTCGTAATCGTAAGGATAGTTTGTTATCTTCTTCAGTCTGACCCTTTAGCCACGTTGGTAAATTATCATGCATGAATCTTACCTTAGTAACAAGATTCTTAGCTACCTCTTGTTTGGTAGCAATTACAAGAATGTTTTTATCTTCATGAAACAACATCAACCATAGTGAATACCCGGCTGATAGTGTTGAGATACCCAACTGACGTGACTTGAGGATTACGTTGAATCGTTCCTCATTTACACTTGTCATTAAGTCTTCTTGAAATGGGTAAAGATTAAATAAAATCTTACCTCGGTGGGGGTGTTGGATATAACAATACTTCTTGAAGAAATATACTGGATCCTTAGCACACTTAACCCACTCTTCCCTGATTAGTGTTTTTATATCTTTTGGCATATCACCTATTATTTACCAAACTTCCAATACATACCAATTGTGTAAACGGGCTTGAAGTCACTATCTACACCTACCCCAATATTATATACATTACGTTTTTTTGTTTTGTATAAAAGATTACCGCTCAAGTTATATAATTGAGTTCGGTCACCATTTAACGTAGTACCCACATAGAGTTCACGTTTGTTGATGTAAACAGTATTAGTAATTGTAGTTGTTGGGATGAGTATTTCGGATTGAACATCTCTAAATGAAATTAGGTTACGTGTTATCGTATCGTTAATAGTAACATAACCTAGCGAATCTATAATAATAGTGTCAGTATAAAAGTATTTTGCGTAATAATCTTTTAATACTGATAATGTATCAATTGGTGTAGTAAATGTATCAATATTAACTACTACCTTCTCCACTACCTTTGGGATGTACTTGGTTTTTTCAATTTGTACAGTATCCCATTTTGTGACTACTTCAGTAATAACTTGTGGTTCGGTAATATCAGACCCGTTCTGACAACCACGTGTCAAAAATATAATAACTCCTAATACTACTATCAGAAGGGTCTTGATATCTCCGAAATAATTTCTCACAAATTACTTGTTGTAAAGTTCGTAAACTTTATTAATTAGATTCGTCTTGTTTAGTTTAGAATCCAAATCAACATTGTGGTCTTTTTTAGCAGCTTCAAGCATTTGTACTTTTGTCATCGAACGAAGTTTACTTTTAGTAACCTTTCCCTTAATGGCCGACATTACGTCTTTAAGTTCTTCTGCTACATCAGCAAACTCTTCTTTAACTGATTCTAGCTTTTCCTTTGCATCTGCTACTGTTTCCATGATTTGTTCATCAATGGTAGTTTTGTTCAATAATCTATTCCATAGACCGATGAACCAATTTTTAAGTTTTGTCATAATTCTCTCTTTTGTTAAACTTACTTGTTTATATAAGTATGTAACTCGGAGTTAATTAAGTTACCACTTACGACAAGACCAATATCTAGCTTTATGTCGTGGTCCAGGATTATCACAATTATGTCTTGCTCTAAATGCCTTACGTCTCGCAGGGTCATTCTTTTTGATAGACATTGTTTTACCCTTTGCAGATGTTCCACCATGTCCGAAGTTTACCTTTACAACATTTCCCTTTGGATTCTTTACGTATACTTTAAACTTCTTAACATCACCTTGCATTGGTTTACCAAGTTTTACGTCACGACCTTGATACTCTGCTTCATCAAGTGTTGGGTTTAGTGCGTAGATATCACTATTCTGCTCTTTATGTAAATTTAACATCTGAGAGTATTCTTTCATAAAGTTTATGAAATCAGTCGTCTCTTCAATAGTATCAACATCATACTCATCGATTACTTCATCACCTTCGGTTTTTCTCTTCTTAGAGTATAAGTAATCTTTGTATAATTGTTCGTAGTCAGCACCATCTTTTTCATAATCTGATAACGCTTCAGTTGATACTGATTCCTTGTACAATTTAAACATCGAATCTCTGAACTTAGTATTACTAAGGTCTGACTGATATTTTTTGATAAGTGATTGTGCTTTACTTAGGTTTTTCTTTGATACGATATAGTGTGTTCCTTTACCTCTATATTTTTCAAAGGAATACCACATATTACTTTCAAGACCCTTATCAACGACTTTACCATCTTTGTCAAGTATCATATATAATCCACTTGAATATGTAGCTTCATTTTTAAATGATGATACATATGGGTTGTCAATGACCTTACCCAGCTCAGGAGTAAAACCATACTTATCTTCCATAAAGTCTTTTACGTTATGGTATTCTTCTCTGATTAATTCCTTGAGTTGTGTTTTAGTCATCTTACTTTACCTTTTTAGCCAATGAGTAAAAGTCAATGTTGAATCTAAAACCAGCACCATCGTAATCTCTATCCACTTCAACTGGAACTTTAAGTTGTTTCTCAAGTGTCTTTCTCAATTCTTCTTTCACATCAACATTATTTTCAATTGCATCTTGAAGACCATCTAAGTCATTACCACTTGCAGCGATTAGGGTCAATCCCTTTGAGTCACCCATCACTTTGAAGTTTACTGAGTCTTTACCCAATCTTACTTTTGCTTCTTTGATGATACCTTCACCGAATTGTTTAACCATCTTCTTTTGAACTGGGTTATTAGGTTTACCTGCGATTGCAGATACTAACTTCATTCTATCAGCAAGTTTACCTTTCTTAACGAATTGGTATACTTTCTCAATGTCTAATTTGTTATCATCAACAAACTTTTGGATAGCATCTTTATTCACACCGGTCAAACCACCAATTTCCACAGCAGTTCTTGTTGCAGCTTCATTTACCTTTACACCAACGGGTTTATTAGACTTTACAATCATTCCCTTACCACCATCTTTCTCAACCGATTTTAAGAATTTCTTAGCATCAGCTTCTTTTGCATATACAGCTGAAGATGGTTTTACACTTCTATTGGGTAAATCTTTTTTGACCTTAAACATCACTACAAATACTTTATCCTTAGCTTCGTTTACTGATTCGTCTACTTTATACTTGTAGATTACATCACTTCTATCTCTTAACTTAGTTTTGTTATTTTGTAAATCATAGCTAGGGTTTGCAGTAGTTGCTTTAGCAAACTTACCATTCTTTAAATAAAATGCACCAATACGAGAATTGTTATCATCAGTTACATAGAATGTTGCGTTTTTCTTTTGCTTTGATAATTTAATGATATCAGTAAGGTTTTTAGCTTTAATGAATTTACCATAACCTTCGTTTACTGATTCCTTCACATATTTCTTCCAATCTTTGTGGTCAGGTGCAACTGCCGAGAACTGCATATTTTTTTTCAAATCTTTATTTTGCTCTTTATTATCTGGATGGGCAATTCTTGATGCAAATTTGTTTTTAATATCCACATAGAAATGTTGATTGAAGTAATTGATAATGTAAGCACCCTTCTGACCTTTGATTGTATCATATTCGTTATGAAGTAATACACCAGGAACTTTTAATCCGACTCCATAATGACCTGATACATATTTGATTGGGGTGTCTTTACTCAACTTATAGTAAGCATGCCCTTTACTTGGACTTACCATACCTTCGTTTACTGATTCAGTCTTCCAACCACCACCAGCTTTTTTGTATTGTTTTGAAGCCCAACCATTTGCATATGCTGATGGGTATACGTCAAACTTCTTCTTTGCTTGTGCTTTATAGTAAGCCCATTTAGATGGGTTAGTTGGTACATTCTTCTCGTCTAACTTTTCACCCTCTTCAACTAATGACTCTTCAATTGATTCTTTTAGTGACATCAATCTATTTCCGAATGAACCACCAATTGACATACTTAGGTAAAATGCAAATGCGTCAATGATATCATGACCATCCCACTTTGCAGCTTTAGCAATAGCAATACCCTTACTTTCAATCACATCTTCCATTGGTGTACCAATGTATTTCTTACCTGCTTTTGGAAAGTATTTACCTAATTGTTTTGCTTCACTATGAAAGTTAGCGTCAGTTAAGGCGCCTCTCATAATCAGCATAACCGATTCTTGATGTTCTGGCGAATTCTTTTTTTCATCTTTTAGATAATCATCTAAAAACTTCTTAACCGATTTATTTAGTTTAGTATTCATAATACCCCTTAGTTGATGTATGCGTTTAGTTCATAACCCTTCTTCATACCATATACTTGGATTTGAAGAGACTTACGTTGTGGTTTACCACCTTTAAGTAATCTAATTGTGAACTCAGTAGTTTTACCTTCACTTGGTCTTGAGCGTTTGTTACGACCACCCATTACAATCTGAGACTGCCAATCGTCTTCATCGATTTCGAATCCACGTTTTTCAGCAAGCTTCCTTGCTTCTTCAGATGCTGCAGTAAATGATTTGTGATATATCTTGTAATCACTCTCGTTTAGTAATTGTTTTAACTTAATCATATCTTATGCCCCAGTCTTTGAGTTTGTTGGTTTTTTTCCTTTAGTCCGATTTCCACCTTTTTTTGAATCGCCACTCTTCTTTTGAGCACGTCTCTTTCTATTCACGAAAGTTGCTCTACCCTTTGGTCCAAGTTTTGCAGCCTTTTCTTTTGATAAACATGCAGCGTATGCACCACCCTCTTTACCATCACCACATTTACCTAACTTCTTACCATCAGAACTATATCTATCCCATCCACCACCATCTGATGAACCAGTCTTACCTTTACCAAACCACTTACGTAAATCTTCAGTCATTACACCTTCAGTACATAGTCGTTCGTAAACATCGGAAATGGTATACTCCATAGCTAATGTATGAGGTATACCATCTTCGGTGTAGAATTTATATGTTTCTTTAATAAATGTTTTCAATTTATTTCTCCAATTTTTGGATAAAGGTTTCTTTAAAATTTTGAAACTCAGTTTCTATCTTTTCTTCAATCTCTTCCCATGAACCACCATCCCAATCTTCAAGTGACCCATCTTCATTCACAAACCTAGCTTTCATAGCTAACTTTATAGTATCCTTTTCCAACTCAGCTTGGGCTAACCAAGCTTTTGCGTTTTCTAGCTTCTTTTTACGTTCATACTCACTATACGTACCATCAATTTTCATTTGATGTTCCATACTAATAACACAATTTAGACACATACCATGAATGGCCTGCATCTTAATATCGTTACGAGTTGGATTCGTATGCGATGTACACGTATCTTTTTTACAATTAGGAAAGTCCTTGAGTGTGTTTCTCAATTCCGAAAGTTTACCAAGTTTTACTTTGTATCCTTTCTTCTGCTCCCATGTATTTCCATCATCATCAATCCACTGGTCACCAACTTCTCGTTTGACGAACTCTTTATGTGCATCAAATGCCACCGTGTTCTTTGTTTGTGTTCGGTGGTTTCCAGCAATCATTTCTTTGACTGCCTTGATGTTGTTTAATTTTGACATAACTTTTTATATATAACTTTTATTACTATAAGTATGTTAAAAATACATTAAACCAAGGATTTGGTTGAGTGATGCAAATGTACCTGTAAGTTTCATGGTGTATCCTTTATATGCGAATACCAATCCCTCATTTGGAACAATCTTATCTCTACCACCTACGGCTTTTAGTCTTTCTAATTCTAATTTTAATTTTTCAATCTTTTTTGGGTCGCCCGATTTCCTAACGTCTTTGATGGTTTGGTCGAGTCGTTTTTGCATTGCACGAAGAGCTTTGTCTGGATTTACAGTTAAAGCTGATGACATAAAGGATAATACCTCGGCACCTACACCTAAGAATATATCTTCAAACTTACGTATGTTTTGTTTGGATATTTTAATTTGGTCTATTTTATCAGTCTTCTTTGCCCAATCTAATGTTTTAGAATCAGAAATGTTTTTCTTATCCAAACGGAATCCCTTATCATAAAATGCCCAACGTTTAACAAGACCCATTTTGGTTTTGTTGTCTAATGAAGATGGTGAGTTTTTATCAACATACTGTTCCCACCAACGTTGATGGTATTCAGCTACACCATCACTATCTTTAAGTTTAAATTCTTTTTGAACTTTAGATAATTGACTAAAGAACTTTGATTTCATTTTTGATAGTTCTTGATTCTTTGGGAGAGTTACAACCGGAGGGCCTTGTATTGTATATGCATCTTGTACATCCGCATTTACTTGTTTAATCATACCGGCTAAGATTCTTGCATCAGAGGTGTCTGCTCCAATAGCTTCACCTTTTTCGTTGTATTCCATAGTTCCATGAAATACTAATAGGGGTTGACCATATGGTACTACGTTTACTGACTCCGGCCAGATGACTTCGATGTTCATAAACTTTGAACCATTCTTGAAGACTTTTTCTTTTTGTGCTTTTGATAGTTTTGAAATCGCAGATTCCAAATCTCTCATAGCGAAATTATACGCATCGGTCAAACCACCTCTATTAGCAAATTTATCTGAAACACCCTTAATGTCTAATGCATTAAGTCCTTTATCTTTTAGATGTGATTTATTTCTTGCAGCGATGATACCTTTGTCACTTCTATATGATATAGCAAGTGCTTGTCCATCGGTTTTTTCTCGTGTAAATTCTAACTTACCATTTAGAGCGTTATCTATTATTATTTTTAAATCACCAAATGTAAGGCCTAACTCAATATCAAATGGGTGATTCATATGACCATATGCACCACCTTCATTAAGAATACCTTCTTTTAGATTATTTTTTTTATCTTTAGTTTTTTCATTATCAATTTTAGAAGTAAGATTTTCAATATCCTTTGGTTCAGCAAACTTAACGAATTCCATACCCAAACGAAGGGCAACTTTCTTAATATGTTTAGCCCACTTTTTATATCCCGGTCTGCCGGTTACATCCGTTCCATATCTCATTTTCTGACCATCCATGGTATCACCACTTGGAAAAAATGATACCGGATATCTACCAGACCCATTAGGGTATGATGTATCAAATGACTCCATGGAATCATCATCCATTAGGTATGATATAATTTGCCAGCCTAATGTAGAAGTTACATCATTCATCTCTTTCTTAAAAGTTTTCATATTACCATAGAAAGCGCCAGGACCATCATCTACTATACCCTTACCACTTGGTGGTAATGATGAAGCTTCGGATAACATTTCATTAATATCAAATGTTTGTAAGAACGATTCCATTACGGATTCTACTTTTATTAAACGACCTGAAACTAAATCATAAATCTTTTGGTTGAACTTTGGGTATACTGACTTGAAAAACTTAATACGAGATTTCTCATCCGAATCAGACATACCCTTACGTACTTGAGTACCAGATATTCCGTTTCCTTGTGATGGTGCTACATAAACGTAACCGACATCAGCATAACCCTTTTCTACCTTACCCTTATATGGTTCAAAGTATTTACCACCCAATCTACTCTTGTCCTTCTCACCAACTACTGTGATAAATGCAGTAGTCTCTTCTGAAAATGATTGTAGAATCTCTTTTGGTGAATATGGGTTTTTTACCTTTACTATTTTATTTTTGGGAATACCAAACATAGTAGTCATTATCTTAACTTTCTCTTTGAAAGTGAATGGTGACTTTGGTAATTGTACCTTATCAGACGTACCTATATACACATTATCTTTACCAAACTTTTTAACTAAGTGTTGGTATGTTGCGTTATGGCCAGAATGGAATGGATGAAACCTACCTACGTAAGTTACCACTGTTTTTTTAATGTCTTCGGTAAGGATTGATTCCGTTACCCATTCGTTTATTAATTTTCCCATACTAATAAGTATCCTAAATTATTTTTAAATTCCAATTATGGAAGACCAAACCCACCATTGTTCGGTTGAACTGGAAGTGCCTCAAATGTACTAGCTAATCCACGTGATGTCCAAACTGATATATTTTTTATTTTAACTCTTGAAGTTCCTGTTGTTGTTATGAGGTTCTGAACATATGGTTGTAGTTCAAGTTTAAATAATTGTGTTTGATATTTTTCGTGATTATATGTACTTAACCCATCGGTGTAATTATCAATTTCAAACGTAAAAGCGTCAGGACCAATATTCGATTCCGATGCAGAATAGGGTGTATTTGTGCCAGTAGTTCCAAATACAGCCATACCTTGATTAGTACGTAACGATTGCCAATTATCATAATAAGTGTCAGCAGAATTATCAGAGCCTGATATTGCAGTGTATAACGAACCTTGAAATCCACCTATCGCTTTTCCAGTGCCATGTTTTTCGAATAACCCCTGAAATGAAATATTAACACGCGTTTCGTGTCTAAACCCCTGCCATATAATTGTAATTTTATCAGATGATACTGTTTTTCCTGAATTACTATTTGAGTTTTGGAGTATATGCTCATCGGAACTCATGTATAGTTGTCTACCAACATTCTTAGCATCAATTATACCCTTAGTGGTGTCAAGGACTTCGTACAACTGACTACCAACTGTTGTGGTTAAACGTACTGCTGATCCTGTAATATGCCCATTATTCTTTAGAATTAATGCTGAATTAGATGATGATATCTGATTACTTCCTATTTCAAAACCACCGACTATTCCGTTGTTAAATAATACATTAGAGCCGGTAATTTCACCATTCGATTTTAAAACTAAATCGCCATTTGATGATGATATAATATTAGACCCTAATTCAAATCCACCAATAGTGCCACCATCGAATAACACATTAGAGCCAGTAATATCACCAGCAGAATTTACTTTGAAGTTTGTTGAGTTTAAAGTAAAGTCTTCTACGTCAATCACAACATCACTACCACTTAATAATGCAGCTGAACCGGTTATCTGACCATTACTTCTTAAAATAAGATTATTGTTTGATGATGATATTGTAGTGGCGTTTATACCAAACCCACCGATTTCACCAAAGGTTGCAATGATACCACCTTGAAGGAATACATTATCAGTAGCTAAACCAAAACCAGGAGTATTATTACCCAATACCATATTACTACCGGCTAACCCACTAAGGTCACCCAAACGTGCTTTAAGGTCTACATCATATAAACCACTACCCGTTCTTTCTACAATATCAATATATGGTGTAGATGGGTCATTTGGATTCGCGTTAATTCTAATGTAACCACTTCCGATTTTACCAGTAGATACCACCACCTGACCAGTATCGTATTCTTGTGCTACCGATGCAATATCCCCAAGTGAGGCAGTATCTCCGGTCGTACCACTACCATATGAACGTGTAACGTCTAATATACCTGTTAGGTCGGTATCACTACTACCATCCAATCGTGTTGAACTATGTACTCTAACGTACTCAGTTGTAAATCCAGTATTATTTACTTTTTTTAAAGTTAGTATTTCACCTTCTGCGAAGCCTGTTACATTTTCTACTATAAATCTACTTGAAGATGGTGATATGTTATCGTAAATAAATTGTGTTGTTGTAGTTGTACCAGCGCTTATAGTTCGTGTGTCGGATAATGATTGTGAATAGTTACCAGATGCGCCTACAAACGACGCGCTGGTATTTGGTTTATGTGATGATGTGTCTATTTTTAGTTGTGTATCACTAACACGTTCGAGGATATCGAACGTATGACTACCACCACCATCGTCAAATGTAATCTCACCATCATCTACAATTGAAGCTGGCCAAATTCCAACTTTCTTATAAACAATATTAGTTGCTTGGTGTTCAGTTACACTCGTAGAGTTTGTAAATGATAATGCGAATTCTAAAGTTTGACCACTATAAGCTCCGTTAAATGTAACTCCAGGTTCAAGTGTAATTTCAGTTGGAGGGCCTAAAGAGGTCAACGTAGCGGTGGCTGTATCACTACTATTACTAAATACGATTGCCCCATTCATTTCCGTAATAGTACATACTTCATCTACAAAATGGTCTTCTTGGCCCGTGGGTGGTAATGGCGTTTGTACAACAAAGTCAGTGTATTCAAAGGTACTCTGACCATTAATAACACCAGTCCGATTTAAGAACGATGCTGAATATGGTATTGTTGTACTTACTGTAACTTCTTCACTTGCCGAGACTTGTGAACCAAATGCGTTACTTGAACTATAATACAAAAATGCAGTACCACCATTTGCGAAGATTGGTGTATCAATAGTAAACTTTGTGGAATCTTCAACAGATACTAATTGATATGGAGTAAATTGTGGAAATTCAATCTTATCCGTACTATTATCACCAAACTCAGTTGGTAGTGATGTAGACGATGTTACCCCACTCGAAGGTACTGGCGTTATACTTGAACTATATGACCCACTCAAAGTAGTAGAATTAGCAACATATAGTTGACCACCTACTGCGTTTACACTTTCCTTCTCAAAGGTTGTAGTTGCAAGAGTACCACGAATCTTAACATTAGCGAATTCAGCTATACCAGTCTCATCAATTAACCACCCTTTAGTATCTGATATGTAATCTCTCGTTTTTATCTTACCTGTTGAATTTATCTCTAAATTATCACTAAAGATTGAACCAGTGTCTACGTTCCAACCACCAATACTTGCGGATACAAATCGAGCGAACCCATCTTGTGTTATAGATGAACTTGCATTTAAGTCGGTGGATTGATTACCACCAATTGTTGCAGGAGTACGAATATTGTTTGCTGATAAGTCTGCTTCTATAATAGCGTCAGCACCAATTACTAATCGGTCATTCTTGGGGTCTAAGTGAAATAGTGAAGAACTGATTTCTATATTAGAATCAGACCCACTTATAAATTGAGTGTTGGTTGTACCAATAAAAAACTTATCAGTTTTGACATCCAACAACCCACCATCGGCTGTTGTAAATATTAAGTGTCTATCGTCATTGTCACCAACAAACTGCATACCAACACCACGTAGTACATCACTACCCATTTGTAATGCGTTACTACCACTATATAGTATGAATCCACCAGGTCCTTTACCTTCCGATGCCGAAATTTGGCCATCATATCCTACTGATTTTAGAAAACCACTTGAATGACCGCCTATTTCTAAACCACTACCAATAGCATTTGATACGAATATAGAACCAGTAATTATGGATTCTGACCCACCTATATAAACGTTACCACCCTCAAATATAATACCTTCAATTAATATTTCAGTATTAGATACATTACCATTCTTATTTAAGAATTGAATCTTTAAAGTTTTAGGGTCGTTTAATTGTTCGGTTGGTATTACAACTTTATATGAAATATCAGGTTCGTTTGGAACGTCAGTATTTGATATTATCTCAAAATCAGAGTTTGGTAACCCTTGTGATTTAATCAAGGTATTTACAGAGCTAATTCTACCCGATACCGGATTTACATTTGATAATGTAATATTTGCAACTGCTACTTGATTTTGAGTTGTATTTAACGAACCAGTTGACTGATATCGTATTGTACCGGTTATAGTGTCGTTGGAATATTCATATGTATGAATTGAACCATCACTACGATTATCGCTTGATGTAATTGGTAACCCAACTCTAAATATATTGTTTGTTATAACTTCAGTAATACTTGAAGTAACGTGTGTCGGTTGTGGTTGGCCGCCAGTCAATCGTGGAAATAAAGTGGTAGATGATAAATCTAATTCAAGAGTACCACCCAGCATTTCACCATTTATTATGGGTGTAGATACCTCAAACGAAACATCGTCACCATATATAGACTTCTTGTAAGTAAACTCACCATTTACTGAAACCTTTGATAGTACACCATTTGTTTGGGGTAGTTCTGTAAATGAATCAACTGAGGCTGACACCTCTCCATTCGGAGTATCTACGAAAACAATATCAGATATTGATTTTTGATTTTTTACAACATTTACTTCACGAGTGTATCTGATAGGACCTTCCGTGGTATTTGCTACGATTGTTACCGTACATATTCCATCAGGAGTATGATACCTATCGTTATCGTCAGAGTAAACCCAAACAGTAATCAGTTGAGATTTATCGTCATCCTTATACTTGGGAGCTTCCCAATATATCGTATTGCCATTACTATCCAATACCTCAACGTCAATTTGAGTATTAGTAACAATCGAGCGTGGTTGTGGTTTTATTCTAAACGAGTTCTTACCCTCTCCAAAAAATTCTGGAAAGTTTCTGATACCAAATACCCTAACTGCCTCTTTATCATCTAAATCAAGAGCGTTTGATATTTTACTTAAAAATTGCTTAGACCTTCGTTTTAGTTCTAATCCCATTAACGGACTCCATTACTTTCTTATAAATATGACACCTTAGAGAATCCCCTAACTTTATTTATATCAATTATTTGGTCAACCATATCTCTAGTCTTATCAATGTGTGATATTGTTATGATAAAATCAAATTGTGTCTTTAGGTAGTCAAATAATAAATATAAAGAATTAAAGTTATCCGTGTCTAATGAACCAAATCCCTCATCAATAGCAATGAAGTTTGGTCTTGGTAGATTCGATACATTAATCAATGCGGTTCTAATTGCAATTGACGATATGAACTTTTCCATACCACTTGTAAGTTCTAATGGCCAATATTCCTCAGTACCATATGCAATGTATGAGTTGATATTCTTACCATCAGTATTTAGTAGTACTTGAAAGTCTACTATTGGTTGTAGTATGTTGTTAATCTCAACCTCTAACTTAGGTAAGACATCTGAAATAAGATTATATGGTATACCATCTCTCTTTACACATTTAAGATAATATTCATAACCATCAAAACGAACTTCCATATCACGAAGTTTATCGATTGACGTATTTACCATATCTATTGTTTTTTCGGCTAACTTAATATCCGAATTAACATCCATAATCTCGGTGGTAATATCACGAATCTCATCTTTAAGTTTATCTCGTGTGATTTTAAAAGATTTTACCTTTTCTTGTATTTGAGCATTATGGGTTACAGCTTCTTGTTGATTTTTAGCACGAGTTACCTTTTCTTTTAAAGATTCCATCTCTAAGGTCATATTATCAACACGAAGAATACACCCATCATACTCAGATTCATACTTACTTAACTCACTATGTAACTCTTTAGAATCTAATACTAACTCATTATATACTTTTAGTTTAGCTGATACATCATGGGTATCTCGTTCAGTCATTACATCTAACCTACTTGAAACTAACGTTGAGTATTCTTTACCTAATCGTTCTAACCCAACCTCAAGTGTTTGTGCTTGTTTAGCAAACGGAGTGTTTTGATTTTTTACACAATGTTCACAAGTTTCATCAAAGGTCAATGACCCAATACCATCTAAGTGTTTTTTTGAATGAACCATTTCTGATTCTAATTTGGTTAACTCAACACCCATCTGATTAAATTTATTATCGAGTATCTTGTATTGTTTATCTGACTCAATTAATTCACTCTCGTTAAACTTAGATAGTTTAGACTGAATATTCTTTATATCAGTATTTGTTTTTTTAATAGATACCGATACCCCATCACATGACATTTGTTGTTTGTTAATGTACTCTTGTTGTAGTTCGAGCTTATCTTCTAAATCAGAAACATCACCTAAATCTTCAACAGGCTTGAGTGCGCCCATTTCAAATTCTATTTTAATGTTTGTGTTATCACATTTTGTCTCCAACTCCGAACGTCTATCTTGTAGGTCGGTCAATGAGCCAGTAATTGATGTCAATGTATCTTCTGCCTCTGCAAGTTGTGTTGGTAGGTCTTGGTTTTTGTAATCTTTTAAAAGAGCTGATAATTCTTTAATCTCCTCACTTGCGATTTGGTATAACCCTTCAAAGACATCCATGTCCAAGAATTGGGCGAGGAGTTCTTTTCGTTCCTTCTGAGACTTTTCGATGAACCCACTATTGTTCGATTGGGTTGACATGGCTGTAAGGATGAAATCCTCGTATGTTCCAACATATTCTCTTATATTTACATTTGTATCTCTACGCTGTTCACCATTTAAAGATTCTTTCTGACCATCTATAATTCTATAAAAGTCAGTATTAACCTTCACAGTACCACGCTTTGGTGATTTTTTTGCGGTACGTTCAATTGTATAATCAACACCATTTAATTCAAAAGTAAATGAACAATTAAATGACATCTTAGAATAGTTCATAACGTCTTCTGCTTTAGAAGTACGAGAACATTTATCGAATATACAAAATGAAAGAGCATCCCATAAGGTTGATTTACCACTTGCGTTTGGAGCAAAGATACCATATGCTCCTTTCATTTGACTAAAGTCTACAACATTGTTAGGACCATACGAGAACATATTCGAGAATTCAAACTTCTTTGGTATCCAAGTGGTGTTGGTAATTGCTCGGTGGATTCCCAACTTTGAGTTGATGTCGTTATTAATACCTTTAACAACTTCAAGTTGCTGTTCGGTGAGGTGTTCGTTTTCATTTAAGAAATCTTCAATCAATTTATTTTGGAAAGCAGTATCACGTACATTCTGAAGAACAATCTTTTCACTATCACTACCACTTTTACGAGTAATTACTTTTTGTATCGTTAATTCTTGAACCTGCCTACCCTTCTTTAAGTCTGCTATAATCTTGTTTAGTTCAGATGCCTTAGTATCTTTTACACGAACTCTCATTCGTGGTTTTTGAGGAATTGGCATACTTGATACAATCTTACCCTCTTCAATATCAACGGTTACATAACCATAGTCATTTGGAATTCTTACAAACTCACTTGTACGAGTTAGAACATCCCAAACTAAAATACCATGGTCTGGATATTTTGCCTCACCATGATTCTGAACTATAAGTGAACCTGCGTACTTTATTGTATCAACACCTTGAACTGCATTATTTGGTTTATGGATATCACCCAACATCACCATATCATACCCATCAAAGTTTCCTACATTGATGTTCTTATTCTCGATAGCAAATCCATGTTCAGTCTCAATCTTATCAACCGGTCCATGAAATACTGCAATCTTAGTATCACCTTTGTAATCAACCGATGGTGGAAATCCTGGAGACTTATCCCAAACTGATTGGTGTACTATTGTGAGGTCACCCAATGACCAAGCACCTGTATCTTTTAGGTAGAATAGGTTTGGGTGTTTCAATGCGTTAATAATTGGTGACAATGCATCCAACCTTGACGTGTTGTTTAGATTAGCATCGTGATTACCAGGAATGACAATTGTTGGTAGTAAGTCTGCTAATCGAGTAAAGAACTCTTGAGTCAAGTCTACCACTTCGGGTGACATATCAGTCTTAGCATGAACAATATCACCTGCAATGTATATGATGTCATTTTCATCCATTGTGGATAGAATATATCCATAAAGTTGGGAAAATACATCACGATACTCTTTGTGTCGCTTGAGGTTTCTTATATGTACATCTGCGATATGATAAACTTTGTTTACCTTTTCTATACCGACTTTAATTTTTTTGAGTCGTTTCATACTCTATATAGTTCATACTCAACCAACTTTCTAAGGTCCATTGGTGGAGTATTATAAATTAATTCATTAACATTTTCATAGCCCATATCTGATGGGTCTTGGTCACCTAAGTCTACAAGGTGAGTCTCAATTCCATACGACATAAACTTCTTTGTAAGACGCAGAGCATTCTTTATAGCATCTGAATCTAATACAATATACAACTTTTTTACTTTATTTCCAATTATTTTCTTCTCTAATTCAGATTGTATAGCTTTACCAAATAATGGTATTGCGTTTCTTCGTATTGATAATGCATCAAATGCACCTTCACATAACACCAGTGGTGTATCCCAATTGATAAGTAATTCAAAACCCACAATGTCCTTAGATACCTTTGGGTTTTTATGTTTGTATTGAGTCTGATAGAATGACCTACCAACAAAGAAGTTTAATTTACCACGTTCATCATACGATGGAATTATAATCTTATCTCTATATTCACCCTCATCACAAAACCCAATATTATACTTTACAATGTCTTCAGGCCTAACACCACGACCTAACAAATAGTTTAGTGCGTGTTTCCGTTTGTAAGAGTTTGATGGGTTATAAAGTGGTTGGAATTCTTTGGGAAGCTCTACTTGCTCTACAACGTCTACATTATCGTATTCACTTCTATAACGATTTACCTTACTGAATATCGAGTTGTACTCATCCCAAGTTGACTTGGATACGCGAAGTTTCTTGAAGAGTGTCTTGATACTTCTACCCTTCTCATCAGAAATCCAACAATGCCACGGGTTGTTTCCTTTAGAATTAATTCGTATATTAATCTCTAACTTTGGTTTGTAATGGTCAACAAATGGTGAATAGAATGCATAATTATCCCCACTCGTTTTCTTGGATGACCCAAGTACGGACTCTAATAATTCAAGTAGTCTTTCTTCCATAACTACTAATATACGAAATTATTTTGAATAATCAAAGAAATCAGCGGAAGGTTTTTCATCAATCCACTCTTGGGGTATTTCTTTCTTGGCCCATTTGAATCCATTCTTCTCACACCATTGTGCGTAAGTGGTCTTTGAACCTTTGTAAATTTTACCATTGGGAGATTGTAAAACGAATCGTAAATCAACGTTAGGATTTTGCTCTTTGATTAAAAGATGTTTCTTCCTATCATCGGGCAAGAACCACCCCTTCGACTCTATGAATATACCATTAGGTAATCTAAAGTCTGGTTTGTAAGTATGATTAGTTGCTGGAATTGTATATCCGAATTCATGCTTCTCGTACTCACCATCAATACCTTGTAATTTAAGTTGCTCATCTATACGAGTCTCCAAACCACTTTTATGACCCTTCATCTTTTGGATGTGGGACCAATTTCCTTTTGCCATAACTTTTTAGTCTATATCAAATTTAACGTTGATTGTCACGTCAACGTCTTGTCTCTTTTTCAATGGTGAACCTAACTTTGCTATTGCTAATAAGTCACCAGTGTCGTTATATAATCCAAGCTGAGTAATGTATGGTCTAAAGTCTGAACCTGTGACCATATTTATTAATCGGTTATCATCAGCGGTGCCGCCAACTCGAAGCGATGGGTTTGATGACACATTGTATTCGTTTCTATTTATCTCACATAATACAGAAACTTCTTCGATTGTTTTAGTAGACCTATACTTTAATTCATAATCACGATTTGTATAATCACCATTGTTATTTCCTAAAAATATATTCTGATATCTATACCTTGGGTCTGACGTAATAATCATACCTTGTTTATAAAATACATAACCCACTTCTTTTCTTTGTAGAGCAGACCCACTTGGAGAAGTATCTGCTAGCGATATTATATTATCATCAGTTAATGCGGTTTTTGATATTCTAAATTGTGATATAGAACCACTAAAGTTTGCTTCAGTATTTTCAACATCACGACTGCCTATAAGTATATCCCTATCATTGTTTACATTTGTCTTAAACGAATAAGATGCTGATGTGTCAACAATACCATCAACGTATAAGTAGATGAGGTCGTCTTTTTTATTGAGTACATATTTGTGATGTGTTCCATCAGCGTATGCTGTGGATGAGGAAAAGTTCATTGTAATATTACCATCTGAGGCTTTTACAAATATATGACCAGGACTTGTTGGGTGGTTTTCTGAGTAGAATGATATGTCAAATGGGTACTGACCAGACCCATCGGCTTTTGTGGTCTCCAATCCATCATCACCTATGGTGGATAGTGTATTTCGTTTTTGAACTAAGCTAAACTCTCGTCTACCTGCAATTGATTGTGATGGTGGGATGGTTGCTCCAAATGAAACTGCCCAATCATCATTTTTATTTAATATATTAAAATGACTTTGATGTTTGATTTGAATACTACGTGTTTGTTCAAAGTTATATGTGTTACCAATACCAGATACCGGATTTGACGAGATAGCCGAATCACTGCCAGCTGCAATAGAATCTCCATCGGATGGTGGGTCTGATGATAATGATATTGCACCACCACCTAAAGTTAGGTTTAATGTTACTCCAGGCTCAATTTGGTGAATACCATCAACTCGTATAGACCCATTTACCATAGATACTGACAATGATGTATTGCCAGAACTATATACAGAACCATTACTTGCGGCTGTATAACCAGTACCACCAATTGTATAGGTTAAGTCGGTGAAGTTGTCAAAGTAGTAATCTGAATTTGGGTGAACGTAAAATGTCAGATATAATATAGTACCATTGATACCATTTGATACCTCTTTGGTTACTATCGCAGATGTAAAAGGGCTTGCTCCACTTGTAACTTTGGTATTAGCTGAATCATTTGTTATGTTTATTTTAAATACACCCATTACACAATTCTATTTACAAAGTTAGATTTATCACTTGTGTCTGATTCAAAATCCAAATAAACTAAAGTATCGGTTGACTTAATATATGACGATCCAGTTTGTTCACTTGCGATTAGTAATCCATATTCATCATCAACTTTTTGGTCATAAAGTCGTATAGCCGATGCTGGGTAATTTGAGTTGTCAATAATAGAAATAGAACCCGGCTTTATACCATCACCAAATTTATTTTGTGGAATCGATACTATTGAAGCTGTATCGTATAGTTTAATATCAGTTCTTCTTTTAAAGAATGTGGAGTTTATTGAATTCCATACAATATATTGTGGTATAGAATTTAATTCATCAGTTACACCATGAGATGATGTCAAAAATGTATCTACACCAATTTCACCCGACACTGACGTTGATACTTCGGTTAATGTACCATTATCCGAAATACCCCTAAGTACAGAAATCTCAAAAGATGATGAGTGGTTTACATTCGTAACTTCATATCTTTTATGAGCTTTAAATGGTCTTCTCTGAATACCACCATTGAATATTTTTTTTAATGCTATTCCCATGAGTGACCATCGTTAAAAGTCTAGCTTAACCTTAATCAGAATTTCATTAGAGAATGATTTCAATAAAGGTTTAGATAACTTTGCAATTGCTAAAAGTTCATTGTCATTGTTATACAACCCAACTGAAGTAATGTATGACTTAGGGTCACCTACAAATGTTTGTTGTCTTAACTTACCAACTGAACCCGTAACATACGATGGGTTGTTTGAGTAATTATATTCACCATTTTTAGCTCTAACAAAGAAGAATGTTGATTTAACTTCTTCTTCACTTCTAGCTTGGAATCCGTTTGCTGGATTCTCAAATGCAGCTCCACTAATTGCTGTAAACAATTTATTATGGTTTTGTGCATCAGTGTTAGTTGTTCTGATAGTACCAAATGATGCTGAAGCGTCTAATGCTGCGGCTGATAATACAATTACACCAAATTGAGGATATACTTCTCCAAAGACCTCATCCTCGGTAAGTACACCATCAGTTAAAGAACCCGATACGATGTTGTATTTATTTTTGTTTGAGTTTCCTAATTGATTAGTGTCACCACTATTATCAATAAGTCTAAGGGTCTCACCATTAGAACCCGATAATACAAGTTCCCAATTTCCAGGATCTAATTTATCTTTAATTCTGGCTCTATTAATTGTTAGGATGTAAACGTCATCTTGAGTTACATCGTTAAATGTAAATCGTGTTTGGTTAGATGGTAACAATACTTGTTGAAATTGTGAGTACATTGCGTTTGATGGTGAATCTTCATTAGAACCATCATTAGATGAACCACTACCAGCGTAGTGCCCATATGCAACTGAGAACTGAGATTCTTTCGTTGAATCCGTTGGGTCTCCATTATATATCTCATGGTAGTATTGTTTTTGAGTATCCGATTGAAACGATGAGGTAGCGAATGTTATTAGTTCACCGACCTTACCACTCCATAAACCACGTGTGATTCTTTGTGTATTTCCCTCTACAATGTCTTCGACAGTAAAAGCAGTATATACTTTACCACTACCATAATCATATGCACCTGCAGGGATTACCGGAGTTTGGTTTTCTACTGTATCTATTGCTTGAATTTGAGCAAGAGTTTCTGCTTGAGCAAGACCAGGAAGATTTCCCCTACTAATAGAAGGTCTTTGAGAACCACCCCTATTACCACCTGATGTACCGCTTGGGCCAGCAGATGGTCCTTGGTTTCCGCGGTTGCCACCACCTCCACCACCTGTATTACCTATCGATTGTACTGCCATTTTATTATCCTATTTTTTAAGCTAAATTATTATTTACAACCACTACTGCTGTTTGTGCGTCAGTCACCGGATTAACAGTTATGTCAATCTCAGTTCTACCACCAGTTTCATTACCTATGATAACTACACGAGTTGAAATTGCGGTATCGTTTGGTAGATTAGCCGCCGATTGGAATGTAAATTGATTTTTACCCACAACAGTTTGTGATTGATTGGTATTGTATGTACCAACATTTATGATTGGAGTTATGTTTCCAGGAACACCAGCATTACCACTAATACTACCAGCATCTTTGTTAAGTAGAATTGCTGTATAACCTAAGTTTTCGTTACCACCATTTTTAGTTACCACCGACATGATAGTATTGTTTACACCTTCATCTAAAGTGATAGTTGATGGTGACACTGATATAAATGGTAACCTTGTGGTCGTTTTTGGTAATGAAAGTAATTTGTATTTCATTGCATAGTTTTCATCAGTGATTGCCTCTATTACAGGCATATTCTCAATGATGATACCATAGTAGTCAGAACCCAACGAGTGTGCTGGATTCCATAGTTCGTAATCAACCTCATCATCCGCTAATGCGAATTGGGTGATTTGGAACTTGTCACGTCCCTCTGCTAATAACTCTCTACCCTTTTTGGTCAGAATAGCGTCTACTGTTACTGATGAATTGTCTAAAAATCCCATGTTCTCTTTCCTATTATTTGTATATAAATATGGTTTTTTATTTTATTTAACCATATCATCTCCGATTAAACCTTTTTAGTATACCTTTTAGTAATTTATTTTCTGTATTTTCTTTAAATCTAAACTTAGGTTTTGGCAATTTCACTACAAATGGTAGTGGTTTTAACGATTGCCTTTCAAGGTCAGCGGATGGTAATTGTCGTTTTAGTTTATCGTTTTCTTTTTTAACCGAAATCAATGCGTCAGCCGGCATGATACTAACTAATTTTGGTTTTGTTTTTTGTTCGTTAGCTAACACATCTCCAGTTTGACCAGAGAATACTATAACGTTCGGGTCTACTTTTGTTATTTCAACTACCGGCCCACCATCGGGTGTGTCTTGTGAATCCGTGGTTAACGAATCACTACTTACCTTACAACCATTATAAAATAGGTTTTGAAATGAAAGTGGTAGTCTAGTGTCTTGTACATCCGTATAATGAAACGAAGTTGAATTCGGTGTCATTGTCACAGCATCTTCATTAGTAGCGAAGAAGTATTTTGGTTCTAAATATATTTTAGAAGGTCGAGCCTCTAAAATAGTGGAACCGGTTGGGGAGTACTCCCAATAACCATTATATCGTGTTACGTAGGTATCCCCACTCAAAGTAGCAATGTCAAATTTATAAGTAGATGGTTCGTAATCATATAGACTCACAACCCCATCTGGACGAGATGACCCACTACTTAAACCATAATCGTTTCTACTTGCTGTAATTATACCATCACCTACTGATATAGTACCTTCATAATAATGGCTAGATATAGACACACCACGTTCTCTCTGAAACTTATTACGTTCAAACACATGAGGTTCTATCAATATACCCTTATGCCAATCCACACGTGCTGGAATTAGTTGTTTTATTTGGTCGAATACAGACATATCATAACGAGATAACATATCCATAATCAAATCCAATGAAGTACCCGTAGTGTATTTTTGGAAATAATTCTTAGCTCTATACTTTAGTAATGGGTAATCCTCATTATATCTCTTATCAGTATCACCCACCCAATCATCAGCTTCGAAATATCCCTCAGAATTATATATGTCCGAGTTTACAGTGTCGGTTGTTGAGAAGTAAGTACCTAATAAATTAGAATCAACTGGAGCATAATCGAACTGAGATACCTCATTTGATTTATCTATACTCAATGGACCTTTTAATGAAGATGATTCAATTCTAATTTTGTTGTTCATCAGATTTAATGCACCCATTGATGGTATGGTAACATACTGAGTATCAACTTCACCAACTAAATCAGATGGCTTCATATTTACTAATGATGCTGACAACACTAATCCAGTATCAGATGATGTAAATCTTTGATTTGGGTGTATGGAGCTTATAGAACCACTATTGGTTTTGAATCCACTATCTGGAAATATTCGATACATCAACTTATCGAATGAAGTATCAATATCTAAATCAGTTGTGTTGTCATCACTAAAATATGCTTCTCTATTCTTAGCGTGTTCGGTTATGATTTCATTTGAGATAGTATCTCTGAAATATCTAATCTCTTGAATACTTGCGGTCTCATATGAGTTTACATTTGTATCCGTTGTAGGACCAGGTACTTGAACTGTTCCCGTTGAGGTCCATACACTATTGAATGTTGAGTTACCACCACTTAATGTTGCTGTTGGGTTTGCGAGTAGTTCACCCCAATCATCAACCCACGCAGCGTTGATGTCAATTGAACTTGAATTCAAAGATATCGCAACTTCTCTACGTTCTTTATAAGGAACATATGATGATGATATGATATCAGTACTATTTACACGTAACCTAAGCCTTGCGGTTTCATTTAAGTAGTCCCAAAATAAATCTACATTATCAGATGTATCACTCAATCGTAAGATATGATAATTACCTTTAGGCATTTTACCAATAACCTCAATTGAGTTTGGTCTATCAGACTGTATATCATCCCATGGATTTGAAATATATTTAGATGGTGACGCTTGTAGTTTGTTTACAAATCGTTCTTGCTCATAAACACTTTTACGAGTGGATATCGTAGGACCACCCCACTCACGAATCTTCAAGAATGCCTGTGGGATTCCGTATGTGGATAGTAGTGCTTTAATTGAACGAGCAGTCCCCTTCGTCTTGTACAACATGGGAATTGTATTTACAATACGTCTCCAAATCTCATGTGTTATTTGCTCACGTGGCTTAGATTCCAACGTACCGGTTTGTGATTTAGTTCCATCCGCATTAACACCCAATGCATATTTCCAAAGAGATACGTCTGAATATCCTGTTGACAATTTCCACCCAAGAGAGTCTGCTACCGACTTTAGTACCTCATCAGGCATACCATCATTGAAGTGTTCTTCTCGTTCATTTATACTCGTTAATGCGTTGATATATGTCCACTGAATATCAAAGTGTTGGCCAATCATATCTACGAATGTGATATACTCTGTATTACGAGGGTCTGCTTTTAGGTAAATTGGTATCGAATTTCTAAGAGAAGCATCATTAAATTCATCAAACAACGATGCGCTAGCGTATGTGTTTTGATACCAAGTTGTACCTTCAACAGATGTAGTTGGTTTTAACACATGAGGAAATGTTGATTGTTTAGGGTATGGTTTAATAGTATATATTGATGACGACCAGTGGGTATAGTTACTTTGTTGTTCAGAATAATACAAGTGGTTTTCAAATCCATCGAAACCACCAATCAACGTATCTCTTCGGACCATTGATTGAGATATATTGGTTATAGCTTCAGAACCACTAACGTTAAGTAATGTGTTTATTCGTGAATCGTAAGCTTCGATTTGCTGTAATTTGTATAAGAAATTATCTACACGTTCAGTTGCGGATGAAAAATGTACATAATTTTTAAAATCAGAATAGTCTATGTTTAAGTCAATAGAACCCAACGACCCACTAAAATATTTATTTATTAATTGTTGTGACGTTGTTGCGTTTACGTCTAACAACGAGTTCCAATTCTGCCATTCTGTACCACCCGCACTTTTAACATCAGACATATCTAACTCAAAGTTGGGTTGTGAAAAGTTAGGTCTACTTACATTAGCTATACTTGGAAATATAACTAACTTCTCTACCCAACTTTCTTTAATACGTGCATCTAATTCTACTAAATTATTAACAACTATATTATCGGGTAATGGTGATGCTAACTTAACAACAATATCCTTCACATCAAATGCAAAATCAGTATTATATTTTTTGTATGTTAAGTATAGTTTACTTAAATCAGTATTAGTTTTTTTGCCAGTTTCAATAACCCTTACACTTCGGGCTTGGGTTACTGCTGGTAAATTAGAGTCACCTTGATTGATGTCAAATGTTCTAGCCCCATTCCATTGAAGTTGGTTATTGTCATCATAGTATAGTGAAAATCTTCTCCATCGACCTGTCATGCGCCCAGCAGCATTGAATGTATTTCCGTTTTCATCAGTCACCTTGGTTGGTTCACCGATAGCTGGTGTGTATATTTCTAAAAATTCAGTAAATACACCTAACTTTTCTGATAGTCTATCGAATGGTACATACGTGGTTGAAATCAAACCACCACCATCGTGGTTATATCTACCACCACGATTTGGATATGATTTCTCAGTCAACTCTAACCCTACACGTGTTTGGTCAAAATACACACTTGCAATATCAATTATATTGTTATCACCTAAGTTCAATACAAAGTCAGGTCTATTTTGTGTAAAGGTAGAATCAGTGTTTGCTCGCTGGAAGTATAAGTCTTTTAGTGTTTCAAAATCACGAGGAAGTGGATTGGGGTTGATATTAATAGGTCCGGATGGTAACTGAAACGCGGTCATGAGTGATTTCGCTGACAATGCATTGGCAACCACCGGATTTCCATTAGAAGTGATAACTGGCTTGTTAATACTTGAACCCACGTTCCCATTAATGATAGACGCTTCCGAAATTTGGTATGGGTCTTTTACAGTAAGTAATACTTCAGTCCTATCACCACCAATAGCTTTAACTTTTACACCATCATTTAATTTATGCATGAAGTTGTAAACTATACTATAAACTCCTTGTAAGTATCCATCATCACGGATATCTTTCTCAGGCTGTAATGTTATTAGTGGATACGTGTTACCATTTTCAGAATATGGTATTGGTAGTTTGTATGTTGACTTTAATAAGTTTTCACCAGAATATACATGACGTTCCATGTTGGGTCTGAGTTTTGATAAAACTCCGGGCGCAAGTGTACCATCAACATCATTTACAGTTAATGGTCTAAGAGTACCATCGACACCATCGTTAAATGTGTTTCCATAGGTTGGAACGAACCCAACAACTTCTTCTTTATTTTTAAATCTATCCAATGACATATATTATAGTCCGCCTTTAAATCCACCACCCGAAGGTCCGCTTGGTGACGGTGTTGGGGATGGTCGGCCTGGACCGGTTGAGCCAAAACCTGTCGTTGGAGTTGTTGAACCAAAACCTGTTGTTGGACCTGTCGTACCTTGTGGGCCGGTTGGACCTGCCGTTGGGCCTACCACACCTTCATTTATATTTCTTACTAAAGATTGGAACGTAAATACAGCAAACACATCACGTGGTTCCTTAATATCTACTTCATTTATAAACTCATCAGAAAATTCAACATCAGTATACGTTTCATACGAAACAGATATTGGCTGCTGGTCTGAATTAAAAAATGGCCGACTTGACCTTTGTATCAAGTCATGCTTTATAGTACTACTATAATTATTATCATCCGATGTAAGTGTAACATCACCATATATTTGTGAATCTACATTAGAATCGGATGCGCCATCAATCTCGTATGAGATTATCTGACCTCTACCATTACGTCTTACGCCACGTTTATTCATTATCTAACCACCTTAAAATAGAAGTTATCATCATAATATTTTGTTGTACTATTCTGGTCTACCCTAAATATAAACTTATAGAATCGTTCCGGTTGAAGTCCATTAAACCAAAAGTTAAAATAGTTACCTTCGGAGTCACAACCCACCTTAGTATAAGTAGTGTCGAACGGAATAATTACCTGTTCTGTTTCAGCATCAACTACCGAGTAGTATGAGGTAGCTGGTAGGTATTTAACCAATTTGTAATTTGATGTTGATGAAAATGTACGTGCCGGAAAACGTTCTCTACCATAGACTCTAATCTTGGCTTTGGAACTTTCTTTATACTCAGTTGACAAATTCTTAACATATAGTATGATATCATCACCACTCAGCGCGGATAGTGCACCCGTATCGAATGAATCACCATCCCATCTTACTTCTAATACCGGTGGATAGATTGTGTTGGTATCTGACGAGAAGAATTTGATTGAACCAAACTTAGTTGTTGATTGTTCATCCGTTTTAGATTTTTTAACAATGAAACCATTATTGGTTCGTGTACCATCCAACCAATCATTTACATAATCAGTTACTTCGACATCCAAATTAGACGTGTACTTATCAAAAGATTGGTAGTAATGTTTACCTGTGTTGAATGATGAAGTAAACCATGTACCACCACCTTGATTAGAAATCCAGTGCGCATCGTATTTAAAATCAGTATAATATGAAGACGTTAATACATTTGGGGTTTTGAGTGAGAAATTATCTAAAGACCCACTAAAATCACCACTACCACTACCAAAGAATGTAAATCTAAAGTTGTGATTCCCATCCTGTTGTGCTTTAAAAAATACCGTGACATCGTTTGACGATGTTAAGTTTGATACATATGAGTTTTGTAAATATTCAGACGAGTCTAAAAGCCTACCATCAGGTTCTTGAATACTAAATACAATACCGGATGGAGACCCATCAGCTGAACTTGTATGTATTGTTCCTGGATCTATACTAAAACTTGCTGTGTATATTAGTGTGTCTTGTAATGTTGCTTTACGATTTAATGTAGCACCACCGAAATTTGACGCTGACATTATCAGTACACCATCTTTAATAGTGGTGATTTGTTTAGATTGGTGTTCACTTAAAATAATGTCATTTACAACATACGTAGATGGTAGGTCACCATCTATATTGAATTGGTCAAGAAATATTACATCATTCTCTACATTACTGTATACGAAGAAGTTATCAAGCTGACCATCCGACCCGTTACTACCATTATCATCAAAGAATGTAAATAAGACTTTATGTATCTTATTACCATTTACAGCAGCCGAGCCTGTGAATGACATCTCATATGATTTACTACCCAATAATGAATCAAAATAACCACTAACTTCACTATCATCATAATATGAACCATCTGGCTTATATACTCTAAAATCAATTCCAGATAACGACAATTGCTTTGCGTCAAATGATATTGTGTAGACTTTACCTTCATCCAATGATGAGGATAGAGCGGCAGTTCCACCACCATAGTTGGATGCCGATAACACCAATGCCCCATCGATTGCTTGTAATGATGGTGAACTACCATCAGTACCAAGTATTGGTTCAACTAACTCAAAGTTACCTGCATTTGAATTAAAGTTGTAGTAAGTTTCAAGTGCTGGAATTAATGATGGGTCAACTGGCTTACCAACTGTGGAATTCAATATATCCCACCCTTCTGATAAACTTCGTGTTACCCAACTAACATCTGATTCATTGTGTGGTTTGTCATCTTGAGAACCAAGTCCTTCGGTAAACCCCTCATATAACGGATATACAAATAAGTCGTATTCAGATTGAATTTCACGACTTTCAATATTCTCAACTCTCAATCTATATTGTGGTGATGTGATGTCCCCATTGGCTATTGAAGATGATATTTCTTTTAAATCAAATTCAATGAGTGCTCTACTATTACCCAATAAAGAGGTGTTATCAGTATCGTAAAACTTACCGATTTCAAGAATCTCATCCTTACCCGTGTTTTGATTTTTACGAGCGGAGTCTTCGTATATGGTTGCGTCTTTTTTTGGATATATTCTATAAATCATCTTCTACCTTTTAAAATAATGATACAACTTTACCTACGATGTCTACGTCAGGATATTTTATTTCAAAACAAGTTGGGTCTTTTGGTGGATACACTATACCATTTCTGGTAGCTTCTTTTGTACTATATTTATTATCAGAATAAGTTCCGCCAAATTTATTTATAATTTGTAACCCACCCTCATCTTCTTTATTAGGTCTGACTACCGATTGAACACCATCAACTCCATCCAAGCTAACATATAAGTCAGTTAGATTTATCGGTTTGTTAATAGCCATACGTTCGATTTTGAATAATTCTTTTAATGTGTTGATACATTTTAAGAGAACCTCATTTGAATTGTAATTTGGTAATACTATTATTTCGAAGTTGATACCAATATTTACGATGTATGCATTTTTAATATTTACAGCATCAGTTAATATACGATAGTAAGACAAATAGTTTTGTAAGTTTTGCTTTGTAGCATTGTTTAACTGAGTAAGCTTTTTCTTAGAATCATATCCTAATGTATAGAAGTTAATTGCTAATGGATTTGGAATTGGGTCCGGACCATCATCCAATAAAGTATTGATTTGGAAGTCAGGTGCAGCATATGCTTTTGCTACCGAACCAAATTGTGGTGGTAATGCGTACGCTCTAAGTAAGTAGTCTTCTCTGGTTACGGCTCTATTTTGTGCTCTAAAATATGCAAGAGCGTTGTTACGTACCTGCTCAATCTCTTCTTCAAATTGGGCGCCAGTTGCTGCTACTTCGTTCGTTACTGCTATTGAGTTTTTAACTACATTAAAAACATCACCAACCAACCTACTACCATCAGTTTCAATTACACGTTCTACAATCGTTGTTAAATCAGAAGATGGAACGTTATCAGAAACACCATTACCTATTCGGTATGTAACAGTTAATTCGGTATTAGCTGGAGCTACACCATATGTTTTAGCGTACATAAAGTTTGATGGGTCAACCCCTTGGTCAAGGTCACCACTTGCGGGATATAGTGCGGAGCCAACGTTATCCGGATTTGGAAGTATCTCTTCGTCTGAATTTGATGATACCCCTGCTCCAAATTGAATGTCGAGTGTACCATCGTCAGTTATACGTGTAATGTAACGTTTGGGTACTCTTTTTAGTTTAAGTAATGATGGTGTCTCATTTGCGTAAGCAGCCATGGCTAATGAGTAATCGGTAGTGTTTGGTAATTCTTCAAACACAGTGTCTTGTGCTAGATACTCAACCTTAGTCCACTCATCACCATCATCATCCATGATGCTTATTACATCAATCAAACCATCCGCTTCTATTTTTATTTTATCGTAAGGTTTTGGAGAACCAAAGTTAAATGTAGATGTTTCACTTTTACCACTAACTGCTTTAACATATTTTTTTAATAAATAATAGATAGGTTCGTTTGTTGTTTCGTCAATTTGATAAACCGAAACGTCAGTGGGGTCGAATGAAGATGATTGTGCAAATCTTACTTTATTTATAGTAGTAAATTCAACGTTGGGACTTTCAGTTGAACCAATGACCATACCTTCTTTTAAGGTTAATGCGTAGTCAAAGTTTGGCTTAACATTATCACCACTACCCATCGCAGGTAATATCTGATACACAGTCATATCGGTTGTTGCTGGTACATTTAACTTTGGCTTATACCCAAATGATTGTGCTATTGTAAATACATTAGACTTTTCTTGAGCTTCTTCTAAAACAGATTCTCTTAATTGAACATCGGTATAATATGAAAGTACATCACCCACATATGCCGCCATTTCCATAAACATCATACCAGGAGATGATTCATTAAAATCATTATAGGTATTTGGGAAATATGTTTTAGTAAAGTCAATTAGATTCTTACGGATATCACCGAAGTCTCTACCTATTAAATTTACATCTTTTTTTATTTTATCAGCCATGTCTTATCCTTAAACAATAGATATATTACCTTGCTCTGAAACAAGAATTGTTATTTTTGTGTTTGCCCCACGGTCAGTTACCTTAACTACTAAATTTATGTTTACTCTATTATTATCTTCGTTGGTAATTACTCGTATACTATCTATAATAATATATGGAAGCCAGAATTTAATATCATCTCGTAGTGAACTTTCCAAATCATCTGCTAAGTCTTCTGTCATTTGTTCAAATAACAATGAGTATACATCGGAACCAAATGTTGGTTGAAGATGACGTTCACCCTTTCTTGTTAAAATCAAGTTTTTAAGATTAGATATAGCCTGCTCTTCAGTTGTATATGATAGTTTAAATAATGGACTACCACCCAATGGTAACAAAACTCCAACTGCCTTATTCCTTTTTAAGTCTAAAGGATTGATACTAAATTCATTACGGGATGCCATTAGCTACCCTTCTTATTATTTATATGTTTCATTAAACCTGAGTAGTCACGTGTTAGTGCGTCAACTACCGCTTTACCTGCGTCAGTTTGTTGTAGCTGATTAGTTGGTATTGTTCTACCATCTGCGTTTTGTAACACTTGTGGTTGTTGACCCATACCACCAGCGAACGCCTGTGCTTGTGATGCATCAAACATACCACCACCAACTCCATTTGAATTAATACTTCTCCACTCACCACTATCAGCGGTTTCGTTTAACATATCATTTAACGTTGCGTTGCCGGTAAATGATTTATTTATTTTAGTATTAGATTCAAATACGTGGTCTACATCAAGCGGGTCTTTATCAACAACGTTTGGTTGTGATTGCTTTATCTCTTTTATAATAGAAGCTCGTAAAGACTTCTCACGTTTAGAGACTTCCTTCTTTACCTCTTCTTTAATGATGAGTTGAATTGCCTTAATTAGTTTCTTTGTATCCATGATAATAAATATGTTTATATATAATTATTGTTTCATTAATGTTAACTGAGTTTTTACTTGAGTAATCGTAGATAACAATTGAGGACCACCGGCCGTTAGTGATGGGACTGGCCCACCAGTATTGGCAGCCGCAGTTAGTTGGGGTGCTAACTGTAATAGTGCATCGGTGATTGATTCCAACTGACTGAATATGACATCCATATCAGCTTTCCAATTGGACGTTGATACATTTACCGATTTAGCACCACTGATTAGAACTGAGTCTTTTTTTGAATTTAGAACGAGTCGGTCCGAGTTTAATACTATTTGTGGTTTAGTATATAGAGATGTGGGTGTAACTCCTAACGTAAAGTTATTTGACGACTTAATTCCAACCTTTTGTTTAGAAGCTAAGTATATAGATGAGTCGTCATCATTGATATCTTCTATAACAAATTTATTATACCCATTTGAGTTACCAGCGCCATTACGAATAATAGTGATTGGTGATTCGGGTGTAGTTGAGGTCCAAGATGGTTTAATCTTAGAATCTGAATTTTGTGGAGTATACCCAAATCGAATTGATTGGCCAAACCTACCCTCATGTATAATATCACCTGAGTATGGTTGTAATTGTGATAGGTTTGATACTATTTTGAACTCTTTATTCTTAGGGTCGGATTTAGAAGGGCCTGATGTGTTCGGAACTCCGGCTGAGGTAATATTATAATCACCACCAATCGTACTTCCTTCAAGTCTGGTTGCGTTTTCTAATATATTATTATTTACATTACCTTGTAATGAAACCGGATGTGAGTAATAAAATACAGTAGCACCACCACCCGTAGCAGATATGAAATCAGAAGGTGCTTTTTGTATACATACATACTCACCAACAACAGGAATAGTTTTACTAAGTATACTTAATGGCTTAGCTAAAATACGTTTACTTGTATTTGATTCTTTTAGAGAAGCTTGTATTGAGTAGGGTCCGTTGGGGTTATCATCATCTAAATATACTTCTAATACTTGTGCATATTTCATTCATCACCCCCATCGTCTTTAGGTAGGTCTTTCTCAACCTCATCAATAGCATCCATCAATTGTCTCTTCTCCTCTGGTGATAATAACATACCACCATCTGAGCCCGAATTGTTGTCCTTCATCATACGTTGGACGATTGCTGCTAATTTAATTAAAGCATCGTCATTACGAACTGATATATCTAAGTATTCTTTTATCAAAGGTACAACTACTGATGCATCACCCAAACTCTTAACCATTGGTTCGAGTTGAGCAATCAGTAGTTTGATTTGGCGGTCTTTCTTTTTTTGATTGGAATATATGTCTGACATAATATCCGAGAAAGACTTACCTTTAAATAATTCAGTATCCTTATCCATTAAATTCCTCCACTCGATGTGTTACTGGTAATATATCACCTTTCATAAAATCGATATATAGTTCTTTGTATATAACCTTCATCTTACCTACCACACGTGTGATGTATTGAGTCTGAACTCCAGTTCTCTCCCTAATAAGTATATAGAGAGCCTTTTTATTGTAAGAATATAGGTTATCACGTGTTCTAAATAATTCAGTAAGCGAATCTGCTATCTTTTGGTCCCGTTCTTTATTGAATATTGTAAGAATATTACTATCCATGTACATTACATAGTAATCCATGAAATCTTTTAGAGCTTCCATTTGTCGTTTATCGAATACCTCATTTACAATATCACGTGACGAGTCTATGACTTCAACACCATCTCTCATTTTCATACGAGCATAATTAGCATTGTTTTCATTGAACAAATAGTTACGTGCTATTACAGTAAAGTATGAGAACGCTCTACCATTGTCTCCATTGAACTTATGAATCTTCTCATTTAAGAATGCTACTACATTTGCTTTAACATCTTCGTATGGAACTTCAAAATAATAAGTCTTGTAAGTATGTATTACATTCTCTGCAAGTTTATCAAATGGGTAATGAATAAACCGATTGTATATTTTATTCTTTAGTCGCTGGTCATCACAATTGTTATATGCGTTGATTGCAATCTCATTTATTTTATTAAAATATCTTTTATTCTTCCTCTTTCGACCCATAGTACTTTTCTAATTGCTCAATTACTTCATACAAATTCTTAAAGATAAATCCAGTCTCATCATCTGCTTCAAAAGAACCTAACTTATCAATCTCTTTCATCTTAGCCATAGAATCATCAATTCTATTTGCGGTGTCTGATATTACTATCTCCTGCTCTTCCACAACATCTTCGTATGCTTCGTTCTTACGAAGAAGGTTTATCGTACTAAATAAAAATACGATTGTTGTTATTGATAATATAATAATTGTTATAATCATATTACTCCTCTATAATTCCTTTAAACGCGTCGAATACACTTTTAGTATCAGTATTACTATTAGTAAAAGCGTCACCTAAATTCCCCTTCTTAGGTCTACCAATAGTTGACTTCCGTGTAGACTTTATTGGATTCATTTCTTTCATCCATCTCTCATTCTCGTATCTTGCAGCGAATAAGTCAGCGGTATGCATTACGTATGGCATCGATGTTTTTAATGCGTCATCTTTATTGTACTTGATAAAATACTCTTTGTTATTCTCGTCATACAACCCATCAGTAAGTTTAATACCAATCCATTCTTCTTGGGTACATTGAATACCAAAGTAGTTTAGTAGATAGAATGTTCTATCGTTTAGATTCATCCAATGGATGTCTGAATTTGTTTTGTAAATCTTACCTTGATTCTTTATGTGCCATTCGGAATCATTCTTAACATAGTAATCCAACTCAGGCGTACCCAACTTACCAAGGTCGTGGTGTAGTGCTGTGAATATTAGACTTTCTCTACTATAATCACCAACACCACCTAACTCAGAATAAAGGTCGTATACTTTTAAAGCATTACGTGTTACCCTAAGAACGTGGTCGATGTATCCACCTGGAAATGCATTGTGGTAATGTTCTACCGAAGATGCTGGTGTATAAATCATACGTTCTTCGAAGTGGTCGTACATTTTATTAAGTGCCTCTAATCGGTCACCTTCAAATGTTTTGTTAATTAGTTTACGGAACTTCTCGTAGTTCTCTACGAGTTCTTCTGCTGTGAAAAAGTCTAACATATTATTTTAAATTATTTTATCGATGATACCACACTCAAGTGCTTTTTCTGCTGACATAAAGTAGTCTGAAGAAGATATACCTTCCCAATACTCTTTGTCCATTTTAGAATTTTCAGCCATAAGTTGATTACAATCATTCTCTAACTCTTCAGAGAATCGTGCGTTTGATTTAACATCACTCAACTTACCTACTGCGACTGTTGATAATTGATGTACCATAATCTTAGAGTGTTTAGATGCAGCCCGTAGACCAGTACCACAAGTAAGTAGAAGTGCTGCTGCTGACATAGCTGACCCTCTTACGATGATATTAAACTTAATACCTTGAGCTTCTTGAGACTTCATGTAATCTATCAAAGCTAAAGTTTCGATTACATCCCCACCAGGAGAGTTGAGTAATATATTAATAGTATTGATATCACCATTTATCTTCAGAAGTAATCTGACCTTAGATACAATGTCAAATGTTAACCCACTTGATATTTCATCTTGTATTAAGATAACATTGTCCGTGGTGTCTATACCATAATCGAATTCACGATAAAAACTTTTATGGCCATCTTTAGAGTTATCCGTATCATGATAACTTAAATTAACTCCAGCAGAGGTTGGTGTTGTGTTGTATAGTTCATCCATTAGTTTATAACTTGTTTATTTATATACAATATACAAAAAAATATTGACATACACAAATTTATTTAGTAGATGCGTTTTTGTATATATGTTTAGTCTTTGAATTGGATTTACGATTCTCACCATATAATTTTCTAGCATCATCATCCGTTGGGATAAATGTTACATCTTCCTTTTCAATTGGTTCAGTCTTTGGTACAACTGGTACTTTGGTAAGTTCTGGCACAATAACATCATCGATAACTTCGTCTGACTCTTCCTCTTCAGAGATTGGTAGTTTTACATCAGTAGGTTTAGATGTTAACTTGTTTAATGCTATTACCATTGAAATAGCAAGTGGGTCAAATACAAATACTATAAGTAATGTAAACCAATTCACAATCACATTCATAGGTCGGCCGGTTATTGCGGACATATATCTCAATGGTCCGACTTCGGCAGCTACTTCATTATTAGATTCCAAATCCAATACTTTTAAATCAAGTGATGTAATTGAATCGGTCAATACCTCAATTTTTATAGATATACCATCACGTGATTCAACTGCTGATGCTAATTGACGTTCCAAAGCTCTACGTTGAGATGATGACGTTGTTGTTATAATCTGACCAGTTTCTTTATCACGATATTGTACTACATTATTAGATAGCCCATTACGTAGTTCCGTAATTGATTCCGATAACTGATTCTTTTCTATATTAAAGTAATCCAATTGTTCTTGGAATCTTCCCTTCTTTAAATCAATTACTTGAACTTGCTTATCCAATACACCTAATTGGTCAGCAGTCTTTTGATATGCTGATGTTAAGAATCCATAGATACCTGCTGAGGTGATTACCATTAATACACCAACTGCTAAGGTAAGATACCACTTCATCCAACCAGCAGTCTTCCAATTGTTATGTAAGTATGATGCTATTATAAGTTTAGAAAACTCTAATGAACCCGCCATTATTATTACCTCAGTTCTAGCACCAGCAAACAGTGAACTCAATCCAAATACTGAATAATATGCAGCTGAAATAGCTAACCCTAATGTACTGATAGTCATTAGAAGTATGAACATATTCTTCCTATTAAAAAGTTTTTTCATTTATTTTTCCACAAATTGGTTTTACTAACTTCAGGAGTTGTACTTATTATTAAACTACGTTTTCGCTAAGCAGCTCAAGCCAAGTTAACCACCTGATAGGTATAAATATCAGGAAAATAATTAATAAATTAATTAAATCAAGCTTTCCCCATACTATGCCCTTTTGGATGTGTACCAAAATTGGAAAGATAATCTAACACAGTCAACTCCTTCATCTTAGCCTCGACCTCAATGTCTAAAGAATGACCATATGTATTGATTTCAGAATAGATAAAATCAGAATGTGCTTGTGCTTTTACACCTTCTTGTTCCAATAGACGTGATTCAGAGTAATGGACTAAGGGTTTGTAGTCACCCCACGTTGACATAGCCAACTCAAGTGCTTCTTGTTCAGACAACCCACCGGTATTGAATTTGTGGTGGTGATAGTCAAACGTAATCGGAATACCAATATGTTCGTGTAGGTACATAAGGTCTTTGACTGAGTACATACTTGCTTTGTCATCGTTCTCAACAACCAATCGTGATTGGACTGACTCAGGCAATCTCTTGAAGTTTGTGATGAAACGATTCATAGCAGACATCTTATCACCATAGACACCATTACAATGGATGTTAATAGGGTTCTGATGACTTCTCTCTAACCCCATAAGGTCAAAGTGTTCTCCGTGTATTGAAAGGTCTCTAATCGTGTTATCTACAACTCTATCATTAGGTGACACCAATACATTGAATGGGCCAGGATGTGAAGTGATACGTTGACCATACGACTTAGCTAAAGTACCTGCACCCTTGAGTACATTACTAAACTTAGTATAGTCTGGCATATCTGATAACTTGAACTCACTAGCCCATGGAACTAAGTCAGACGACATACGGAATAGTTTGAAACCATTACGTTCGTTCCATTTGATAATCTCTACAAGGTCTTTAGCATTTTGTAATGCAAGGTCTGATGACCTACTGATACCTTCTTTAAGGAATGTTTTTTTAATCATACTACGATTGGTAGTAATCTTGTCCTTACGAAGGGTCATGTTGATACAGCAATATCCGAGGTTTGTCATATGTTTCTTATTTACTATGTAAATGTACAAAAAAAAAGGGGACTATACAAGCCCCCTATGTTAAATTTATGTTAATTCTTCAAAGTCAATTGAAGGAATTTCCTCACAAAACCAATAGTATCCATCTCTTTTTAAAACAGTATCAGCGTTAAGGTGTTCCTTCCATACATCAATTATCGGATTTCGGTCAATTTTAATTTTTTTAACCACGATGAACAACTTATCATTAAACGTAACTTTTTGCGACCTGAAGAATCTATACACTATTTAACTTTTACTTTTATCGATTTAGCCTTACGGTCCTCATACTTAGGTATTGATACAATAAGTAACCCATCCTTAGCAACAGCAGATGTTTTATTTATATCAAACGCATCATGTATCTTGTATCTCTTTTCCAATTTACGATGTTCCTTTTCAGCTTTGATTTCAATCATTCGGTCAGCAACAATAACATCGATGTCTTCATTGGACAATCCAGGCACTGCGAATTCCATAGTTAGTACATCATCTTTTAAAAAAGCAGTATTTGAATTAAGGCCTGCTTCATTCCCCCACTCCCCCAACATAAAGTCGGAGACCATTGTGTTTAGTCTATTAAACGTCATATTATATTCCTTTTATTAATTTATTAATACATTAACAATAGAACAATATGTAGACCAATTGATTATTTCATGACACGATGTCAGTTTACCGATAGTGGTTGTGACATTCCTATACATTTATAGAAATAAGTGTCACCTTTTTTCTTATCAAACGTCAATATATAACCATCCATTTGAAACGTGCTTATTGTTTTCATAGCTATATCATAGTCATTACACGTTAAAAGAAAATGTGTATCAGTAATAACTACATCAATAGACGTAGCTGATGTATGTTCATCGTCAATGTCAAATTCATCGTCAACCTCAAACTCAAAAAGAACGTCATCCGATATATTAAAGTAATCGTATACGTATTCTAATTTGGCTACAACCCCAAGTGACATAAAGAAGTTATATTCAGATTCATCCCAATGCCATTCTCCAAAATAATTTTCCATAATAACACCAATATCCCTTCCGTTTACTATAACTATCTATTAATTGAGTTATGTATCTCATTTAATAAAATTAAAGCCTCTCGTGTTATTATATTTTTATCCCTAGCACACTCTAAACAAATTTCAACAAATACCAAATCCATTGTTTGGTCCGCTATGTAAGACTCCAATCTAAGTAGACTCTTAATCATTTTGTTAGTGTAATCTACTGAGGGGGATTCGTCCGCAAAGGTAATGAGTTGTTTTATCTTTTGCTTAGCTATGGTGAAGTAAGGGTCTTTACGTTCCGTTAAGATTGTAGAGACCCCATCATCTAAAAATAATGCTAATTCAGAAACATCTCCATGGTCAGTGGTATCCAACGTTGAAGTTAGTATCCTTGAAATTACATCATCACCCACTTTTAAATTTTAGTTTAAAATACCTAACCGATATCGTTGTTGAGTCGAAGATATAGCAGTTTCCAATGTTTGAATAATCTTCGTTGCTTCCGACTTTGTTAATTCAATTTCATGGTTACCCACTATTAACGACCCAAGCTCCATACGATTTTTTATAGGAAAATCTTCCTTTGTTAAATCAGGATTAAAAGCGAAGTCTATTGAACTATAATTTTTACCATAAGCTTTGGCCTGTCGAACGACCTCACTTTCTGTAACTCCATAAGATTGGTTTACAAACCCACGTTGTTTATTGTTGTGCTTTTTCATTATATAGAAATTGTTTATTTACTATAAATAGTTTTCACAACTTTAATAAAATCACTTTCTGCGATTTCTACGAGAAACTCTATTAAACTTTTTCTCGTTAAAACTCATAGCACTTCGTATGGGGTGTGTTCTATTAATATTTTGCTTATACCTAACACACTCTGCTGCCCAAAACCACGCCATACTAACACTGTCTTGTGGTGGTATCATAAACTCTAAACCAATAGAACCACCATTTCCATTTGATATTGTAAAACGACCATCAGTGGTCATTTCAGTTTTAGCGGATGGGTACTTCTTTAAGACCTTACGTTTTAAAGATTTAAATTTCTTAACATCAATTACCATTATTAAATATCTTTGTAAGTGTACGACTTATGTGATACGTTGTCAACTCTTTGTTAACCGAACATGATTCAAGCGTCTTTCCATTTTCCAAATGTACTGAATAGACCCACCCCTTTTTAAGCTTTTTAGCAATCGTGACGGCACCAACTCGGTTAGTGCCGTTCACGTTTACTACTACATTATCACCTACTGAGTATATCATTGTATAACACTGATAATTTTAGTGTCAACGACAGCAGTTACCTCGAACTCTAAATTACTTCCTTCGAATTCAGCAACAACCTTAGTTTCAGCATCCGTTACAGATATGGCTTGAACTAAATATTGTTCAGTTACTTTTTTAACTCTTCCTTTGTCATCTTCATGATGAACCTTTACTTTTGCAATGTAATAACTCATAATTTACTTTTATTTAATATTGATTATAATTATTGTTTAACATATCGTAGAGCTGAACCTCGTCTACTAACTCATACTGACCATTAGGGCCAGGATCATTATAATGAGTGAAAATTGTATGATAGAATTCAACGAACTCTTCACCATCGTGTTGTCTTCCAGCGGGGATAACAATGAACTCAAAGTTATCTCCATGGTCAACAAATTTTAATGCATCATCAGCACCAGTTACTCTAAATATTTCAGGTGAATATTTTAAATCCATAATATAGTCTGTTTGATTATCTTCTCTATAATCCATATGACTTGCCATAGATTGAATATAGTCATTGAGTTCTACACCATCGTCAGTTGCTTCGTAAGCCAACTTACCATCCGCACGTAATACCATCCGTACCAACCCCTTGTCTGATAATTCAGATAATGCGTTATCAGTCTCCCACATTTCATATGTCCTAAAAGTTTTCATAAGAACATCGGACAATAAGTCATCGTCATTGGAATTGGACAAGTCATCTCTTAAATACTCAAGGAACTTCTCAATGTGTTCAATATTCATTAAATGAAAAAAATCATCTTTATATAGTTGCTTTCTAACTTCGGAAAACATATCTTCGAACTCGTCTTTATCTTCCCAATTCATACTCTCTTATTATAGTTTGTAAATACGCCATAGCATCGGAATTACCCATTAACATATCTGCGTTTTTATATCTAAGTACAACCTCTTCAGTTCCATAGTCATAAACCATACTCTGAAGTTTTTCCTTACTTGGTAATGTTTTTTTATTAAATCCCATACTAATCAAACCACTCTGACCTATTAGTCTTTACGTTATCAACGTTGTTATACTTAGGGTCGCCACCCAATTTAGAAGCGGCCTCAGCAATCTTTTCGTTAACTTCATTGTCACCTAACTGACCAATTTCTTTTGCTCTCTTCAACTCCTTAGTTGTCAACTTATCACCTTTACTTAATGCTGCATACATCTTAGTATGATACTGACCCAATGGTCGTGTCTTTGTTTTAAGATACTCTGCTTTGGTATCTAAATACTCGAAGAATGCATCTTCACTCAATTGAGTTATCTCTTCTTCGGTTAATTCATTATTAGGGTCGTAAATCATATATACAAATATACAAAAAAAATATTAAACATCCAAACCATTTCGTCTCATTTGTTCGTGACAATAGTAATTATACAACTCCTCAAGGTCCATTGCTTTTTTACTCATCATCTCATCCCACAAACAAAATCCAAACTTCTCTCTTAATTCAATCTTCAAATCACGTAATAACTTTTGTTCATCCTTAAACGCTTCTTCGTCAAGTTTCAAGGCCTTTACGTTTTTCATCTTAGCAGCCGTTCTAGCCATAGCGTAGTCGCCGGTCTCATCCATTGTCTTTTGGAAGATGGAAGAGTACTCTTTACGAGCACTCTCCGCTTCCGTGTAATAGTGAGAATAATTGAAGTCCCCATTCTTAATCTTGTCAAACAAGTGAGCGTTAATGGGTAAACGCTTTTTCTTTCCTTTAGTATACCATCTGAACGGATTATATCCCATGATTAAAACGGATTAGAAATATCTTCGGTTTCAACATTGAACAAGTTATCATCTTGAGGAATCTCACCTAAGAACTTCTGAACATATTGTTTCATATAAACTCTTTCAGATTCAGCCCCACCACTTTGGTCGAACATTGGATAAACAGCCAACTCTGCAGCCTCACTTAGTGAGAACCCATCGTAGAGTAGAGACCCAATCTCAACTGCGGTCCGTGTAGATAGTGCGTTAGATAACTTTGGAGACTCAGACATCAACTCGTTACGAGTCATGGAAGTCACCTCAGCAACATTATTTAGAATCTCAATATCAACCGATGGGTACATCATTTGAAGTAGTTGAGTTTCCTCATCACGAGTCAAAGTATCCATTTCAATTGGAATGAATCGGTCAAGAATTGCCCGGTCAAGAGAACGTGTAGCGGTGTACTCATTACCAATGTTAGCAGAGGCGATGAACGAAACACCATCGGCGACCTTAACAACAGGAGCGTCAGCAGCCTCATCGAGACGTAAGTAACGTTGACCTTGGTCAAGTACGGTCATTAGAATGTTGTGAGCCTCAGGATGGGCCCGAGTCAACTCATCAAGAACAACCACGGTATTTGGAGTGGATATCGCCTTGACAAATGGTGATGGGTTAAACACCGTACCTTTCTTGGTTTCAAACTGAGTGTTCCCAATCAATGTGGTTCGTGGGTCTTGGGTAGCTCCCAAGTTAATTACAAAGGTGTTGTAACCTTCAATTGAATTGGCAGCAGCCTTAGCAGCCATAGTCTTACCACAACCGGCTGGACCAGTCATCATAATATTCTTACCACGGATAATGTTACGAATAAGAAGTTTCCACTTCAAAGGATTCATAAACAACATCTGAGGTTTAAGACCTTCAGACTCCTCGTGAATAAACTTGAGGACATCATCTGACATCTCAACTGAAATTGGTGTTGATTGTGATTTTGGTTTATACTCCAATGATAACAACCCACCATTTGGATTGTTGAAGTTACCAACAGGCTCAAGGTTATCTTCAACCTTTGATGATGGAACACGTGTGTGTCCTAACTCACCATCGGACAATCGACCAACGACACGAACCTTCCATCCCCACTTAGCAGGATTGTTGGCGGCCGCTCTGGCACGTTTGTAAAGAGAAGAACCCTTCTCGTTTAATTCCTCAATAAGGAAGTTAACTCCATTGGAGTCTTGAAACATTAGTTGATTGTCTACTTCTACAATCTTACCGAAAACTGATTTTTGTGACTTCATATTTTTATATTTCTCAATTATTACTCTGTAAATATAGTGATTTAGGTTCACAACTCCAAACTTTTAATGTTAAGTTTATGTTAACTTTTCATATGATAAAACCGATTGTAATAACCAACCTCACCTACATTAACATCATTCAATGGGGTGTACCCATTATACTGATTGGTATCATACAACATTCGTTCAATCATTGTACACATACCTGCTTTGAACTTATCATCGCAATACTCATCAGTACGTTGGAGTTGGTTGTTAACGTAATCTAAAACTTTTTTTACTTCAATTGTCTTTCTCATATCTCTCAATCTTACAGTACTAAAGTACGACATTTATTTTATAAATCCAAACTTTTAATGTTAAGTTTATGTTAAAGTTATCAACATTAAATAACAACTTCAAACTTCTTATTTAAGGTCTTAGCCAGTTGGGTCATATTATTGGTGTCAATAAATTCAGCATCGTTTCCATACATTTGTTTAAACCCATCAGTACCATGCCCCTCCCATTCGGATATGAAATATGACAACACCTTAACTCCAGCCTTTCTCATTTTAGACACTTGCTCTGCCGTATGTTTTCTGGCGGCTTGACCCCCATAAGAAATCTCTTGGTTATCAAAACCAGGAAAACCATCTGAGAAGTTTATTAGGTATGTGTCCACACCTGATTTGGTTTTAGTAATCTCATTCATCACAGCCTCATAACACAATCCCTCAGGAGTAGTACCATCGGATTGAATGTGTTTAAATAATTGTTGAATCTTTGAGAACTTATCTTTACGACTATCATATGCAATCAACATTAGTGGTTGACACTTACTCCAATTGCCTGGTGAGTAGTAGATACCTCGGTACGAAATAACAACATCAATGTTGTCAGTCATCGAAGCCGCCTTAGCAATAGCCACAGCAGCGGTTTGTGTACTATTCCATTTTGACCCATTCATTGATGAACTCGCGTCAATTGAAATATGTAATACAATCGGTGTAGCGTTACTTATTAAAGTTTGTTCAAAGATATCGAAGTTACCAAACCCAATCTCATGAATCATACGACTACTCAACTTACCACTCTTCATTCGTGGGGTAGTGAGGACACGTTCCTCATTACGAGTCTTGAGTTTCTTACCAAGAATAGTACCCAACTGAATACCCTTCTTGATATACTTATCACTACCACTGGTTCTGTATTCCGAATTAGTCAACATACCCACCATATCCGAATCAATTAACCCACGGGTTAAATTGTTAATAATGTAGGTTTGAACTCCATTGGAACCAACCGACCAATTACTTTTGGCGAATCCCTTACCAGTAACCTCAGACTTGATATCAGCCTTATCTAATTGGTCAATCTTATTCTTGTCAGACTTGGAAATCTTCTTCTTCTTAACATCACCTTCTTGAAACTCTTTTTGTTTTTCAATAGCGTTATCCAACATTTTCTTTTGGCGGTCTGAGAGTGGTTCATATTGACCACCAGCCCCATTAGGATTACCTTCACCACTTGGAGACCCACCTTGTGTAGACTCATCATCTGAATCTGAACCATCATCGGAGTCACTTGGTGATGTTTCACCATTTCCATTAGAACTCATACCATCATCAGAAGTGGGGTTATTCTCAGTGTCACCACTCATAGGTGACTCACCATTTTCACTATCACCACCTTGTGGTTCACCATCACCATTAGACGATGAGCCAGTATCACTACCGGCAACCTCAAGTTGTTTTTCAACAATCATAAGAATCTCACCAGCCACATCCATAGCTTCCCACGATGATTTTAGTCGTGATATGTTACGTAGATTAAGTACATTCCAAATCTCACGAAGACCTTTAAGAGCATCGAGGTCACGATTCTCGTTAGTCAAGTTGATGATACGGAACATATAAGAATCCCAATCCTCAGTACGATACTCAGAAGACTCAAGACCTTTGTCAATTACCTTAGAGTGAAAGTACTTATCGTACATAGACTCGTAGTAACCACGATAGCCAGGCGCCGTAGTGTAAACGTGATTATCAATACGTCTATCTTCAACGTAGTTAAGAAGTGATTTTAGATTGTTACTAACTATGTGACTAAGTTCATCAGTCTCACATTGGTAACGATTAGCCATCCACTCTTTATCAATAGTAGTAGGTAGGTAACCACGATTCATTTCCGTAAGTGTTGTAAAGTCAGTCAGTGCGATGTGAGAACCCTCGTGGAGAGCCAGACCAACAACAGGGTCGAACTCTTTATCATCTAACTTAGCCGATATAACAACCTCAGTACCATCAGTATAGGATTGGTCTCCACGACCATCAAAGGTCACAGGAATTGACTTGCCAGTTACGATGGAAACGAAGTTAGCGATACTACGTTTGTAAGACATTAACTTCATTAAGTCATTTGACTTCTTTTCTACTGAAGAAATCTCAGTATCATCGAAGATTGACTCATCAAGCCAGAACGATGAATAGGATAGATTATTTTTTGACATACTTCTCATTTCTTATTACTATACTAAAGTAGTGAATATATTCGATATAAACAAGTTCCTAATGTTAAGAAATTGTTAAAGTTTTCTGAAACTATTTTACTTGCGAGAGTAAGGACCATTGTATTCATACATTAGACCCATTGTAGGGTGATTGATTGTATTACCCTTGACGATAGACTCTGAGAGTTTGGCTCCCAATCTTGACATTTTCAAACCGGTGATATATAACTTACCACCTAACATTTTTGAATTCTCTTGACTTACGTTGATTGATTTTTTCATTTTTTATTCTTTATTAATTATCTCTCTTTACTATGTAAAGATACGAATAAAAATCCGAAATGCCAAGAAGTATTTGAATTAATCTTAAATTTAGAACGAATCTAAATAAGAAAGTTAGTGACTTAGAAATCACTAACGATGTAACGCAAACTATAAGTTTTTCTTATGTTTAGCCTTACGCGTATATTGTTTTTTACTTTTATGTACATTACCACGCATAGCCTGCCATATCTCTTGAATGGTAAACTCTTTTTTTTGTAATGTGTCTTTTGTTTTTTTCATCATGTATAAATACTAAGTTATCCACAAAGTTATCAACATCTATTTTTTAAATTTATCACGAACTCTATCCGATATAGGTATTGAATCACCATTTTCATCTACCCTTACGAATTTTATGTTTGTAGATAGTATAACTGATTGATTACCTGAGTATACGTTATGTGCTCTTGCTTCCATATACAATGTAACCGAAGTGGTCCCTATCTCAGCAACACTACCATATATCTTAATTAACTGACCCTCACGTGCTGGTCGTTTAAATAAACACTCGTCTATCTTAATAGTAACGACTCGTGGAGTGTCACATACTTGAGATGCAAACGCAGCCCCAGCTGCATCTAACCAAGCAAGTAACTTACCACCAAATAGATTAGCATGAAATCCTAAATCAGATTTCTTAACTGGATGTGTTGATATTAATTCCATTATAACTTACCATCTTTTTTCATTTGTTCTCGAATCTTAGTAGCTGATATGTCGGATACCTCTTGTGGTGGCACGTGTTCATTTATGTCATAACCCACACCTCTACCATAGTTAACCGATTGTATGTCAGGAATAATAACAGTTTTAATTCTACCTTGAGTTATCAAGTCGTAGTGAATGTGACCCAATCTCATTTGTATACGTTTAGCGGTCCATGGGTTATTCTCATCAACCTCCACATCTCGTATAGCAAGACAAACGTTATTACCTTTATTTAACTCTTGGTCAATTAACCATTGATGACCTTCGTGCCATGGTTGCCACCTACCTATGAATAGTGAATACTTCATTTAATGATTCAGTAACTGATTTGTTTGTTGTGTTAATTTTAATATCAGAGTCGTTGAATTCAAAATCAGACGCAAAGTAATCTTCACGACCCCTCGTTTCAGTTGTATGTACGTAATAGTAATTAATATCTAAATCCCTTAGCTCATCACGTATATCATTGTAAGGAGCAACAACTGATACGAATACATCGTACCCTTTGTATTCTAAGAATCTTGCTATATTATTAACATTACGTAAGTTATTCAACCTACCTTCTTTTGAGTAATCTTTATTATTAAAGATAGTTCTCATTTCATCACCATCAATATGTATGTGTTTCTTAAACTCCAATTGAGGTGAGTTACTTATCATAGCTTTAGCCAGTGTGGTCTTACCACTTCCTGGCTGTCCATAAAACCAATGTATCATATTCTTATTAAAGTGCTGGTCCTAATAACCACTCTTTTATTTCTTCTCTTGCTGAGTTATCTATTTGGTCTTCCCAAGCATCACTCCATTCTTTGTGTAAGTAATCTCTATGATGTGATAACAAGTCATCACCCCTATCAGTGTATGCAATTATACCCTTCAATACAGCGTATGACTTCTTCTTCTCAGTTACATCCCAATCAGTATTTTCTATAAGAGTATACATCATCAGAATTATATCAGATACGTCTTTCTTATTCCAAAGTTTAGATATGTGTTCTTTCTTGTTCATTAAGAATCTTAGAGCGAAAGACGAGATTCGAACTCGCGACCCCCACCTTGGCAAGGTGATGCTCTACCAGCTGAGCTACTTTCGCTTATTGAGCGGAAGGGTGGCTCCGCCCCACCATCTTTGAACTGGATGTTCAACGAGTTTCTCTTAACTCCTCTTCCGCATTATAGAGAATGATAACCGGTAGCTTAAATTGAGCGGCCTTATCCCAATCTTTAACCATTCTCTTTGAGCGGGAGGTTGGTACTGCCCCAACACCTTCTATCTGGATGATAGACGACTTTCTTTTAAGTCTTCTCCCGCGTTATTGTTTATACAATATACAACAATTTTTTGAATAAAACAAATAAAATATAAAATACTTGACTGCGAATTGCGGAAGATATAGGATTCGAACCTATGGTACATTGCTGTACGCTGGTTTTCAAGACCAGTGCAATCGACCACTCTGCCAATCTTCCTAGCGGATATTATCCCTTTAATACTTGTTTGTCGTTATCATCAAACTCACCATACTCTTGGCCAAAGTTATCACGTAGTGTAGATAGTTTATCAGTAGCATCAGTCAACTGTGATACTAACAAATCAATCTCTTCAGTATGTTGTGGGTGTTCTCCGATAGCTACCGGATTTTCAAAGTAGATAGAGATACGTGCTCTTGCATCCATAATCTCTGCCGTATATTTTGATTCCAATGCTTGGAATAATCTTCTTGAAATTTTACTCATGACTTTGTAATTTAATTTTAAATAAATAGTCTACTCAACTTTAGTAAACTTAGTTATCCGACAAGGACTCGAACCTTGAATGTCTGTACCAAAAACAGAAGTGTTGCCATTACACCATCGGACAATTGTACTCGGTAGGGGAATCGAACCCCTCTTTTATGGATGAAAACCATAGGTCCTAACCGATAGACGAACCGAGCAAATAAGAGTAGTCGTTAGGATACGTAGTCCTATTAATAGTAACTTACATTTACCCCTGCAGAGGTGTACTAAACTTTTTACCCACTCTATGTGAACCCGATAGGATTCGAACCTATGACCGTCTGCTTAGAAGGCAGATGCTCTATCCAGCTGAGCTACGAGTCCTACCCTATTTAATATTCGTATTCTCCGTTTGCTAATGGTTGGAAACCACCATACTTTGACCACTCCTCATCGGGAATACCTATCTGAAGACTCGACTCTTCACCCTTATTACGTGAATCAAAGAACTCATTGTCTACATATGCCTCTTCCATAACCAAGTCAAAAACAGCATCTTCACCATACGCCTCGATGTTGGTTTCGTTTTCGTAGAACTCATACTCCATGAATACGTTGTTTTGAAGATAGTTAACTAACTCTTGGTCAGAGTCTCCTTCGTATGGGGGTTCACATTTACGAAGCGCTTCTACGTTAACCTCAATAGGTTCACTTGCCGATGAGATTGTCCAAGTCTCTACTTTACGGACATAAATCTTTTCAGACATAACTTAATATTTAGATATTTGATTTTCTATTTCATGCACCAACCCACTATTACTAATATGTGGTATCACTTTTTCCAAAAGTTCTTTCATAAAATCTTTAGATTTCTTTTTTGAAATTTGTTGATTAGTATGCTCTACTTGATACAAGTGATATGCCATCTCATCAATTGACTTTAACTTGTTGTAGTACTTATCCAATCGTTGGTCTAACTTACGACTACGACTCAAATCAGTTACAGTTGGTATTGCTTTATGTAGTTCATCAATACGACCTTTTAGGTATTGAATCTCTAATAGTTTGTGTAGTTCTTGTTCATTCATAATTTAATAATCTATACCTTCAATTGGTTCGGTTAATGAGTTGCCGGCTGATTCAAATCGAGTTTGACCAACTAAACTCACCTTGTGTGCGATAGCGTTCATATTACGTTTAAACATAGTACGCATATCTTGTCTTGGGTGATAGGTGTATGTAGATGGTAAGAATTCATCTGATACTATTATATTATTTTTTAATGTATCTAAATTATATTCTATAATCTTACGTAGTCCTTCACGTGTAATTACATATGAATGTGTGTTATATGAATAACCAGGACTTACCCAATTAGCCAACCCCACATTACTATCACTAACCCCATCCATATTAGGTACTAACGTTCTTGATAAGAAAGCTAAATCCCAATCATAGTCTTGGAGTTCATCAAATGATTCCCATGGAAACTCCGTAATGGGCTCGAAGTCATCTTCTAATATCAGTATAGTTTCATGTCCGTTCTTATATGCATCTTCCCATACTCTTATATGAGAACACATACCACCAGCCTCACCAACAGTAACATTTCTATTGTAAAATGAATTACCATTTGATTCGGAATTGGCAACCCAATCTTTATAGAAACTCACACCATGACTATCTCTAAGTTCATCGGTAGATAATTCTTCACGACCATTTACACCATCAATTATATGGTACGTTGTGTGATTAGGTAAGGATAACGCGTTCAATCTTTTTAAGATACTATTATAATTATCAGCGGATTGGTCAATTGTAATTATATAGACTTTATCTATCGTCATACTATCCACACTTTTTAACTGAGTACAATTTATCAAAAACCTCTAATTCTAATAACTTACCTTTGGCAAATACACTTCGTGCTTCTTCTAATGAGGATGCGTCACACGTATAAATCGATTCTTTAGTCGAATCGTCAATTGAATAAAATGAATACTTACTCATATTAGTTTTTCTTTTTAAGTTCAGTTATTAAATCAATGACAAAATCACCAGCATATGTTTTACCACCAACGTTCCAATCAGAGTTCATAGTAGTAGTGTATTCGGTATCATACGTCTTCCAATCGTAGATAGTAAATATTTCACCATCTGAGGTACGTTGGAATACCCATTCTTTTTGAATCTTACCATCACCACTTTCGTTTGAGAATGTTGGGTCACCAAAGGTGGCAACGAGTTGTTTGTAGTTCCAACCAATCAATCGGTCCTTTAGAGAAGTGTTACCAACTAATTCAAGTGCTGATTTTTCATTTGTGATTTTATTATATTTCATATTTCTTCAATGTTTATCTCTACCAATATACGAATAATATTTTAAACTGCAAAATTAGATTGTTACTAAATTGTTAAAGTTTTATAGCGTACCAATTACGTTCATCAATCTCCACGTGATACCCATTGACTTTTAATAACTCCATTATATCAGCTTCCCATCCATTTAAAACAAGATGTTCGGATTCAAACTTTATGTATTTAGGTTTACATCGGTGCCATGGGAACATACGTAGTACTTCACCATCATAACCCTCAGTATCTATTTTTAGATAATCAATTTCATCAATATTGGTTAATTTAAACAACGTATCAAAGCACATGGTTCTAACCTCAATCGGTATAGTAAGATTTACATTAGAGTTTTCGAGTAAGGTACTCATACCTTTGAAGTCTGAATCTTTTTCTATAACCTCATCGCTAGCCATATACATAGTAGCCAACCCATCAGTTGGGTATATTGCTGCATTTACATAGTGTATGTTTTCTTCGAACTTTATATTGTTAAAGTATTTTGGTATAGGTTCCATGACCACACCATGCCAACCATGGAACGACATATATGATAGTGTATCAAAATCACATGAACCTATTTCTAAAAAAGTCTTAGTCATCTTTTTTCGTAAATGATTTTATAAAATTATACCAGAATATGGTAGAGAAAACCGGCCAACCACAAAGTATAACCACTCGTTCAAGATTGCTCAAACCAGCCGTACCTCGTATCTCAGATACTTTGTTGGTAAAGAAATCAATTATAGCTAAATTGATAACACCAACTATGACATACCATTTTAATAAACTAAGAAACATATGTACTATTGTATATAGACTCCCAATTCTCTTTTTCAATTATATCAACCTGCTCCCATTCGGAATCCCAATCAATTCCAAATATGTTAGATTGTTGTTGGTGTTCAGTGAACTCATTTAAGTAATTCGTATTATTGTACCATTCACGTAACACTTCCTCAAGACTACCATAATCATCTACTACCTCATCTACATTATTATATCCATAGTCCATATAATACGACATAAGTTGTGACTCGGTTGGTCTTATAAGTTCAGCTTTACGAACTTTAACAACAGCATAGTATTTCTTTTCGCTAGTCATGAGTTATTTCTTTATTCAGTATCTCTTCTTGCCAAGGTTGTAGTTTAGGTAATTCAGCTGAGTTCGTTGGTGTATCAACCCATCCGTTTTCTTCCAACAACACTTCGGCTATAATTTCTTGATTTTCATCATCTACTATAAACAAGTCAATGTTATCTCTATCCAATAGAGACTTTCTATAACCAAATTCTTCCATTTGCGTTTCTTTAGTTATTACAACTATCTTTATAATCTAAATACATTTGATATCCTCCTATCAAACCAATTGTAATCATCGGGATAAATATTGCGTATTCTAACATCTTATTTACAAAATTCTAAGTATCCTTGATGGTATGCATCAACTCTACTTAATTTATGATTCGCTTCCATTTCCTTTTTAGCCCATTCCATTACCTCATCCCTCATACCATGAGCGTGGGCCTCGATTAAGATTTCTTCAATTTCTTGTTCGTGTGTCATATCTATTTTACTTAATTACTTAATGGAGCTTTAATAGGTGGATGTGATTCATATCCGATAACTTCATAATCGAACTCACCATTTAGAATATCTACATTACTCAACTTTAACTTTGGTATACTCATATCATCTCTTTGAATTAAAGTCTTAGCGGCATCTATATGATTTTTATATAAATGTACATCCCCAAGATTACCAATCAAATCACCTGGCTTGTATCCAGTCTCCTCACATAGTAGTAGGAGTAATGTACCATATGATGCAATGTTGAATGGTAGACCAAGGAATGTATCCACACTTCTCTGATTCCACATTAGTGATAGTTTACCTTCTGATACATAACATTGGAATCCATAATGACAAGGTGGTAGAACCACATCATCCAACTCACCTACGTTCCAAGCAGATACCATTAGTCGTCTGCTATTAGGATTTGTTTTAAGGTCGTTGATTAGATTTTGGATTTGGTCTTTACCATTCCAATCTCTCCATTGCTTTCCATAGATAGGACCTAACTCACCATTCTCATTTGCAAATTCAGCATCAGTTTTGATTTTGTTGATGAATTCTTCCATTGTATCTGGAGTAAATTGATATGGGGTTGGTTCAAACTTATTTCTATAATTCTTATAAGCATCACCATTCCAAATGTTACATCCGTTGTCAACAAGGTACTTGATGTTGGTATCTCCTTTTAAGAACCACTTCAATTCGGTCATCATAGTTTTGATAGCCATCTTCTTTGTGGTAAGTAATGGAAATCCATTACACATACAATATCTAATTTGTTCACCAAATATAGATATAGTACCAGTACCAGTTCTATCATCACGTTCGATACCATCATACATGATATCAACCAAAAGGTTTTTATAAGTAGTGTCTATACTCATTTAGTTATTGTATTTAGTGTTAAAGCTTGTTACAATATACAAAATTATTTTGACATTTCCAAATTATTTCTACGGAATCCAATCGGTGGTTTCTCCTCACCTACCAATTCTACTTTACGATTTCTAATAAACATAGTAGTAGCTTGTAGAGTCTCGACATCAGTCTCAGTCTTTACCCATTCCATAAACCACTTTGTTAACAATTTCTTTTTTAATTTGTTCATAACTTTTTATTTTAGGTACATAGGTCCATATGGTCCGTACATTGCAGTTCCTTCAATTACATTACCACGAGAATGTTTAGCAGCAGCCGACCAACCGGCAGGTTTCATCAAGTCACCCTTCTTCAGTTGGATACCCTTGTGAACGAATGGGATTCTTGCGATGAACCCCCATACCGAAGTTCCTACGATAATCTTGTAGAACTTAGACCCCTTGTTGATTTTGACTTCGGGAGTCGAAGTGGGATTATAACTTTTAAACCAACCCTTATAATGGGCAGTCAATTGATTAACTAACTGATTCTCAAACTCTTCAATCGAGTTTACTGGTTTGGTGTTTTTAAATACTGACATAACTTATTTATTTACCGAGTGAATTCCTAATTGTTTGTTTAACCACTTTGTTTCTTTTGAGAACAACATTTCAGTCGAGTAGATATATGACTCGTGATAAATTGTATCGCCAACTAAAAAACAATCGTTTGGTCCGTATTGTGGTGAGTTGTATTTCCCACTTGAAAACTTACGACCAATCCTATGAAGATGTTTGTTGTTCTTAAACTCAGTAGATTCATCTTTCTTCAACTCACCTATATATTTTGAAATGTCACTCTTTGCCATTTCGGTAACTGACTTAAAACTATCTTTCATCATCTCTCTCATTATTACATAGTAAATATAAGGATAAATGTCGGATTTACCAAACGATGTATGTTAAGAAATTGTTAAATGTTTAGTTGAGGTGAATTCCCCAAGAGTACCCAATAAATAAAAACCTACGTCTCATTCCATATTGTAAGTGTACTCCAATATCGAGATGGCCAGGAGATGAATCTATTGCTCTATAATAATTTGACATCTTAATCATAGAGTCTTCGTTTGAATATCCATATTGTATAACACCTCTATAACGTTTGAATTGACCAACGTACCCAACTGAATAGTAAAATTCTTTATATCGAGGTTTTCCTTTATATCCAACTGGCTCTTCCATATTGTTTATCATCCAAGCCAGTCTACCAGCTCGTTGTTGGATAGTTTGATTAAAACCAATATCAATTTCAGTAGGTAGGTCTAACATACCTAACTCAAAGTATAACCCACTACGTAGTGCCATACCCACTTGTGTGTATGGGTATGTGAAGTTATGGTCGGTGTAAACCCCGTGTTCGATTGATTTGATTGGATTGACATAACTTTGAGATTTCATAGAGAAGGGAATACACAACACAAGTAGAGTTATGTATAGTAATCGTTTCACATATATAAATATAATGTGATTTAAAGATACCCTCAGTTTCTAACCAAAACTTTGTTCAGTTATTTCGTTTACGTTTTATATACTTTCTCAGATTGGATATTAGATGAATACTACTATAACCAAATAACGTAAGTTCCATTATTATAGTTAACCCACGAAGGATGTTATCCATAACGTATATTAGAATGCCTCGTCCCACGATGCCGGTATTAGTGGTTGGATAACTCGGCCGGGATGGTCGTGGTGTTCGTCTTCAATAACTTTGGTGGTAGTCTTTTTACGAGGAGTCCGTTCACGTAACATCTCAGGACGATTCTCTTGAACCCACCTTATATACCATGGGGCAATTCGTCTAACTTCGTCTACCGAGTAACCTTGGTATTTCCCACTCCTAAAAATCATAACAACGTGTGTTTAAAATAAATTTTCATTTATTGCCCTATCGCTTATTTGCTCTATACCCATCTAACAATAGGTTCCAATACTCAACTAATAACTTTTTAATTCTTTTCATAACTTTAAAATGGTAAATTATCTACCTTAACATCATACCATACTCTATACAATTCCTTAAACACCTTTCTATACAAAGGTAATAATGGTCCATCTTTCGTAAAGCTCATAGGTTGGACAATATTGTCGTGGTTAGTATTTAGCCGTACTCGTGTCAACATAGTGTTGGCCGTTACCTCAATAGGAATCCCCTTGTAATGGCCACTATAACTATTTGTGGATGTGGATGTTGCCATCCTAATTAACGCACTCCATTCTTGTGAGGTCATTTCTTTTCTTTATTAGTGAGGTACATAAACATCATACTTACAATCAAAGTAATTATTATTAACTCTTTCATCTGTCTTTGGTGTTAAATAAAGTGATATAAAATTAAATCAGCTAAATACTACTATATACAAGAGTGGTCAAATACTTTATTAAATAAATCATTATACATATAATGAAGATAATAACCATCAGTAGAAGGTATATCAACATCCCTATACAAAGATACACTATGGGAAGGATACTCTAAGTCAAACCCATCATCCTTTTTAATCAAGGTTATCTTTCCAAGGGAAGCTTCTACTGAATGTATCCCACCCCTTGTCATCCTTATTAAAGCTGACCATTGTTTATCAGTCATAAACTTTCCATTTTCTTATCACATCTCCTTTACTATGTAAAGATTATCGTTATTTCTTATCATAACCCCATATATAACTCTCTATCATATGTAGACACACGATAGGTTAATAGTATAACGCCTGAGACCTTGGTAACCTTCCAACCCAATCGTTCCATTCTAACTCTGAACAACCACGAAAAAAACACAGGCACCTTATAATACTTCCAATACTTCATAATCCAAAATTATTTAACAACCTCTAACATCGGGTTGAACTTAGTAGAATACTCTTTCTTATGATTCTTCCAATGAACCAGCCCTATCACGGAATCAATAAACTCCTTTAACATATACGTCCCATCAGAAGAACCAAACCCTTGGTCTTCATCCCAATCGTTAGTCCACTCTTCAGAAACCTCAGTTGCTAGTTCTAATAGTGTGTGTGATTCAATGTCGTTACCAATAACCATGTCATTGAAACCTTTAATACGTGTCCATGCTCTAAGGACTAAATCTTGTGGGTCAATTAAATACGTCATAACTCTTATCTCTTATTACTCTACTAATATACAACAATATACTTGTATAACCAAACAATATCTCTGAAAGTATTGACAGGTTATTAACAAGTATTACCCATATATTAACATTAGGTATTTTAATATCATCTCACTTTGGTGTATCCAAGCGTGGAGGGGACTTCTTTTCCATCCAAAAAAACCAGGCTCGATAGGAAAACCGACCCCAGCCCCTTCTAACAGCTTGATTGCTAGAGGGTTACGTTAAAATGCCCCCACCCCCCACACGAGTCTCTTTCATCACCTATAATGGTTTACGGGGGTGGAACGGCTTAGTTCCTTAGATAAGGTCATCTACTGATATCCACTCCCCATACACTTCATAGTGTCTATTTTGGAAGTAGTTCATCTTACTCAGAGCATGATTCATAGCCGTTGCTCCTTCGGCTGTCTTTAGTACTCCGTACCAGTACTTAATTTTTGGGATATACCCTTGTGTATACTTCATATACTACTTATTTAGCAATTATTATTTTATTTCTCTTTGGTGTTAAAGGTTTTGTAGAAATCTTCAAATGTTCCGTCTCCGTCACATTCATACATACCATCTTGCCAAGCAGACTCCATCACCTCTTTCTCTTTATCAAGCATTGATTCAGCGTATTTGATTGCTTGTTTTATTCCGTTTTTGTAGAACCAATTAGGCACATCATCTTCCTCTAAAAATCTCTTGTGTTCTTTTTCAAGTTGCTCAATCAACTCTTGCATTGGTGTTTTCATTTCTCTTTTTTTTTAAAGGTTTCCTCAAAGTAGTCATCTGCTGATTTTTGGAAGCAGTTCCTTTGATAGTCATCTGCAAAGTCGCACATCACATCTTTCTCTTTCTCAAGGTGTAGTTCCGCAAAACTTATAGCATCTTCAAATGCCTTTGCTCTGCCTTCATAGTATTCAGTCAATACAAGGTCTTCGTATTGTTTCTCCTTTTCAAATGCCGTATCTCTATGGACTTTCAGCACTTCAATTAGTTTTTGCATTGGTGTTTTCATTTCTCGTTTGTTTTAAAAGTGTCAAGCTATAGCCTTACAATGTATCATTAAAGGTCAGTTTATACCCTTACTTGTATCATTAAAGGTTTTGCGCTCTATCCATCTCGCATACATATTAGCAGCCCAAGACTTTCTCTGCATCTTGTTAGGGTATGTCTTTTTGAGTCTCGCATTTGCAATGCGTAGGAATTGATTCATCTTGTTCATAGCTTTCTCTCGTGTATTTGTTTTAACCAGTCCACCTTACTTGGTACATCTCCATACATCACCTATAATGGTTTACGGGGGTGGAACGGCTTAGATTAACTTAATTAGAGGTCTCTTCTCTTTATAACTGAAAGGTGGGAGCGCCATTCACGCCTGGGGTGAAGGGTTGTTGGTTCTCTATTACATACTGACGAGAAACGAAGTGGTTCATCTTCTTCATACAATACTCTACCTCTACCCAATTGTTTTGACTAATGGCATATTGTAGTTTACCATTCCAATACTCTATCTTGGGTATATACCCATTACTATACTCTCTTCTCATATACTATATATTTAGCTATTATTATTTTACTTCACTTTTATTTCACGAACACAAACAAGTACCCCACGGGTTATCTTCTGATATGGTTGAGTAACACTCACATAGGTCACACCAATAAACTTGCTCTTGTACATCCATATACCTTACTTAATGGTTAGTATTCTTACTCCGTAGTACTCGGTGTAGTTCTCCATCAAGTTATTACAATGCTCTTTAGCCTTTTCGTAATCCTCATAGATTACATTATTAACTGGGATTCCACTCCCATCAACTATCTGACACATCATTAATCCTCGTAATATCATCTTATATCTTTTAACTCTCTCACTCTTACACTACTAATATAGTGATAAAGTTTGGGATTGCCAAATTGTATATGTTAAGAAATCGTTAAGTTATTAACAATTACATCTTTAATATTAGCTTTTTACCATCATCAGAGAACTCACTATCATTAGCTTCTTTACGAAACCTCCAATAAAGATACCCCATACACGTCTCTAACTCCTCATCAGTGATAGATGACTCCTTAGTAAATGAAACACTCTTTAATCTTGAATTGTATTTAACCTTTATATCTTTTAACATACTACTAAGATACAACAATATTCTTTAATATCCAAGCCATTCACCTTATATAGAACGATTCTAAATCATTCGTTAACCCCTGTAAACACTAGGGTTGAGAGGAATTAACATTTGTTAACTATTTTTTTTATATATACCCCCCCACTAAGATACGAAAAATAACCCACATTGCCAAATATTTAGCCATTAAGTTATCCACATCCCATTGTTAATAACTTTAATAGTTACAATTGTAACACTTTGTTTCATTTGTAAGTCGCGGCTAACCATTGTAAGTCTATTAACAAATGTTAATATATGGTCAATATTCAGGCTTGGTGGCTCGGACTACCCACATTTTACCCCTAAAAAGTTATCCACAAAGGGCTGTTAATAACTTTCCTGTCAGAAATTTTGCTTGCTCGCGCGAAAGACACATAATACCAGTCTAATTTGTGGTAGTTAAGTAATAGTATCCTTTTCTGAAAGTGTGTTTGTGTTAATTGTGGTAAAAATGAATGATTGAGGGCTGAGAGGGGTATGTGTTACTATCCTTACATTTTGTTATAAATCTAACACATTGTTTAAAAACTACACATTTTGTTAAGTGACTGATAGAAAATGTGGTAAAGTGGGGGAAAGTGGGGGTAAATGTGTAGTTATTTTACCCTTGTACGGACCACAAGAGTAATCATTACCCTTATAGGCATAAAAAACCCCTATAAAGGGGTCTCTGAATATTTGGTGGAAATTACACTAGCACTTCCCAGCTCTGATGTCCTCTGATAGGGTACGATAACCCTACGATTAGCTTAGTGAGCTAATATAATTCTACCATAGTTATCAGAGGTTCGATAGAACTTAAATAGGTTTAACCTTAGAAACTCCTCTACTATCTCTATCATATAGGTTGAATTGCCTGTTATTATCTCCCAGCCTTCCGTATCATGATACCCTAATAGGTTATTCTCTAAGACTTCTTCTACGTCTCCATGCCTTACTCCATGTAAGTCTATTATATTCTTCTTGTTAACCATGTGGAGAGAATCTTTTAACCTTATCCTTATATGTGGTTATAGAGTTCCCTATATTTAAAAGGTTATCTACTATAACATCATAATGAGGATGTTCTTTGTCTATACTATATACATGGTTATCTTTAATAACTCTGATTCTATTATTACGTTCATCTATTTGTATATCCATAAGATTTAGCTGATTTAGTTTTATATCACTTTTTTTAATACTCGAAGTCATCATCATGATACTCTTCCGTTGGACTTGATGGTAAGTCATCAAAACTTGGAGATGGGGGAATCTTGTCAAGAAGGTCATACTTTGAATTTAAGTATCTATATCCACTCAAATCTTGCAATTCCTTATATACGCTAAAATACTCCAATGACATAAACGAACCATCCCCACGTAGAGGACTATTATTCAAAAAGAATTGGATTGTCTTATTCGTGTGTATGACGTTTACCCATACCTTTGTTCTTTCTCTTGGCATTTCTTTACTCATCATTCATTATCATGTGTTATTTTATATGTGTATATTATCAACAAACCTAATACTATTATCGCAAACATAATTTACCTTATTATAATACGTTATCTGGATACCATTCGTCCAAGTCATCTAACCCATCGCCAAGGGTTGTGTTGAAGTCCTGTAATTCATTTAATATAGAGGGATTTGGAAGTTTATCTTCCAAATTTTTCTTAGTCACACGAAATCGTTCGTGTCCATCTCGATGTGGGTCGGTCTGGCTTTTCATTGGTTACTTTGGATGTCGTTATATATATCTTCTTGTGTAATATCGAATGATATATGTGGCTTCTCCGAATACTCTAATTGACGTGACCAAACCGTTGGTATATCTTCTTGGAATTCTGCGATGTGATTGATTGGGGTGTTGTTCTTGTTACCGAATGTCTTCTTTGTGAACTGAGAGATAAGTTCGTAGATGGGTTTCATAATGGTGTTACTCCTGTGGTTTTAAAAATATGTTGTATGACCTCTTTATTATATGTAGTATTTCTTTACTTATTGGAGTCAATTTATAGTGTTTTATTTCATTAAATTTCACGAATTTTACTGATTTGTGTTCATTTAGTGTTGGCTTCCCACTTTCATACTTCAACATATAAGGAATAACCTCTATATCGTTGATTATCTGAGTAGGTAGTTCGTGCCATATAAAGACCTCTATATCTAATTCTTCTCTCCACTCTCGTTTGATTGACTCGTCCGTATTTAAATCAGAATCATCAACCTTCCCACCTGGCAATTCCCAATAGTCTGGATATGAGTTGTTATCTGACTTACGTTGTCCTATAAGGAATGTATCATAATCAAATAAAAATCCAGCTACTACTTTTAACATCTCTCTATCCCCAATGAATCGTAGTCAATTGGTAATCCATATTCGGTATATGTACTACCCATTACTTTTAATATAGACATCATTTTCTCTGGCTCGGTATTCCATAATAGAGATGCCATAAAATACTTTCCCATCATAGAACGGGCATTTGTTTGTTCACTATCGAAGTAATACATTTATCTTCTCCATTTTACCATTACTATATCTAACTACGTATAATCCACCATTTAGTGTTTTTATATCACTTCCCATATAGCGACCACTCCAATCGTAGACTTTATATTCCATATCTCGATATCCGATATTTTCTTCAATATCAAGTGTGGTTTGTGTCACTACAAATGTCCATTGAATTCGTTGGCTGGTGAGTAGGTATCCACTACGATATTTATCAATCTGAAATCCATAACCCACTCTTCCTAAAGTTGTACCTACAAATGTAATTGAATCATTATTAGCTGATATATTAGTTGATGTCTGTGTTTGAGGTACGAATACTCCATTTGAATAGGATGAATAGAGTTCGGTCATATATAAGTTGACTGAATCATTGTCATCATGTCCAAAATAACAATTAAAGATTCCCCACACCGGCTTCATAACATTCACACTATTACTCTGAACATTAATCCACATTGGATTTTCCATATATGGTGTGGTATTGTTTGGAACGTGCCAATAGTCCGTTGATATGACAAACTCTGAATTAGTAGAGTTAGTTGAGTTATTTAAGACTGACCAACAGCAATTGGTATATATAAATCTATATTTGTTCGAATCTAAATTAATATAATCACTTCCGTAGTTTGCGGTGTTAAATCCTTGATGTGTACCATTGTTGAATTTAGTAAGTGTAATATACCCACCCAAGTCATACGACCCTTGGGAATCCATCTCCCATATTTCTAAAGTTACATATTGTGGAAGTATTGGGAATTGGTCACCTACAATATACATCCCAATGGAAACGGAGTCTTGACTCTTTTGAGCAACTTGGATGATACCCCCCATAAAGTGAGATGCGTTAGCATTTATACTTACTACTAATGTAATTAAAACTATTATGTTTTTCATAACTTTTGGTTACTGCTTTTAAATCTAATTGATGTTGTGGTCTTCTCGTGTTTGGTTTTACGACCTTTGACCCTCTTTCTCCACATCTTAAATGATGACTCTTTCATATGAGTTCTCATTATCTTACGAACCTCATTCTCTTTGATACCAAACTGAAATTCTATGGCTTCAAAGGGAGTTCTATCTTCCCAAGCCATTTCAATTATTCTATCAATATCTTCTGATTCCAATTATTTTAAATCCTTCCGAATATCTTTAATAACACGTTGTAAGTAGGACTTACGTTTTTTATCTGAAACGAATGGTACTGACCAAAATTGTTTTGTTTTTAACCACCTTGATGGTGACCATCCAAATACAAATGTGTATACACCCATAACTAACCGAAGTTTAACTGAGTTCAAGTAAAGTGTAAGTACTGGAAGTGCTGGTGCTCCGTGGGTGATGTAAGTTCTAACTATCTTATCTTTTAAGAATGGTTTAGGGTATGCGTACTTACCAATGATAGGTACAAACTTGTATGCGAATCCTGGAGAAAATACTTCATCAAAGAATACTTCCAACCTCGGAGTCAATCTAAACCACCATACTGGCGATACAAAATAGATTCTATCAGACCACGTAACATCTTCTTTATAACGATTAATTATATCAGTTCGTGGTCTCTCGAAGTTATCAGCGTATAAATCTGCTACTCTAATTTCTTCACCATCTACATCCAATGTTTGTAAAATAGTTTTGTAGATACCATTATAACAAAATGATTTCTTATCAGGATGTGCTATTACTATTAAGTTTTTCATGTTTTAACTACACTTACCCTTAATTTCATTATATAACTCGTCTGCATACCCCACGGGGTCTTCGATGTGCTGAGCAGTAGATTCCATTTTATGAATCAAACAATTTTTAAAATGTTTACCACTTTTACCTTTTAGTAAAGTTTCTATTGCACATGCTTTCATCCATCCCCTTGGGTCATTCCCTTGAACAGATGTTCTTACATTATTAATTGCTTCAATACAACCTATTGGATTTGCCATAATTTATTTGTTTTTCATTCCAAAGTAAGTTCCTAATATTCCTATTACACCTGTGATTGATACTTGTATCAAATGTATAATTGATTCATCTACTGGCCTGTTTTCTTTTAGAGAGATAATAAAATCCCCTATTATTAACATTCCAAGTAAAAGGATTACACCTACTGATAAAAGAAATACTATCTTATCTTTCATATTATGTTCTCGTTATTCAAAACATAATTAATTACTGAGCTCGATGCGCCTGATTTTATAAAAGGGTCTAATCTACTCATTGCATCGGTAATATCCTTAGCAATAATCTGAGTAGTCTTTAATTTACTATTATGTAAGTAAATACATTCGTAGATTAAATGTTCTTTGATTTTAGATGTCGTAAGAACATTTATCTCCAATACAGCAGTAGTTCGCCCATTATCTAATAACGTTTCTATTAGCTCCGACTTATCTCGTTTGTATTTTGATTTTAAACTACCCATCTCTATAATTTATATCCCAAAGTTATTATTCTCATTTCGCCACAATAAAATTAAACCAATCCTGCCCTGCTACATCCGTATTAGGAAAGTAAAATTGATATATTTTGTTATCAAATGATATGGTTTTTGTAAACCCAATAGGTATAGCAGCGCCGGCTGGTACTCTATATGGAGTCTCTCCAAAGTCTACCTCAATACTAACCATTACTTCAAAGAATTTAGCAAGGTTACGTTCGAAACGTTCCAACTCTTTCCATGGACCACGATTGAGTCCTTCATGTTGTAATGCACAATTTAGATATGAGAATGTTTTCTTTAATGTTTCTCTATCACAATTGAATGCGGCTGCGGGTGCTAAATGACCTCTATCCCACTCATTATTACGATAGTCATCGGCATCTGAAGTATTTACCGAATCGTTGGTATAGAAATCTAACCCACCTCTACTAACACCACCTGATGGACATTGTACTACATACGTCAATTTAAGTGGTTGTTGATAATCTTCAGAATATACTACTGTATATATGTCACTTTTTATTGTTTTTCCAGTCTGCCCATGTGAGGTAACCGAACCAAGCAATAGTAATAATAGTAACGATAATCGTGTCAATGATGTTTTCATAGGATTCCATTTTTTATTCATCTTCGTTTTCTTCAGTATATATGTAAGTTGCATCTGCAAGTGCTTCGTCACGACATGATACCATTGCCTCCGACACTTGGTCGTAAAACTTATCAAGTTCATCATCCTCATCGGTTTCGGGATATTCAAGTGTAGTGTCTTGGTAATCGTATAGACCTTCTAATTTAGATATTGCAGCACCACCAACAAAGTTATATCCTTCGTCTTCATAGGTAGCAGTAAGTACAACGTCTTCATCAATTTCTTTAAGAATATCAAATAAACGTTCAAATGCTCCTGATGACCAATTCCAAGCTGAAGTTGTAGACATTTCAAACTCGTCATCTTCTAAACAACTCACATCTTCAATGTAACACCATTTAGCACCCATTCTTTCGGTGAATATACCCCTATCGTAATCTTCATCCTCATGGCCAGGCCATAGTAAGTCGTGAAAGTTTATCTCTTCACTATAATTCCACTTACCTTCTGGTAGAGTGAACATTTCTTTGAGTTTTTTAAATACTTGGTCATTTCCTTTATGAACTTGAATCCAAGTTTGAACGTGATTTGCCATCTTAGTCTTCTATTAGTTCAGGCCATTCTGAATCTTCCAAGGCCTTGTCATGAGATAATTCAAACTCTACCTCATCAAGAACTTCATCTTGTAGGTCTTCGTCTTCTGACTTCCATTTTTCTACTTGTTCAGGAGTTAATTCCTCAGTCTCTTCCCATCTATAATCAGTATAGGTGACCAATTTTCTTAATTTTGCCATTTATTCTTCGTTTTTAGTTGAACTTGTTTGCTCCGTTGTGATGTCTTCATCCCAATAGAGGAATATTTGATTGGTATTCATAGTCTAATATACAACATTATTTTTTATTATCCAAACTTTTCTTATCTTCTAATAAGATTTGTTCATCTTTTTTTGGTTTAAGGTCTGGTGGTAAATCCGATTCTTCAACATCCCAACCAGTTTGCTTTTTTATGGTACGTAATACGTCCAACCTATCATCACGTGTGCCCGTACCCCAATACCATGCTAATGTTGATTTTTTATGTGATATACTTTCTTCTAGCTTTTTTAGATTCTTCAAAAGAATATCTTCGTCATCATCATCAAAATCATATTCTACATCATATTTACCAGCAAAATTAAGTAAAGTAGCTAAATCTAACTCATTAAATGCGTTGGACACTCTTTGAAACTCGGATTCAGTACCACCCTTATCAGGATGTGTAGCTATTGCTACTTTTTTATATAACTTCTTAATCCTATCAGGTCTATTTTTAATCTCAGCGAGTCGTTTCTTCTTTTTTTCAGATTTCTCTCGTTCTACTCGTTTATTATCCTCTGCCATATCTTCGAACGACATACTTGGGGCTTCGTGTCGAACCTCTCCAGTTTCTTCATTTACCCAAATATGTCGTTCTTTAGCAGTAGGTGTACCTTTTTTAGGTTTTTTGTAGTATTTTTCGAAATAAAATTCAAAATCTGATACATACTCATCGAAAGACTCAATGGTATCCTCTTCTTCAAGTTTTAAATACTCATACTTTAAGTTATATTTTTTAAGCTTCCGATTCACTATCCTCTACCTCATTGACAATCATACATTCCGTGGTTAGTAATGTAGATGCAACTGAGACAGCTTTTTCAAGTGCCGTTCGTGTTACTTTGGTTGGGTCAATTACACCCACTTCTAACATATCACACCATTGTTCAGTCACTACATTATAACCATAAGTAGTTTGAGTTTCACCTTCTGGTGTATAAGTTAAACCTGCATTTTCTAAAATAGAATTAAAAGGTGAGTAACAGGCAGAACATACAATATTGAATCCGGTTTCTTGGTCAGCTGATAATCTATCAACACCCATATGTATTCTATCACTTGCGTGGATTAGAGCAGAACCACCACCTGGCACAATACCTTCCTCGACTGCAGCTTTTGTAGCAAGTAGAGCATCATCAATTCTATCTTTCTTTTCCTTCATCTCGATTTCAGATTCAGCACCTACTCTGAGAACTGCAACACCACCACTTAACTTAGATAATCGTTTGTGTAGTTTTTCTTTCTCATAGTCTGAACTCGATTCTTCGATTTCATTCTTGATTTGGTCAATACGGAGTTTGATATCATCCGATTCACCAGCACCACCAATGATTACTGATTTAGATTTACTAACCACTACTTTGTCAGCTGACCCTAAGTCATCCATTGTGATATCTTCCAACTCTTTACCAACACCACCAAACAAAGTAGCGCCGGTTAGAGCAGACATATCTCTCAACATCTCACTACGTTCGTTACCGAAGCCAGGTGCTTTGATAGCAACACATTTTAAGGTTTGACGTGCCGAATTAACTACCATTGTAGCTAGCGCTTGCCCATCTACTTCTTGAGCAATTACTACAATTGCCTGATTCTTACTTGATACACCCTCAAGGATACCAACGATGTCATCCATTTCTGAAATACGACCATCATACATAAGAATCATAGGGTCTTCTAATTCAGAAGTCAATTTGGTCTGATTGTTAATGAAATAATGTGATAGGTATCCTTGTTCGAATTCCAACCCCTCTACAATAGTCAGTTCATCATCACTTGAATTACCCTCTTCAACAGTAATTACCCCATCACGACCAACTTGGTCCATTGCATCAGCAATCATAGAACCAATCACCGAATCACCATTTGCTGAGATTGTTGCTACCTGTTTGATTTGGTCGTTAGTTTCTACTTTAGTTGAAATGGTTTCAACAAGATTATTAACAATACCTTTTACTGCAGTATCCATCCCACGTTTCAATTCAATTGGGTTAGCTCCCTTTTCAATTGCATCCATACCTTTTTTAAAGATATCACGTGCAAGTACAGTTGAGGTAGTTGTCCCATCACCTGCGTTGTCAGCAGTTTGTTGAGATGCTTCTTTGATTACCTTAGCACCCAAGTTTTTGGTTGGGTCTGTAAATTCAATAGACTTAGCTACTGTAACCCCATCCTTTGTAATATGTGGTGTTGTATCAGTTTCAATAATCACGTTACGACCACGTGGTCCTAATGTAACTACAACTGCATCTGCTAATGCATCTACACCTTCTAAGAGTTTCTCTCTCGATGTCTTTCCGTAAAATACTTCTTTACCCATAACTTATTTGTCCTTCTTTTTTTGTTTTTTTCTTGCTTTTCTAATTTGTTCAGCTCTCCACTCAGGCTGTCTGCCTCTGATATTACCTCGGAGGTTGTGATAACAATTGTAACATAAAAATCTTATATTTTCAAGTTTATGATTTGTCCAATCATCATCCATGTGGTCTAATACTAATGGAACGTTTCCATCCGTAATTCTACTTTCACTATACCCACAATTATGACATTCATGTGGGAACTCTGGCATATTATCTGCGTTATTGATTAATCTCTTCTTTAAGAAATGTACACCATAATCAGGATATTTACCATCCAAAATGTCTTGAAGCGCATATCTACCTTTTGAAACATTATATGGTTTCTTTACACCTTCACCTTTTTGGTTCTTATGTAGTTCATATAAAGTTTTACCAGTATCATCGTCTTTGTATAATTTGGAATATTTCTGATAAGTAGTAAATGATACATTAAGGAATCTTGCAGCAGATGAGTTAGATTTGGAGTTCTTCATCGCATAACGGATTTGAGCTTCAGTAAGGTTAAGTGGAGTTCTTCCTTTACCTAAAACATAACCATTTGGAAGTTTTGTTCCTTTTTTGTAACTACTCATTTGTTTCCATTTTTATATAAGTATCATTGAGAATACTTATTAATCAACCTTTGTAAAAATTGAAGGTCTCTTCTTCTTAGTAATTGGCGATTTTGTTGAACTCTATCTGTAAGAGTTAGTAACTTACGTTTCTCGTTATAGGCAGTTATACCTTTTATATGAATTGGATTTGAGTATACGATTTCAGTAACTTCATTTAGAATCAGCGTGTGTCTAGCGAGTTCACTTTTTACTATTTCCATAAGATTTGTATTGATACTATTGTAATTGCCAGAATTAATGATATAAGTGTTTTTAGAGTAATACCCTCATTCATAAAATACCAAGTTAGAAATGTGAATCCAAATATACCACTACCAAAAGCAATAAACCTACCAGGCCACAATGTACCATCATAATACTCAGCTATCATACGAGTAGCCATAATAAATATGTAACTTATACCCGTACCAGCCACGATGGACACTATCAGTGGGTTTTTTTTAAACCACGGCCATACGAATTGTCCGTTGGTTTGAAACCATATTAACGATTGTCCTATTATAAATAGAAGTGTTCCTATTAATAGATTTCTCATCCCTCATCTAAACCTTCAGTATTATCGTATGCGTTTGGTGATGGCATTCCTGAGTAGTGACACCATTCCCCAAAACCTTCTTCTTGATAATCATCATCAAATCCTTGATTGTCTGGATGTAATAGGTCAATACCCTTTGACATTTCGTCATCAATCCAACGTTTAATCTTACTCATTGATTACCATTAGAATTTCTTGTTCACGATACATATTGTACTTCTCACCATCCAACTTCATTTGGATACCAGTATTTGGTACAATTACTCTATCACCTACATTTAAAACCATAGGTATCAATGTACCATTGGATGTGTAGATACCATTTCCAACTGATATTACTTCACCATGCATTTGCTCTTTAGAGTCTGATGGTTTGTAGAGTCCACCTTTAGTTTTCTCTTCTTCTTTGATAGTTTTGACTAACACATAGTCATTCAAAGGTTGATACTTCATAACTTGTTTTCCTTTATTATTTACTAATATACAAAATAAATCTGAGATTACCAAAACTTTTCACCATTAACAAATGACTTTTGGTTAGATATAGCTTTCTTCAATTCAGATTTATTAACTTTTTTCTTAGTGGTATTTTTATTCTTTAAACTCACCACCTTTTTAGATACTACCTTACGTTTAATACCAAAGTGTTTCTCATTATACATATCAATTAAACCTTGACCACCCATACCCATTGCAATAATATTGGTATCATCTGGTAAGTATTTAGTTGAACGTGCATTGTTAACTTTATCAATGTGGTCATCGAATATATCCATTTTTGGCTTTCTACACCGCTTTGGTATATGTACAACTATTGTTTTTAAGTTATCTCTCATTACTTCATATTATTACTAAGTATCTCCTTTAGTGCCCATAAATCGTTTAGTGACCGGAATCTTACATCTGTATCAATTATCTCGACATACATTCCTTTAGAATTCCACTCATCTGATGGATTTGTAATTAATTCAATACCATTCCATGTTGATTCATAGTAATACCAGTCCCCAACATCCGAATCATACTCATCAAATCTATCAAATCCAAGCTCTATTAAATCTTCTTTAGTCATCCATTCTCCTTATCGTGAAGATACGATAATACACGTATCATACCATAAGTAGTAGAACCACCAAGTATTCCGATAAGTAATAGTAATAACCAATCCATAGTTTAGTCCATTTCATCTTTAGGGAACCTACTATAATTGCCCATGCCATCATAATCAGATGGGTTAGGTTGATTATGTCTTTGGTAGTAATCTTCTTCTTGCTTTTTAGAACCATTATTAATGTTCCAAATAGTAAAGTACATATACAATACAAAAATTACAAAACCTACAAAATACATTGAAAAGCTCATAACTATTGTATTTCCGTGTTCTTAATTTTGTCTATTAGTAGATAGAATAGGATTAAGGTACTTGGCCAATGTGAAGAGTATTGTGCTTCTTCAGTACGACCCATCGAACCTAACGCTACTGAATAGAGTAATGCGATTAATGCGATTAGGGCTGGTGCCCATTTGGCTAACTTTTTCATATATTTATTTGTTTTTAAGTTTTATAGTCCGTAACCTTCAATACCATTGTTTTTCTGAACCTCGATAGCCGTAGCACGTTTCTCGTTGGGGTTCTTAGTACTTGTATTGTTGATTAAAATACGTTCACTACGACCAATACCCATTACCAATTGGTGAAATGGAATTCCTAACAAGTCCATCTCTTGGATGGTAGTGTCTCTTAGTTCTTCTGGACGTGCAGTAGTCAACACAATGTGGTGACCTTCTTTGAACATCTTAGTTAGAATCTCAACAGCGCCAGGTAGTGCTTTGGAAGTGAACGGGTCAATATTTTCGAATTGTACTTGGTGAACTAAAGTCCCATCAATATCGCTGAAAATAGTTTTTTGTTTCATGTTTATTATCTCTCTCTCTCTTATTACAGGTGTAATATACGAAATATATTCGACATACACAAGTTTTTATGTTAATTTATTGTTAAGTTTGACATCTTTTCTGATAGTCGTTTCATATGTTTACAAGGGGTGTATCTACGGAACTCACGTGCCGGACACTCACAATCTACAATCTTCCAGTTCTCAACTGATACATTGTAGTATTTTAGCTTCTTGGTCTTCTTATCGCGAGACCCCATTTCTCTATACTGCCACTTCTTCATCTTCTGTTCGAATTAGTTCATACAAAGATTCCGTACTCAAAACCGATGGTTCACTCCATTCAAGTTTGTGTTCACGATACTCAAACTTTTCAGCAATAGTTGATTGAGCCTCAACCAACTTTGTTAAATGTTGTTCTAACTTATTAGAATACAACAACAAATCTGAATCCACTTTGATTTGGAAATCATGCCCACCTTTGGGTTTCCAATGTGGAACTTCACCGAATCCTTCCGGACCTACGTTATAGTTTTCGTAATACTGACAACCAATTATTATTTTACAATCCATATTTTATTTTTTAATACCTAATGCGAATAAAACACCACCGAAAAACCCTAAGAATGCAAATCCCATTTCGTTTAAGGGGTCTTGGAAGTGAACGTAGTTTTGAATGTTACCATTAAGTGTTAATACACCCAAACTTAAAAACATTAAAGAAGCAACTAAAAACTTAAAATCAATTTTATTTATCATATCTCTCATTATTACAGTACTAATATAGTGATTATTTAGTCAACCACCAAACTTTTAATGTTAAGAAATTGTTAAAGTTGAGCCACTGCTCTTTCAACAATCTTTTTGTTAGAAACGTATTGTGTAGTATCCTCAAGAGTTCTACCAAGATTCGTTACCTCATTGACAATCCACTCAACTGTTCCGAATCGTGGTGTGTTACTAACGTGGGTGTATTTACATCCACCCTCAATGTGGTTTCCGTTGTCGGTTTCGTAACTTGCGTTTCGAGTTTCGTACATATCAATCATACCATTGAAACTACCATACTTGAACATCTCAACAAAGTCTTTGATTTTATTAAAGTCTTCTTGTGGAATTGGTGACCCATCTTTCATAGTCACATAAACATTTAGTGAGTTACCCATACTAAAGTGTTCTGCTTTGACCTTACAAAGGTAGTTCTTGTTGATGGTCTTAACGTATTGTTTAGTCATCTGACCACCCTCAGTTGGCCCAATATTCAAATACCTACTACCTTCGTTCTCACCATAGGTGTAAGTTCTTAGAGCAGTCTTACGAACGTTGTAACGGACTCCTTGGAAGTCAACTTGGATGTTTGGATTTTCTTTCTTCATAACTTTTATATCTCTTATTATTACAGTACTAATATAGTGATAATTTTTGATATCACCAAATGTTTAATGTTAAGAAATTGTTAAGCTTTCAACCACATCTCGTAGATGGTGGTGTAACTTAATCGAAGCTGTTTTGCCAACTCTTGAAACACTCGTTCTCTGACAATAGTATCGGAGATTCCAAGAAAGTCGTAGACAGAACGTTTGGTTTGTAACATCCAAAGTAACCCAACGAAGGTTGAGTTCTCGTTAATCTCATTACCCAACTCATCACTTGGGTAGTTGTCTAAGTAAAATTCTTTAATTGTCATAAGCTTTATCTCTCTCATTATTACATAGTAAATATAGTGAAAAAGTAGTAGTTACACAAGCTTTTAATGTTAAGAAATTGTTAAATTTTTGTTGGGAAAGTTTTGACTGACCTGATGTTTGCGCCAGTCTTTGGACTACAATCCCAAATGTGGTCGTAGTTATCCCACTTACCATATCCTAAATTATCATAGTCTTGCCTGAATCTATCATATACCAACTCTCTGAGTTCTTCCTCATCCCAAGTTGTACCCAATGGTATTTGTGTGGGTCTTCGATTACTACGAGTGAACTTAATCTCCATATCATCATCCACGAATGGAAGTTTACGAAGGTCGTCTTCTACTGATTCCGCGTGAAGGATATAGTCAATTGGGTAATCTGATATAATTCTCCACTCGGACCAAGCCATACACCTCTCATCAGTAACACTCTTGAGTGCTGTTAATGGGTCTGGTGTATTGGGTTTTAATTCGGTAGTGTCGTTTAGGTCATGCTTCCAATACGAAATCCACCTATAATATGGATGTCTGACATTCACAATGTATGAGTAATCACTCGGACATTCTTCAGGCCATCCTTGAGTATGGGTGAATATCATACCAGGATTATCTTTATTTGGTAGGTGAGGATTTAGGTCTGAGTGTTCTCTAAAGAAATCTGCAGTTGCCCTACTTGCTACCTTAAATGGCGCAACCCATACAAACTTATGTTTATGTGAGTAGTTCACTAATATTCAGTATTGAAAAAGAATGTCTGAAATAATCTACCATCTTCTTTGTTAGTACCAAAGTAGTCTAATGATATATGAAACAAATCACCTCTATATAACACTAATCTATTATATTTATTAGCAATTCTATCTGTCATTTCCCACTTTGTCATATCTTGGGAATCCTTGTAGACTACATTAAGTAGTTCATCGTCAATTGTACCATCTGATAACTTAGGTGACATTTCCAATCCAGTCTCTTTGTGTCTAAACAATCCAGTTCCACCACTTAATGGTGCATTTGGTGTAAGATATACTAATGCAGCCCACGTTGTTGTTTGGTCAGCATGAACCCAAGAGCGGTCTCTTTGAGTGGTATATTGATACGCGCCATTATATTCATCGGTTGCCCAATATGTAATTTCACCTGCCGTGGGTCGTATTAGTGAATTTATGTATTCCTTGATAGTATCGTTAGCAAATGACTTTGTTCTGTTGCCCGGATAATTACCGGTGATACCAAATTCTTGAGATAACGCAAAGGCTCTTACATCATCTACATTCGTATAAAAATCATCTACGATTAATGAATTTACTCTCATAACTTATTTTTAGTTTTATTACATATTTTTAGAAATGACTTCAGGAGCGTTATCTTTTATCCAATCAAATAGTTTGCTTTTCCAAACTTTTTCTGGTAAGATTGAACCACCTGCTTTTTTGACTGGAAGTGAAAGGAAACCCTTAACACCACCTTTAATGGTCTTACCATCCCCATCCGTATAGAATACAGTATGTTGTGGGTTGTTTAGGATAACGTCAACTCTACCATTCATTCCTTTTGGTAGTGCTCGTGTAACTAATGACCAAACTGTATTTGAAGCACCTTCATGTGTTTTTAGAAGAATATCTTCAGGTACCATACGTTCTCTATTTTTATTGTTTTCCATTGCTGTTACATAATTTGTAAGAACCCAAGTCAAGTGAATGTTCTTAGAATCATAACCTGCTTTTTTCAATAAAGGAAGTACATCAGTAATATCACTTAAATCTTTTGCCGTGATATCAAACATAATGTTAGGAAGTGTCTCTGGATTGTTTGTAGCAGCCAACATATTCTCTAAAGACTTATCTTTAATACCCATGGCCTTTACCAAATAATGTAGTGTTGCCACGTGGTCTGGATCTTTTAGATTAAGATTACGAAGAGTTTGTTTACCACCCCTTGGCAATTCGGTGTTAAATACCTTGTTAACAATCTCCATATCCTTTGGTTTTATCTTTTTACCATACTTTTTTAGGATATCTGAAACTGTGAGTTTACCCATTCTATTTAAGACTTGGAGTTGTTTTTTCATTTCATCGACATCACGAACTTTAAATCCAGCTGAGTCTAAGAAGTTGGAACTGGCAAATCCCTTACCACTTCCAGCACCACCTGCCAAGAATACTACTTGACCATATGGTTTTCTATTGTTATATGTAATGAGTTTCTCATCGAGTTGTTCCTCGGTGATTACTTCCTTTATCAACTTATTAATCAAATTCATATTAGTCCTTTGTTGGAAAGTTTTTAGGGTCTCTACCAGTTTTGTATGGAAACATTCTATTTAGCTTGGATTGTCTCGATTTACACCCACAATCATCCACACCAACTGCATCAGCAATTGATTCTGCTAACTTGTCTAATTTAGTAGCAGATGTTATTTTTGCAATTGTATCACCCAATCCTTGGGATTTAGTATCCTTCATAATCATTTTCCAATCTTACGTTATAACCTTCTTTTACTAAAGCTTCTTTGACAAGTTCTAATGTAGAGAACTCACCTATCTTTATTTCACACTTACCAGTTCTATGTACTAATTCAGCAATAGATGCTCCATGTAAGTCTGAATAACCTAAGTAACGTTTTAAAACAAACACTACGTCTTCAAACGAGTGGATATCATCATTTAATAAATATAGTCGGGAATCCATTAAAGGTCAAAATATATAACTTGTTTTATATCGTAGTCTGATTTTAGTATGTAAATATAGTTTGAAACCTCTTGTTCGGTACAAACTTCGGCTCTTATGTTAGTACCACCTTCAGTCTGAACATACATCAATGTATTGCCATCTAAACTTTGTACTTCACTACTAAGTCTTTTTATTATTAGATTCATTTTCTCTCTCCATAACTAACCGTAACTCTTGTAAGTTTTTACACTTTTCATATTCTTCGATATTAGTGTAATACTCAAGTAGGTTATCTACTATGTTTAACTTCATTTCACTATGAACGTCCGGATTGTATAGTATAATATCATATACTTCGTCTATTGCCGATTGTTCGTAGTTAATCATATAATCATAAATAGTTTTAAGAAAGTTAGTAAATCACATAAAGTTGGATTTTATAATGTATCCGAGTACACCTATCATTGAACCAAATAAAATCCATAGAGCTTTGGTAACACCATCCTTCCAATCTTTCATTTTTTCAAATTCGGTTAGTACGCCATCATAGTACTCTTGTTTGTCTTCGCGGTCATATCTATATACCGTGTTTTTATTGACACGTACTATTACACCATCTTCAGGATTTAAGAGTGTAAATTTTATATCAGATACATCAGTCTTTAAGTCTGAATAATCTTCTTTCATCTCGTTAATACTCACTTCCATACGTTTAAGTTCACCATTTGGTAACTTACCCTTCATTTCAGCAATTTCTACAAGAATTTCTTTAAGTATATCTTTTTGCGTATTAGCCATTTACGTAGTCCTAATTGAATTAAGTAACTTATGGTTATAAATAGTCTATATGATATCTAAGAATGTGTTAGATAGGTAATTTTCTATTAATTCAGTCTTTTCATTAGAACTGAGATGTTCTACTGCGAGTACTGACTTAACTCTGACATTTGGATATTTCTTTTGTAGATTACCCACTGCTCTTACATTCTTAATGGAGTCATCCATAAATGCGATGTCAGTATATCCTTTTTTGATATGTTTTTCAATCCAATCTGCTTTGTCCTTTGGATTGTTAGATGCGAGTGCTACTGGATATACATCCATCCCATACTCGTCTTTAAAGAACTTTCGTATAGGGAAACCTAACTTACGTGCAGTTAAGATTGTTACCTTCTTAGAAGGGTTCTTTAACATACGCTGGAGTAGTTTGAAGTTCTTCTTAATAACTTGTGGTTTGTTCAACATACGATTGAAGTCACTAAAGTCATACTCGTCACCAGATTTTTCGGTATACTTTGCATATTCCTCTGGCGATAGTGTGGTCTTAGTCCCATCTTTGTGTTTTACATAGATGTACGACACTGTTGTTGCAAGTGTGTCATCAAAGTCAAAAACTCTTAATACTTTAGCCATATTACTTCAATTTAGGGAGTCCACCAATCTTTGGGATTCGTTTCTTCCACTTCTTATAAATTTCTTTTCTCTTCTCAATTGTGATTACATCATCATCAACCAACGAGTCTAAGTAATCATCAACCACTTTTTGGTAGGGTTGTTTCATTGTCTTTGCTTTAGAGTACAATCCGTGGATGTTTGCATCTACCTCTTTTGGTAGTAAGAAGTATTTGTAATACAATTTAGGATTAGACCGAATCTTTCGTCTCATCGCAGTATCACCTCTCATCCTCTTACCAGACTTCTCTGCGCCGGAACCCTTGCCATGTGTTAGGTGTTCTATCTCATGTCTTACTAAATCTCTGAGTACTGGCTGTATCTTTGAAAATACACTACCATTAACATCATCGGAATGAATACCAATATTTACTTCCAACGATGGGAAATCCTCATCAGCTTCAGCTGAACCATCTATAAAGAACTTACCTGGCTCTACACCATCCTCAGTTACTGCGAGCTTGAGTTCAACCTCAACACTAACACCACTAACTTTATCAGTGTAGTCACCAACATATAATGTTCTATTTTCACCTTGAAATAGGTTTTGCATTGTACCTACCATTGGCATTGGGTCTTTACGAACATCATACCCTTTAAACTTCTTTGGCTTCTCTTGAGTACCACTACCCTTAATAGCATTCTTGATAGTTTTGAATACGTCTTTATTGATTTCACCCGTGAGTTTATCGTACATTCCTTCTAATATGAGTTGTTTTAATTTCATTACTAATATACGAATAATTTATTAAATATCCAACTTTTTGTCGGAAGATTTGAAATCTTTTTTACGCATCACTGTTTTTGCGATTGCCTTGTTTGCCTGCTTCATAAATGGAATGTTAAGATTTGTTCTATCATCCACAGCCACCAATGAGTTATACTGATTTAAAAACTCAACAAACTCTTTCTTCTTCTTACTCAATCGTTTAAAGAACCCTATGAGTTCTGCTTGTGATATCTCTTTACCATTACGGGGGTCGTTCAATCTATCAAAGAAATGTTTGTCAGTTAGAACTACATCTACTGGATTGAGTTTCTTATCTGCGAATTGGTCAATCTTCTGAAGGTCTCCCATTGGGATTTCGTTGATTGGTAACTTACCCCAACTCTTTTCTTTGACTATTTTTCTACCACCATCTTTTACAGTTACCAAATGGTTCTTGTCGTAGTATATCTTTACATACTCGACATTCTTACCACTTTTGAATAGTTTTTCAGAACCATACTTGGCAACATCCTTCATAAAGGAGTCGGATACCCTTTTGATTATCTTTTGAACTGGTTTGTTGTTTGAATCAAATCCAACTAAATGAAACAAAGTACCACCAAACTCGTTGATAGATGATTCACCTACATTGAGTCGTTTATAACTCTTATCTGCTTTGTCGTATTTCTGATTGTCGTGACCACACTTATGACAAATGTATAAGTCATCACCACCATCTTTCTTCATCCAAGTCGAACCACAATTGTCACACTCAATCTTATCAGCTAGTACGGATTCTTCTACCTTATCTATAATACGATACTTTAGGAGTGGTCTACCATTGATTGTGATATCACCTTTTTCATTCTTACCGATTGACTTTACTACAATTCTCTTGTTCTTGAATTTACCACCTAAAACAGTATCACCCACTTTAATTGGTATTTTGATATCTTCTTTGAGTGGTTCAAGTCCGGCAGATTTTCTCAACTTATTTAGTTGTGCAATAGTCTTCTTTTGCTTTGGAGAGCCGGGCATTTGCTTCATAGCCTTGTTGATGAGCTTCATCATATCAAGGTCAATACCTTCGGCAATTCGAACACCCATATGTTGTTTGTATAGTGACATTATATTAGTTTCACTTTTTTTAAATACTTAAACATTTCGTTACCAAGCTTTTCACCAAACTTTGAGTCTGATGGGTAGTGTGCTCTTCCCACATTTCGTGAGTATGATATGTCTTTTGCTAAGTCCATTAAATTGTGTTGATGGTCCGGATACATATCACTCAAAACCAAACCAATTAACACACCTTGAGTTGAGTGTCCGCTTGGATATGAGGGAGTATTCATAGAGTCCAACTCAGTATCCTTCATTGGGACATTCACCATTGGGTGTTTTGCCAATTGTTTGGGTCGTGGTCTATTATATAAGTATTTAAGTTTAGTTATGAAAATACGAGAATCGTCAATCAATATATCCACTAATCCTTTTGGGTAATCGATATCTACTGTATTACAATAGTCTTTGAATACTTTAGATATATCATCCATTTCTTTTACGAATGAGTTATCCATAGGGAGTTTAGCAAGTTGGTGGAGTTCCATCTTCGTTTTGGAATTATCATTACCATGTGGTGGTTGACCTGCGAATTGCTTCCATTCAAAGTCAGCCAACATAGATGGAGTTTCCTTCATCACCTTCAAGTGTTTAGGGTCAATCTCATCGGAGTACCCCATTGACTTGAGTTCTATTATATCACTAAGTTTCACTTTTTACTATTTTTTAGCAAACTTTTCTAAGCCTGCGATGCCAAAACAACCAAGTGTTATAAACACAAATGAGTTGTATATGAATTCTTGAACTACCAAATCTTTACCTAAGTAACCAGTAATTAAATCGGCAGCTGCGAATATTACCATTACTGCAAATGATAGAAATCCTATTACATTTTTCTCGTTTACATCGTTGTCATCTTTAAAAATGTCTTTAAAAGCCATAATCTTTCTCCAAATTGTTTTCATGTAATGTAACTCCTTATTGATTATAAATATGTAACGATGTTAAAACCCACTTAGTACAAGTTCATCTATTGCATCTTGTATTTCTTCTTTTGTAGCACTAAGTTTAAAACTCAAGTCAGCTTGGTATCTTTTTTTAACTTCATCATACTGAAGTATTATAATAGTAGGTACTACTACTACTTGATATTCTTTTTGTAGTTTGGGTTTTTTAGCGATATCAACGTGTTCTATATCACAATCTTCTAAACCATCTACCCACTTAACTGAATTAGATTCGTTCCAAGCAGCATTGAAGTGTATTACAACTATCTGAGCTTTTGATATATTTGTAATGAATAGTAATGATAATATTAGTAGTATCTTTTTCATGTTACCTCAACTCATCTATTTTTTCTTCTATACGCTTCATGTCCTCTTTTATCTCAGTAACATCACCTTGTGTATTAAGAATAGTATTACGAATCATCTGGTCTTTCATATCGAACTCCATCCGTGTTACTTCTGGATCGGGTGGTATTGGTAATTCTTTTGCATCTTCTATGTCAGATTGTAATGTAAACCACATACCTACGACAGTGGCAACAAAGAATAAGATGATTCCTATTGTTTTTAAATCTAAAGTAATTTGAGTTCCCTCATCTAACTTCTTAGCCATAACTTACTTCCCCTCTTCTATTTTTTCAAGTTCTTTTTGTATTTCTCTAATATCACCAAAAATATTATTTATCGATTGTCTAATCATTTGGTCTTTTAATTCATATTCCATTCTTGGTACATAGTCAGTTGGAATCTTAGATTCTACGCTTGATATCTTTAAATGTATGAATATTATGTGGAGTATTACTATGATAGTCAATAATAATGTTCCAATATTTTTTTTAAAGTTTTTCATGATATTATAATATAATAAAGTTTATACCAGTTGAGAATTCATACCAACTACGATTCCAATATTGATGATATCTACCTTCAGTAAATATACCCAATGACTTATTGAATCGGTATCCAAGAATTAGTCCACCTGAATAATCTATCCATTGCCCATTGTGAAATTTATGGTAACTATAATCATCGTCTAAGTCAAGGTGATATGGTAACAAGTTTGCCCACGAGTGTAACCAAAAGTTTTTAGAGTATTTGTAATAATCAAATCCTAATACCAATGAGTGTTCCCATTTGTTAGGTAACTGATTTCTTTGGTTATTAGCATACTCTGAAAGTATTTGTGGTACAACCACTTCTTCGAATACTGCGGTACTATTAGCTACTATTTCACCATTAGGATTTGTATAAACATCACCCAACCCCAATGTATTCCAATTGTACCCCATATCGGTAGCTATTTTCATCCATGGGATACTACCATCAGGTCTTATACAATCGGCAAATGGGTCGAATCCATATGGTTCTGAGATACGTTGCATTGCACCTATATTAATTGAAAACTTTCTATTGAACTTATGTCTAAGTCTTTCTGAAGACTCGAAATAACCAATATCAGCAAACCCATCCTCTAAGTATTCTACTTTAAATACATAGTTGTCTGCAATGTATCTTACAAAGTGGTCTTGATTTAAGAACTGCTTACCTTGTTGTCTTCTATAATCAAATTCGAACAAATACTCGAATCCACGTGATTTACTTCCTATGGTTGCTGCATCTGAGAATGAGTTTTCAGTACCATTCTTAAACCTATTCTGAATATTTGGTTCATATCCAAATCTCTGAATCTTTCTCAATCCAAATACTGCTGAGTAATCGTAAGGAGTTACAGTTGTTGTCGTACTTAGCCCATCCGTAACTGAGTATGTGGTAATATCCGAAATCGAATTATTACCATTATATGCACCATAGAATGTAGCAAACTTAGTAATTTTATTTAAATTCTTTTTGAAATCACTAAGTGTTGATTTATCATCTTTAGTTTGTGCTGACATTGTAAGAGGTAATATCAGTAATAACAATAACTTTTTCATATTAATCTTCCTTTACAATTTTTTTATTAAATCGTGTACCATGGTGTTCAATTGATAGGAAATAAACACCATTTGCTAATGATGACATATCAATTGTTCGTTCTTTAGAATTTTCAACAATCAATTTACCCATAAAGTCGTATAAAGTATATGTAATATCCAAGGTAGTTCTGATATTTAATGTATTTGTTGTTGGGTTAGGATACACAACAATATTTTTAAAGTCAATATCATCAATACTAAGAGTACCATTGACAGTAGCACAATAATCATACAGATATTGACAATCAGTGTCCCACGAATTAGTACAACAATACTCGTCTACATCAATTACCCAAGCGTAACATGGGTCATTTAACCAATATGGGTTACCAGGCCCATCTATACACCCAGCATCATATAAACACGCCGTAGTGTCAGAAACATTAGCATTTGGGTTATAATTATGAGCATTTGGGTCAGTACAACCATATATTGGGGTAATACAACTACCATTATCAGTATTAGCTAATGGGTTGTAGTTAAGTGACGTTGAATCAGTACAACCATAGATAATTGGAATACATGGGTTTGAAAAATCAGTAGCCGATACTTGATTTGTATTAGCATCAGGATTGTAGTTAAATGAGTTAACATCCATACACCCATAAATGTAAGGAACACAAGTTCCATTATCAGTATTAGCTAATGGGTCAAAGTTAAACGAAGTTGAATCAGTACAACCATACACTCTAGCGATACACGACCCATCATCCGTGTTAGCTAATGAATCGTAATTATAAGATGTTGGGTCCGTACACCCATAAATTACAGGAACACATGAACCATCATCCGTGTTAGCTAATGCATTATAATTAAATGAGGATGGGTTTGTACAACCATAGATATAAGGAATACAAGTACCTGACGTATTTGCTAATGGGTCGTAATTCCACATTGTTGAATCCGTACAACCTACTTTAATAGCTATACAAGTATCAGGCGTATTTGCATTAGGGTTGTAATTAAATGACAATGGATTCATACATCCTAAAATAACAGGAATACACCCACCATCATCGGTATTAGCTAATGAATCGTAATTAATAGATGTTGAATCGGTACATCCGAATACTTTTTCGATACAAACATCACCAAATGTTGGTTGTGAATCAACTCTTTGAATTATGGGGAATTGTAATGTAGTTGCTCCCCAAAACGGAACATCTACAATAGTATCACCTTCAGGACCATACAACGTATATGCTATCTGAGCGATTGAGTTTTGAGATTGAGTCGTTGTAAATAGGTACAAATCAATTGGTTCATAGATGTTTAAAGGTACATCAAACGTTAATTCATAACCATCATTTGGTCCCATTTTAAATTGAGGAGACAAGTTATCACCTTGTTTGATACCTAACCAAGTACCACCCCAACCATTTGAGGCGCCATCTTTTATTTTTAAGGTATAATCGCCAGTCATTATCTCACTGGTGTTAGCGGTATCTACATAGTTGAATGCTGATGTGTCAGTACATCCTACTATTCGGGCTGGCCCACACGTACCCGTGTCTATTGTAGCACTTGGATTGTATGTGGTTGAGAATGGATTCATACACCCATAAACATCAGACGCGCCTGAAGAACATATCCCTCCAGTATTAAATTGTGGAGATGTGAATTGATACCCAAAGTTACCATTTGGAATTGTATCAGATAACGACCATAATAGATTACCTGAACAATCATATACTTTTAAATCACCATCTACTTGACCACCAAATAAAGTACCATTTAAACCATCACCATAAGAATCGTTAATTACAATATCTACTAATACATTTGTATCAACACAAATGTAATGTGATATAGCTATACCTGGTGATGCGCCAGAATAGGTCCCTTGAGATGCTGTATATACTGCTCCATTATTGTCATAAAGAATCCAACTTGATTCACTACCATAGTTATCGGGAGTGAATTGTACGTCTAAGTAAGTTTCACTTGAAGAACAAGAAAGTGTATCTGCTGGATTCCCTATACACTTCCCATCACTTATTGTAGCCCATGGGTTGTATTCGGCAGAAGTGGTATCAGTACATCCTATAATATCAGCACAATCTAAACACTTTTCCCAACAATTAGTATCTAATACTACTGATGTTCCATCTACAATAAGATTTCTATTTGTAAACCCTGCGGCATCTAATAAGAAACAAGTAGCGTATGGGTTTTGATTGTTTTGCATATTTGGTGGTAACTCTTGGTCAACCCAGTTATCAACTGAGTACTTCCATAACCAACCTGGATTGTTTAGTATATCAATAGTACCTGTCCAAATACCATCACCATCTGAATCAGATAAAGAATCTGCAATACCACTCCAACTATTAAACTGCCCACTTACATAAACTTGAGAGAACGTGTCATTATAAGAGTTCATATCTACTGCAAAAGTTACAGGATATTTACATTGACCATTATTAATATTAGCATTAGAGTCGTAAGTTGAAGATAATGTATCCATACAACCTGCGTATGGTGGTGGTTGTGATAGGAGATTAACAGTTGTATCGTATGAGTAAACTGAGTTTGCACCACTAAATAACCCTAATGTCATTGGGGCTATGTTTACAAATGTATCTTGAGTTGCGTTTCGTAACCACACAACCGGAGGTACACCTTGATTATCCCACCATCTAGTTCTATTAGAGTTAAGTATTATCTTAACATCACCAGTATCACAATTTAAAATAGTGTAGTTGTAAGTACTTGGATTAGTTAAGGAAACGTAGTCTTTGTAGTATAATGTATCGTTACCTTGCTTTATTAAAATTGACTGGTCGTTTGAATATACATTTCCACTGGTGAATATGTATCTACCAAATTCTACTTTTAACTCAAACCAACTTGTACCTTGTGCTAATGTTACAGTTGGTAATAACAATAGTAATAAATTAATTAAATACTTTTTCATAATAAATTCCGTGGATGATTTACGTTACTGTTATAACTATGTAATATTACTATAAAGAGATTAACATATCTAATAGTTCTTGTTGTGGGAACATATCAAACTTATCTTTACGTGTATTAGTATGAGTCCACATACCCTTTACTCTACCATAGTATGCATCTTCATTGAATTCAAATCCACCTGCACCTTTTTTCTTTACTTCTTCTACTAATCCGCTTCTTACATCAATGTTATCTCTCTCACCAATCCATAGAATCCACTTTCTAAGTGCTTCGATTTGGTCATCGGAATATTTGTGCCAAGTTTTGAATCCTCTAAATGGGGTGTCTAACTCAACCAACTGAGATTCATGAACTCGTGTACCGGCATATGTTTTACCATCTTTAATCCAGCCAAAGTTACACACTTCAATTCCTACTGAATGTGTGTGCATATACTGTGACCCATTCTTACCTAAGTGCCACCCATAACCACCTTCAGGAAATGCTTGTACCATTACACCATCATAGTCTTCATTGTTACCTTTTACTGATGGACCACCTAATACAAATTCAGTTGCTACTGCACCACGAGAATCTCTACCCCATTGGTCGATACAATTGAATGGGTTGTGCCACCCTGCAGTATGATGTAAGAATATATACTCTTTATTAGTTGGGCCTGATTTATACTCACCATTAGGTAAGTAATGTCTATTAACAATTAGACAATTTTCCGTTTCGAATGTCTTTTCTGAGTCATCAGTAGTAGCCAAACCCATACAATCCCAAGTGGAAGCGCCAACGATACCATCAGCAACCAAACCATTGATTTTTTGGAATTCTTTAACTGATTTCTCAGTTCCTTTACCGAATATACCATCTGCGCCAATTTCTAAAAACTCTTGTAATAATTTAACTTCGTTTCCTTTTGAACCTACTTTTAGTAACATACTATTTTCCTTTTTTGCGGCCGGCACAATGTGCTTTTTGACTAAAGCCTTTTGGGTTATTACAATCTATGGATTTTTTATATGAAGCTGACCACTTCTCATCAACCGATTTGATTAAACGTTCAAGTGCTTCTTCATATCTACTCAATCCACTCATATTACATATCCTTATATATAAGTATCTACAAATTCCAAAGGAATTATCCAGTCACTTCCGAATGGGTCTGATACTCTAAGTTCTTGCTTTTGTTCGTTGACCGATATAAGTGTCAGTCGTTCTCCCCCCAACAGACTTCCCTTGTGATTGGAGAAAGTTTTCTTCATTATTAGCTTTCTTCCTATTTGATTTTGTAAATTTTTCATATCTCTCATGACTATCTACATAGTCTTCTAATTTATTAAGGTCTATTTTACCCATTTTGGATTACCTTTAACTTTTTAATTTTGTCCAAGAATTCTTCTACGGAATAAGATTTAGATTGTTCGTCTTTGATTGTCACTTCAGATAAAGTGTCCGGATACTTTTCTACCAATCTTACTAATATCTCAAACCCTTGGTCTGCCCAAAAGTTTTTGAATGAAATTTCACCTAAGACATTAGTTGAGAAATCAACTGATTCTTCGGTGTCTCCTGGTAGTAATATAAAGTATCTCATAGATTAATTAACTCAGAATCGTAGTGTTTTACACGATTCACCTTTATATTAAATATGTCTAATTCATACTCACCATTAGAAAAATCGTTAAAATCTAATATTTCTGATAATTGCTGTATGTAATTAAATGCATTTTGTGTAAATTTATTACCATCAAAACTAATTTCAATATCAGAATCTACATCTACATTGATTCTTTTACTTAAATCGAACTGAGTGCTTGGTTGTTCTAACTCAATATATTCTTTGATTTTATCTTTATCTAAATCTATTACAATTCTACTACACCAGGGTTCTAAGGCATGTAGTAATGCATAAGTACCATTTTCAATATTGAATTGTATATCGTACTTATGTGGTACGACTGGTTTCATTAACTTATCATGTTTACAATAATGCCCCCACTTTCTAAGGAAGTTACGAGTTGAACGTTGATTCTGAATCAACCACTCATCAGTCTCCCTATTCTTCATGAAGACCTCTCCATTTGGATTACGCTTCGCTCCATCTGCAAATCTACTACCTCTACAAGTCATATGATATACAAACCCATCCCAAGTCTGAATAAACTTATATCCATTCAGATGGAATCGATTAAAGATATCAGTATCTTCTTTTGATTGGGGTGCAAATAACGGGTCGTGTCCACCAATAGAAGTAAAGTCTTCTTTAAATAAGAACCATGGGGCAAATATACCCTCAGTAGTTTTACCTTGTTTTAACGATGGTAATTGTTCTAATAGCTTATCTTCTAAATCAACAAACTCTTCCGGCTCAATACCAAAGTCCAAAAGAATCTTTTCAGGACCATCCGGATGTAATGGTGGTTCGATACGAGTAAGTGATACCACACTTAGAGGTTTAATGTGTTCTAATACTGATTCAAGAGCGCCAGGACATAAATACATATCAGCATGATATATACCTACAATTGGCGTGGTAGCTACTTCGTTGATTAATCTATCGTATAGAATAGTATGACCCAATCGTGTTGGTCCTTCGTTTCGTATTGCCTTGAAGTTTGGGTCCGTGGTCATCATTTCTTGACACCACTCCCAAGTTCCATCGTTACTGAAGTCATCTGCAACACAAATGGTTGGTTCTGGCCCACCATTCTTTCTGATTGAATCGTATGACCACTTTAGGTACTTTAAATTATCACGAGATGGTTGGATAAATGATATATCTGATTTATTTAACATAATATTTTATTCATTTTAGTTAAAAACACATTCTCATGGAAGTGTTTGTTGTAATTATTTAGAGCCGATTTGGAACATTCATTATAGAAGCCCTCATCATCTCTAAGTTGTTTTGCTAAACTTCGTGCACTTTCTAAATCAAATCTATCAACCGATAGCATGGGTTGAGATAATCGTTGTGTATCAGCATCAACATAACCTATACATGGTATACCAAGAAAAGAACAATTCAATGAAAACGTACCTGCAGTGGTGTTAGGCATTAGATGTACCGCGTACTTATAACTTGATAGGAGTTTCATCCACTCTGAAAATGTAACGTGTGGTAATACCTCTACCAATTGGCTTTCGTTTGCAACTGTTCTCATTTTAGGTACTGATATTGGTTTGTTAAACTCACTCGATACCAAGTAAGAATCAAACCCACCATACCAAGAAGTGAAATTACCACCCATCATAACCTTTTCTTCTTTTGTAGTATTTTTTAAATATACAAAATTATCTTCAATAATCAAAGTGGGAATTGTGTGAATTTCTTTATCAGAAGAGGTTATACCTTTAAAGTAGTTAAAATCCGTTACATTTTCAGTAAGGATACCATCTACTTCTTGTAATAAATTATAATGCCAAATCTGATGATGAAGTTCTTTTGTTTGATATATTTGTGCGGTTGCCTCTTGCATAAACCAAATCTTCTTACCAAACTTCCTCAAGTCTGATACCAACTTTTCTTTTTGGTATACAAAATCTCTGAGTTTATCAGTCTTACTAATGAGTAGAATGATATGGTCGTATTCAGATTGTAATTGTTCCATCTGATAGAAACAATAATGGTCTGCGTTTAGAGCACAAAATTGAGCAAACTCAGTTCTCATATGTGGGTGGTTTCTATTCACCTTACCATTAAATGGTAACTCTGATATAAATGCTATTCTCCCCATAATTCCTCGTATGCTCTTTTTATAAAGTATGATGAGTTTCTATTCAATCCATTTTTAGGAATTGCATTAAAATGATATACCCACGCTTGTTCGTATAGATTATCCATACTATCACCCCACCACGATTGGCCAAAGTTAAGTAGGTTCTTACTCGACATATGATGTAGATTGAATGTGGCAGGTAACATCTTCAAATCAATTCCTTGAGTTTGTATCAGATAGTTTATAACAGTTTGGTCAGTACCCAATCCTGCTTTTTGCTTTTCTACCAAAGTATCTTGATTTTTAAAATAAAAGTCTAATACGTAATCAAAGAATTCTCTATGGGATTCGTTTACAATTTGAAATCCACCATTAAAGTACATACCTCTATCTAGCTTGTAACCATCGAACATATCTTTGTAATGTCTTAGTGACCTACCAGTCCATTCCCAACACCCCAAATCAAGAACACCAGTATACTTACGTTCGTTCATTTCAAAGAAATTAGGTGTATCTGGATGTACTATCGTATCGGAATCAACCATTAGAACTTGGTCAAATTCTATCTCGTTATGGTCAAGTATTTTAAATAAGTGATATCGTTGCCATGGGATAGTCATCTCTTCCCAAGTATATAACGCAGTATCCCAAATTACAACTTCAGCATTATTTTTCTCAGCCCACTTCTGCCAAGATTGAATACTGTAATTGTATGCGTGGTGCCTTCCACGACCTGCATCAATTGCCGGTATGAATATTATGTTCTTTTTCATTTATATAACTTGTTATGTAATTATCTATATCCTTAGTTGGTATCCAACCAAGTATTTCATTAGCGAGTGTATCTTCACAAAGAGTTACCAATGCTTCACCTGGCTTATCATCTTCATAAACAATATCATCATAGTTGAACATATCTGCTATGTCTTTAACAGAGTAGTTTTTACCTCTACCAAGTTCAAAGTCATACCCATATGCCCCTTGTTCCATAATCTTTACTAATGCGTCTACGATATCGTCAATATGAGTAAAGTCTCTACGTTTAGTACCATCACCAAAAATAGTAAGCGACTTACCATCTTCAATTGCCTTTTCCCATTTACCAATTAAAGTACAATACCCACCATCTTTTAGATGATGTGGTCCATATACATTGTAAAATCGTGTAATTGATGATTTCAACTCATAATGTTTCTGATAAAGTGAAATGATGTCTTCACCCACATCTTTTGAGAATGTATATGGATTCTTAAATCTACCACTATGTTTTGATGATGAACCAGCGTATATGATTGGTACGTTATTATTAGCACACCAATCTACCAAATTCAGAGTTCCATTTGCATTGGTAGTAAAATATTCTTTGGGTAATTTGAATGATGGTTGGATACGGGCAATCGCTGCCAAGTGAAATACAACATCAACATCCATAAACTCAGTAATGTTTCTGAGGTCGTGGTTTAGATACTTACATCCTTTTTGATGATTTTGTACATTACCAGTATAATAATTGTCGATAGATACTACATTGTGTCCATCTTTCAATAATCTTTTGATGAGGTTTGTTCCTACAAAACCTGCACCACCTGTAACTAATATTTTCATTATAAATTTTGTTTAAAAGTTCTTTCTTTTAATTTATTACGAGAAACCCAACTCCTACCGATATCCTTAAAGTAAGGTCGGTGATGATGTTTACCTGGACATTTTAGCGAGGATGGTTGCCTTGTTGGTCCATACAAACTTGCTCTTTCAGGATTACCCTTCCCAAAATCATCAATTGATGGTCCATATACACCTTCCATATTGTTTATGTTTTTCAACATTATTTTATTTATAATCCCCATACCAAATACACCAGGATTAAAACTCATAAACTTATTTGCTGCTAATCCAATGTAGTCATTCTCACCAAAATTAAAAGATTCTAATATAGGTTTTAGTTTTTTATCTTCTTTTGTAAGTAACCAATCATCTTCTAACCAAACTACACCATATTTAGGATTCATATTAGAAACATTATTTACCAAATAGTGTGCGGATTTGTAAAAGTCATACTGAGTTCCACCAAACCCGTGACAACTGAAATTATAATCTATATTATTTTGCTTGAGCAGTGATATGAGATATTGAATAGATGTATCAGCACTATTCCATATATCATTCATAGTAAACATCCAATATACATTTAATCCCGATAGGAACTCAATGTACTTTGGAAATACCATCTCATGTAAATCAATCCTATCTACTGCGGTTGTACACACCACCACATCATATACTTTGTTCGTTCTATTATACATTATCCTAATCCTTTCCAAGTCGCGCCATTACCAGTATAGTAGTGATTTACTTCGATACTTGGTGTATATAAATAGTTTTTACCTTCTTCTAAAATCTCAATTGCCCAATACCTATCTTCTTTTCCTGGAATAGATTCATCAAATGGATTCTTAACCAAATCTTTTTTATTGTAAAAGCAAAATGCATTGTGTAAGAATGGTCTATCTTCAATAGTAGAATGCATATTATCCACCTCTTCATCAGTTCCGAAATGAGACCATATGTATCTCTTAGTAATTTTTTTACCTCTATAAATTGGAGTTTGGTTTCCAAATACCGCCGAGTAGTACTTTAGTTTGGTTTGAACATAACCCAAATTCATCTTCGTAATCTGAGAATGTGCTGACAATACTAAAATCGTTTCATACTTAGCGAGTTTTACACCAAGATTTATTGCTTTACCAGGAGTGTAGTCATCAATAGTAGTCACCTTGATGTCACCTCTATTGTTAAACAACTTAACAACACCCAATGAGTCATCGGTAGAGTGGTCATCTATTATCAATATCTCAGCATCAGGTATATACTCCAACACTGATTGAATTGAGAACCCGATGTACTCGTGTTCATTGTGATTTCTAATTATAACACTAACCATCGAATCTTCCTGTATAGTTGTTTCTCGAATCCAATTCACTATCTTGGAAATCATTCCCGTGTTGAATAAACATCTCCTCTCTCATCGTGATATGGTCAGTCAAGTCCTTCATTTGATGAGGTAGTACTGCGAATTTGTTATCACGACCCGGCAAGTCATTGTCGGTAGTAAAGTGCTTTTCAATAGCCATTGCACCCTCACCAATCGCAACCTTTGCCGACTCTACACCTTGAATATGGTCTGAATACCCAACTGGCATATGTAGTGTCTTTAGTCGATTCATTCGATTAATATTTGACATTGATGGATTACAAGGGTAAGTAGATACACAATGTAATAAATAAAGGTCTGCAATCTTGATTAAGTTTACACTTTCTTTAATCTCATCAAAGGTAGATGTCCCAGTTGACATAAAGATTGTTTTGAAGTTTTCATCACAATACTTGATAAGTTCGTGATTACGAGATTCAAAACTTGGAATCTTCACATCTTCAACACCCAATTCAACAAGAAGTTCTGCATCTTTGATACTGAATACACTTGACATAAAAGTGATACCCACTTCATTACAATAGTTGATTAGTTCAATGTGTCTTTCCCTTGTAAGTTCTGCTTTCTCATAAATCTCTCTACGGCCATCTTCATCCCAAGCACCTGGCTTGAGTCTACTAACTGACCAACTTTGAAACTTTGCGTAAGTTGCACCACTTTCCTTTGCCGATAGAATCATCTCTTTGGCGAGTTCCATATCGCCACAATGATTCCAACCTATTTCTGCTATTACTTTAACCATAACTGATTATTTTTACTTGTATTTAATTTATATGTGTACCCTAATTCTAATAACCTTTCTGAGATTTCTTCGTTTATATTCATATCATCTTTGTATAACATCTCGATAAGTATCAGTTTAGTATTTTTAAAAAACTCCGCACACTCTAATATTTGAGGTTCTGCTCCTTCTACATCAATTTTTACAATATCGGGTCGAATCTCTTGTTTATCTGCTTTTCTTAATTTGACCTTTATTCCGTTATGTGTATGCTTTATACTATAACACCCATTGTTATCTTTAGCATGATTTGGTAAGCCTATTATCAATTCGGTGTCCTTATTAAATAATCCGTATTCGTGAAGAATAACTTTATCTGATTTGACGAAAGTTTTAAACTTTTCAATATTGTACGGGTGGGGTTCGTAAGCATGTATTGTGCTTTCTGAGAAATGATTGATAAAGCTTTCAGTATAGTATCCTATATTACTCCCTAAGTCGCAAATTAGAGGAATCTCAGATGAAATCCAGAACTCTTTTAATTTTTTGATTTCCCCATCTGCTTTGTTCTTTAAAGCTGCTCTGTTATTGACTGTCTTCATAAATTATTTTTTACACTTTCCAAGTCAGATTCATAGTGTATATCGGTTGCATCATCTTTGATACACCCAAGTCTTTTACTGACTTTACCTGCTTTTAGATAGTCGTATTTAAATATACGAACTGAACCACTTCTCTTGTAAGATGGATTTACTGTAATCAAGTCATCATAATTATTCTCAATCATATAGTCAATACACTCATCCAAAGTATGTGACCTATTTGGATTATCGGGTTGTAATCCAACCACAAGGTCATACTCTTCGTGTTTAATCTGACTGATTACATATTCATATACATCCACAACCTCAACATCACCACACAACTCAGCAGTCCTTTTGTGGAATCTTACTTCGTGTTGATTACAAATCTCTCCAACAACATCACTCTCAGATGATACGATAACCTCTACATGGTATTGACTTGCGTTTGCATAATCAACTGAATGTAGGAACATGGGTTTACCATCAATCTCTCTAATGTTCTTGTGTTTTAGTCTTTTAGAATCCAGCTTTGCTGGAATTATTGCTAGTACTCTCATAATTTATCTATACTCCATTTATATGCTTTGGTCTGACCTTGTATGGTCATTCCTCCTGTATGTGGTGTAAATATACAATTTAATTTTGAATTTTCCAAATTAAAGAATGGTGATTTAGATGGGTCACCAAACTCATTTTCTATAACATCAGTACCATACCCCCACAACTTACACTCGTGTAGTGCCTTTATGATATCAGTTTCATTTACAATCTCACCACGAGATGTATTTACCAAGAACTTAACACCACGTGAAAGTAAATCATAATCAATCATATGTCGTGTTTCATCCGTAACGTGAACGTGGAGCGATACTGCATCACATATATCAAACAACTCTTCCAATGTCTCAATGTTAGATTCATCTGAATATGGGTCGTAGATGTAAACCTCAGCATCAAATGCTCTACAAAACTTGGCCATCATCTTACCCAATCTACCATACCCAACGATACCAACTTTATAGTCTTTCATTTGCTGACCTACGAATGGTAGGTAGTCCCAGCTTTTATCTCGTTTGGTCACATTGTTTGAAATTGTGATATTTCTCATCAAGTCGAGAAGTAACCCAAATGCTAACTCGGAAGTAGATGGTAGTTGATTAATTAACTCAAAGTCATTTTTGTGACATTGGATTTCAATACCCACCGATTTACAATAGTCTAAGTCAATGTGATTTAGTCCAGTGGATGCGGTATTGATAATACGAACATCAGTACCCCACAACAAGTCTTTATCTATTTTGTAACTTTGTTGATTTGGGTTACAAAAGATAGTATCAATTGGGTTGTTAAGTAATAGTTCACTAACTTGGTGCCGTGTACCATTCTCTAACAAGTAAACCTCACCCTTTGTCTGAAGTAGTTCATATACCCCATCAAGGTGTTTTACTGGTGTTATTACTGCTATTTTCATTTGTAAAACTTTTTATTATTTCATCTATAACTTGTGTAGACGTATAGTTTACCTCATATCCAAATTTATCTCTGGCTTTCTTCGTATTTGCGAATCTACGAGTAATCTCCCTATAATTACCAAATGCTTCAGTTTTCGGTTGGAATATAATATTAGATTTAGAATTGGTTTTTTCTATTATTAACTCAGCAGACTTCTTTACGGACATTTCCTCATCAGTACCTAAGTTATAAATCTCACCATTCAGTTCATCTATATTATCTACCATAGATACTAATCCATTTACAATATCTAATGCGTGGGACATACTTCTTGTTTGAGACCCATCTCCGTGTATAACTATATCTTCATTTTTTATAGCTTTATCTACAAACAATGGTATATGCCCACCTGACCACCCTTTATTTGAACGGGGTGAAGCACATCCAAAGATTCTAGCGATTGATGCATGAAGTCTATTTTCAGATATCATATTAAGTACCAGTTGCTCATCGTGTAATTTTGACAATGCATATGAATATCTCTCGACATTAGGTGGTCCAATAGTGATTGGTTCATCTTCGGTAAAAGTATCTGAGTTACCATAGATGTCTGAAGTGGATGTAAACATCAACTTAGCGTTTGTCTTACTACAATATTCGAGAATATTATCCATCATCTTGAAATTAACTTTCATAACATCAGATGATGCTATTGAATTTTTAGGCGCTTTTTTATATGCAGCCAGATGACAAACTATATCAACCTCCTTAAATTTATCAAGACAATTTTCAGTTGTTAAATCTATGTTATATAGGGTGAAATTACAATTTTTAGGATTACCAAATGATAAGTTATCTACTGCAATTACATCATGCCCCTCTAAAATTAAATGGTCAGTAAGGTGACTCCCAATTAGGCCCGCTGCTCCTGTTACTATGATTCTCATAAGTCGTAGTTTTTTAATGGTCCGTTATTATTATTATGTTTGTAATACTCATACAATAATGTTCCTTTATATTGTTCGGCTACTGATTTGAATGTATTTTTTGCGTTTGTGTATTCCCAACCCCATCTTCGTTTCCATGCTTTGAAGTTAGAGGATTTTCCGAAGTGATGTACTTCCCCTCGGTTGGCACCATGGGCGGAGTTTTCACTTATCCCATACTTTGATTTCACCTCTTGTTGATTTAAACAATATAAGGATGGTATGACCAAGAGTGGGTGATTAGACCGATTTAGTTGCATTGCAACATCTGGAAACCATAGGTGGAATTGATAATCTTCAGTTGGAGTTACAACTTTGTTCCAAATATTAACATTTATACCCACTACCATCCAAGCGGGAAATTCTATAATGAATGGGTTAGACCACTTTTCTTTATTTCTTTTTAAAGATTCTGAGTTATGATGTGGGCTCATCCATCTTTTTGATTCGTTAGCTACCGATAAATGTGCTAACCCAATCATACCAAGACCATATGTACCCTTTTTAAACAACTCATACGAGTTTCCAGTATACTTACCCCTATCAATTACATTAAACCCAATAGCGCCAAATTCATCTAATTTACCATCTGAAATGTAAGTTGATAGTTTTTTAAAGAACCCATTAGTTATGGGTTTCACATCGTGTTGTAAACAAATAATATATTTACAATCAGCTCTATTTTCATTTATAAAGTCAATTAGAGTTTGAGTTGCCATTTGTACACCTCTACCCTTATTTTGTAAGTATGTTACATCATTATCTTTACAAATTTTCTTACCCTTTTGTATCTCAGAATCCGTTGATGCATCATCAACATTTATAAACTCAAACCCCTCAAAATCTATTTTAAGAACTTCACCCTTCAACATATCATAGTTGTTATGGGATGACGTGTATATGATAATATTCTTATGCATTTCTTACACTTTCTATTAATTTTATAGTGGGTTCAATATCACTCAACCCATAACCATTCCCCAATAAGATTTGTTCATAACTCTTATTGTGTAACTCAGTAAAGCCCTCTGAAAATTCTAATTCATCACCATCGACTGTTATACATCTATATGGTTTCCAATCGGACCAGGGTAAATCATTTGAATCAATACTTAGATTATATTTTACCTCAGCGTTTTTTAGTTTTATAGTACCACGTGAGTACAGTTCACCATTTTCTACTTCAAAGGATTCTACCTCACCAAATACCCAACTCAACATATCAAAGAAGTGTACACCAATGTTTGATGCAACTCCACCTGATTTATCATGGTCACCTTTCCAAGAGTAGTTATACCAAGTACCTCTTGGTGTGATATAGTCTAAAACCACATTATGAACTTTATTTGTGTTTTTAAACTTTTCTCTTAAAGCTATAATCGAATCGTGATATCTAAGTTGAAGAATGGTGTTTATTGTATTACCTGTTTCATTCTCCAAACTCCTCAATGCATCAAGGTGTTCAAGTTTAAGTACCAATGGTTTTTCACAAATTACATCACACCCATTTCTAAGAGATAACCTCATATGTGCATCGTGTAAGTAGTTTGGGGAGCATATTGAAACATAGTCAAACTCACCACGGTGTCTAAATAAGTGCCGGTCAAATCGTTCTGCTTCTTTAAAATAAGATGCAGTTGGGAAGTATTTGTCTATGTACCCAACACCATCATATGGGTCAAGAATAGCAGACAAATTATTACCAGTGTGCTTTATGGCTTCAACGTGTCGTGGTGCTATATACCCAGCAGCACCTATCAATGCAAAGTTTTTCATTTTAAAATAAATTCTACCGCCCTCTTGGATGCATTACCATCCCACTCAGTTGGTGTTTGTGTTGAGAAGTCTATTGGAAACGAAGATTCATCCAATTCGTCCAACCCAATTAATTTATTACCATAATCTAATGTAATAAGATGTTCAGTAGATGGTCTAAGGGTAAGAAGTGGCTTTGACAAAACACCACACTCACATTGAACACCTCCTGAATCGGATATTACACCACTACTTCGTTTAATATACGAAATAAATTCGGAATATCCAACTGGTTCTTTGAATATAATATTTTTATAGTCTCTACTAAGATTCTTTCTTAATCTTGGATGCGCCGGTATAATCACAGGCAATGAAAAATCCTCTAATTTAGAGAGTATTGAATCCAATATAATTGGGTCATCTACATTAAATGGTCTATGAAAAGTTGCCAAATAGTAATCGTAATCTATACCACTCATATCATCGAATGCCAATTCATACATACTATCAATTGCAGTGTTACCTGCCACATAGATTGATTTTTCATCAAATCCACTCTTAATCAGATTTTCAAACGCGGATTTTTCAGTACATATCAGTATATCACTAATCGTATCTATAATTTTACGATTTACTTCTTCCGGCATCGTATTATCATAACTTCTACATCCAGATTCAATATGGACTATTGGTATATTTAATTTAGATGCAGCAAGTGCTCCTGCCATTGATGAATTAACATCACCATACACTACAACATAGTCCACATCCAAATCTACCAACTCCCTTTCTATGGAAATCATTGCGTCTGCGGTTTGTTTTGCATGAGTTGATGACCCAATACCTAAATGAACATCCGGCGTTGGAATATCTAATTGTTCAAAAAATATTTCAGACATTTTGTAATCATAGTGTTGATTAGTATGTATGATTACATTTTCATGTCCATTATTTTTAAATTCGCGGATGATTGGTGACGCTTTTATAAAATTAGGGCGTGCTGCTAAAATATGAACTACTTTCATAACATTTCTTTTAATTTAGACACCACTATTTCTGAAGAGTTGAAATTGATACCACCCATTACTGAGTTGGTTATCCATTGATGATTATTGGTGTCCTTTAGTAAATAGTCTATATTAATTTCATCAATGTCATACAACCCATCATAATCATAGAAACTACCAATCTGACCAGAGTCTTTGATTAAAATGGTTGGTATACCCAACTGAATTGGTTTGAATGCAAGAGTTGATGGTGCTGATATAACGTATTTACTCTCAGCAATTAATTTGTTATCATCTTCAGCATCGATAATAATCTTGTAGTCTAATTCGCTTGGTAATATACTTTGAAGGTATGTTAGGTTGTTCTTAAACCCACCCTCATCTGCTCTACTTTTTAGTTTTATAACAACTGGTAAACCAGTTCGTTGTTGTAGATTTACTAAGTTAATTTTATTAAATACCGTATTATCAAAGTTAACTTTGAATGGTGACCTTCTATTGCCTAAAAAATTCACAATTACCAAAATGTGTTTCTTTTCCAAGTTTATATACTCGGATAGCCTATCATTAGATGGAATACCACCTGCAATCTGGTCTTTGTGTTTCACATCCTTGTCACCAAACACAAAACATTTATCAAAGACTACTTTGTAGCCCAATCTGAAATACCCTTTATCATTATTTCCGTGCTCGAAGGATACCATCGGACAATTCTTCTGATTGTATAAATTGGATAGTTTTGTTTTTGATGTATGTCTATTATCATCAGATATGATGAGGTCATACTTAGTGACATCACACGTGTTTTCAAATACCGAATCAAATAAATGTAAGTAGTCTCCATTAAACTTTAATCGCATATCTTTATCACCAACCCACTTGTATTTATTGGTCATCTGATATACCTTTAGTAGGTCTACCTTATATTCAGACGCAAGTATGGGTAAGATGGGATATAACCGCTCCCCAGTTCTATACTGAGATGTTATAAACAATATACGTTTCATAAATGTGATTTATGTGTTATTATACCATCGTTTCTACCATCACCACTTAGATACTTAAAATCATAGTTATTTTTCCAAGCAACGTAATCAAAACTTAATTGGTCTCTCTTAGAACCATATTTGATTTCAGTCCACCAATTTTCCATCAGATTGATAGTATCTGAGTCATTGTGTTTCCGAACCACAACGCAAGTAAATGCCAATCCATTATTTTGTGGATATCCTTCAGAAAGATATCGTTCCATTTGGGATTTTATAGTTAATGGGTTATCTTTGTAAGTTTTACCCGACTCTTGTCCTAACCTAAAAATAGCATTTGCCTCTTGATATACACAATTTCTTTTGTCAAAACATTCCATATGGTCAAACAACGAAAGGTTACTCCCCCCTAACTGTGTGATATAATCTAAAACATTACCCTCTATAAGTTTATTACCATCAACCCATATACTGACATCATATTCAGTAAACCAACGATGTGGTAAAACCTTATACTTTCGTGCAGTTCTTGTAGAGTCCTCATATAATGACGTAATCTTACGAATCTCCCAAGTGTCAGACTCCATCTCCCTATCGGTAAAACAAACAAAGTCCACACCATCTGGTTTTACGAGTGGTTCATTGAGTGTGTCATACCCACCAATAATCGCTGTATATACTACTACTCTCATAAGTAAATCTCACTTCTAACTAAATTTGACCCAAGATTAGGCCTGGCAACTGTATAGGTTGGTGAATAATTTGCGATGGTATCATTCACTCCAGTTTGGTTACCCACATTAAACTTTGCCTTTGTTTTGATGTATAACTGAATACGAGTATTGATGTGTCTCATATCTAATGCTTCTTTGAAATTTAACCCTACATCCGTAGATTTAGTCCAATAGAACATAGGTAGGTCATACTCATTAATTTTTTGTTGGATTTTTTCAACCCCAACACCATCAAATCTATTTGATATTAGAAGAGTTCCGAAGTCTCCATCACAATGTTCTTTTATGATTTGGTCACCTAACTCAATTTCTTCTTTTGAAAAGTATAGTTCGGGTTCAATATCATCGAACTCCTCGAACTGCCAGAACCTCAACAACTCTTCCATAAGTGGTACATCTTCATCACCATAGATTCGGTAGTGGTCATTGAACACCTCCCCTTCAAATGAATCTACAAACCCATCTATATAGGGGTTGTTATCAAAAATAGTATGAACTACTTGAAGCGGGTCTGACCACGCTGACCAATTTTGTTCTAAGTGACCAAACATCTCTCTCAACAATTTTGGTGATGGTATCCAAACCTTACAATCGGAATACTTCTCCTTTAATTTTCGTGGGAATGCGGAGATAATTCCCCAATCCCCAACACCAAAACAAGTTCTTAGGATTACAAAGTTTTTACCTTCCAAGTATTCATCAGTAATATAGGAAGGGTCACTTAAAGGAAATCCTAACGCTTCAACCTCTTGTATAGGAATTACTTTATTATCGTATGTTCTCCAGAAAATCATTTAGAAACTGCTCTACCTTCCAATTGTTCCCAATCACGTTCAGGCCTAACCTCTACATTAGTTTCCCAACCACCTTCAATGGCGTTCATAGAAACTCCATGCTCTTTAGCAAAATTAATAATAGCGTTTACATCTTTGGGGAAACAAGTACCACCATACCCCAACTTACCATCAGGACCAGGTACGTGTAAATGACTATCTCCGACTCTACCATCTGCAGCAAATCCATATAGTGCCGTTTTCCAATCAACATCAATACATTGACTCAATCGATAGAACTCGTTCATCACTGCAACTTTTGTTGCAAAAAATGTATTATTCATATACTTGATGTATTCTGCCGTAGTTGAATTAGTATGGATGATGTGTCGATTCATAAATCTATCCGTAAACAATTCTTCTACCCGTTTAGTCAAGTCTTCACTACCACCAAAGATGATTCGTGATTGAGTCAACATATCCAACTTCGCAGTACGTTCGGTCAAAAACTCCGGAGAGAAAATTATATTGTACCCATACTTATCAATCAAACCTTGTGTAGTACCTGGCAAGACCGTAGACTTAATAATGAATATCGTATCATCATTAGGTGTGATTGATTCGAAAAAGTTCTCAATATACGAAATATCTTGAATCCCATCCATAGTCATTGGTGTGGGTAAGCATACAAACACAAATTCTTGTTCTAATGTTTCTTCAAGAGTATGAGTAGCTTTTAAGGGGTCTATGTCGAATATACGAACATTCGTAGTTGGGGAAAACGCGAATGCTTGTGACTCTCCAACGAAGCCATTACCTATAATACCAATAGTTTTTTTCATAATAAAATTGTTAAATTTTCTTTTGACACACGTTCGTTTCCAAAATGGAATTACACGAGGGTGTCGTAATATTCGTTTTGCTTTTCTTGTCGTTCAATTTGTTTTGGGTGGTATAAGGATAGTTCCTCTGCCCATGGTAGATTAGAGATAGTATCATATCCAACGAGTTTCTCGTGTACCTTATTTTCCCAACGTATCGTATCTGAGTTTTTGTATATTCTCCATTGAGGGTCTGGAAAGTTTACCCAACCCCCCTCGTTGACATTCCATCCCCACTTTTGAATATGGTTCTGAGTTAACCCTTCGACTGTATTTACTCGTGGTACGAGAATCACATCAACATCATTTACTTCCAAGATTGAGTGGATGTTATCCATAAGAGTTTCATGTGGGTACTCATCTGCGTCAATCTGAAAGATGTAATCCCCACTACAATGTTTGGTAAGTTCATTCTTTAAATCTGCAAAGTGTCCATCGAACTCATAAGGATACCATAGGAATTGAGTCTTCTCCGCGTTCATTTTACGGAGATATGTTTCTACCATTGGGTCACCATTCTTAGAATCCCATAATACAACTATCTCATCTTGTGGTTGTTTTAGTGTGATTAACTTTTGTAGTAAGGTTTGAATCTCTAAGAACTCATTACATACTGTGACTGCGTAACTGATTTTCATATATTATATTCCTTTTAAGAAGTCCGGAGTGTCATCCTTTTCAAGACTATCTTCTTGTCTACGTTTTGCTTTAGTATCTATCTTATCGAAGATACCATAATCATAGTTATATACCATAACAGTTGATATATTCTTTTCAACTAATGTACGATAACCACCTTTTAACTTCTTATTTCTAATCTCATTAAGGTAAAATTGTTTAGAGTTTACATCAAGATTTAATTTAGTCAAATCTAACTTTTTTACTTTCGAGGTTGAACTGATTACTTCATTTAATGAAGATGCCATTTTTAGCATTTGTGGTGGTGCGATGTGTTTTAAGTCTAAACAATGAAAGTATGTTTTAAACTTTGGCTGTAACACGAATACATAATAATCTCGGGCCTCACCAGATACTTTCTTGTATCTGATTTTAGCTACCATACCTTTCTCTAATTTTGACTTAGGTATACGAGTAGCGTCAGCAATTCGATTTCTATGCATTGTCGTGTAATCGGGCATTACTCACCTACTTTCTTTAGTTTTGGTAATTTTAATTCAGTTGGCGTGTCTTTCTTTTTCAAAGTTGGTAACGTTAATCCAACTTGTTGTGGACCATCACCTACTTTGTAAATGTCAAGTATTTCGGACAATTTACTTGACATATTATCAAGTGTAAAGTTGTCTTTTACATACTTACGATTCTTACGAGACTTCTCAACTGCTTTCTTATAATTATCGTAGATTGTTTTTAAAGTATGAGCTGCGTCATTATAATTAATTGTAAACCACTTGGACTCTTTCCTAATCCAATTGTTTGCAGCCGATTTGTCTACATTCTGAAGTTCACCACCTACTAAGAAGTTGTAATCTGAGTGAAGGAAGTCTACATGACCACTCCAATTTGATGTAATGATTGGTTTACCACTAACACAAGCTTCCAATAAAGGTCTACCAAAACCCTCACCACGTGTAAATGATACGTGTGCTTTTACCTTTGGGTGATTATACAGTGAATTCATCTCCTCATCTGAAAGGTCACCATCGAGAATATAGATGTTTGGTAGTATCTTTGAATCAATCATACCTTTAATCATTTCGATTCTCTTTCTCAACTCATGTACATTTGTGATGCCAGGTGCCGTGATAGATGTCTTTAGAATAAGTGCAGGTGGATTCTTTTTGTTTTTAAACGTATTTAGGAATGTGTGAATCAAACCACTTACGTTTTTTCTATCATGACCTATGTTACCTTGTAACCAATGACCAACAAATAGATATGTAAAAGATTCTTTCACATTACTTAGTACATCATTAACAGATTGATGAACTTCAGATTTATTATCGTAAATCTTAGGGTCAAATCCTTCGAATAAAACTTCAACCGGCTTTGTTAGAGATGTTTGACCTACCTTTTCTTTGGTTTTTTCATTTATTTTATCATAAACCACTTCGAGTGTTTTCTTAGAGTGTTCTGATGAAACCAATGTAAGGTCCATACGATTACACCCATCAATAAATTCAGCAGATGCATCGGTAGTTTCAATAACAGCCGATACCCCAATGTTAAAGTGACCAACGGGTTGGAACTCACTTGGAATTGTAATCTGCATCCACACGTCTGGCTTCTGATTTATATTACCACTAATGAGCCTTGATGTTAAGTCTACATCTTCCGTTGTGAGTGCATTTTGAGGTGTATTACCCCATCGTTGTGGTAAGATTTTTATATCCCACTCTTCACCTTTGGTTTGAATTAACGAACGGACTAAATCCCTCGAACGAGCACCATACCCACTTCTCGTTGCAATAGGGCAACTAACTACACATAACTTTTTCATACTGAATAAATCTCAAATCTTTTACGAGGTGTCCAATTTTCAAGACAACCATCAATTGCGTCAATAAACTTACCACCCATATTTTCGGATGCCATCCCACTCTCACCTTGAACCCACTCATGTCCAATATGTCCCACGTATTCTAAGTGGTCTCTACCATCTTCAAGAGCGTTTCCTAACTTCTCAGCTACATCCATAAAGTCACATCTATCATCGAATATATATGGTGTTTGTGGTGAACCTTGTAGTGACCTATTAGATGGCCATACAGGATAAACCCAACTACCACGTCCTAATAATTCATACTTAGACCATTTTCTTCTATCATGTAGTGACCCAATCTCAACATAATCTTCAGCAGTTAGAGTTTCACCTTCCAAATCAAAACCACATTGGTCTTGAAGACCACCTGTTACGTTGACTATAATTGGTGTACCAGCTCTCAATGCTTCACAAGAGGCGAGTCCGAAACCTTCATTAGAAGCGATGTTTAGAATGATATCACCTGAATTGTAATATAGGTTTAAATCTTCGGTAGTGAATTTAGCATCAGTAAACTTGTAATCACCATAGTGACCATTGTGTTTGATTACCTCATTCAAGTCAGTTCCATTGTCATCACTTCGTTGAGTATGGAAGAATAAACATACCTTCTTATCCTCATGTTGTTTTGCAAACTCATTGAATGCAAGAACTACATCACCTGGTACTTTTCTACGAATATTTCTATTGTTCCATAGAACTACAAAGTCGTATTCGTTTAATCCAAATCTGTTTTTGAACTCCACTAACTTTGCGTCATCCGATGGTAATGGTTTGAAGTGTTTGGATACTCCATGTGGGATATATTTGTATGCCCAATCTTCCTTCGCCATACCATATTTCTCAAGAGTTCTCTTGTTGATACCATATGTTTGTTTTGAGATTGACATCAGCATATCACACGATGCATAAAATGGTGCATTCCACATTGGGTCTGGTAATGAGTCCCAAATATTGTAATACATAATAGGAACGAACTCTCTTACTTCATGCTCCATATCGTACAACCACTTCCAAAAACGTGGGTCAGTGAAGTGTAAGATTGCATCAGGCTTCTCAATGTTAATAAGTTGCCTTAGTATTTCAGGATTCCCATATCCGCTACTTGCGTATATTTTGAGTGATGCATCTTCTACACCAGTTTCCTTTTGTGTATCAGCTGAAACATCAAACATCTTACCCTCTTCAGGATGTTTTAGTGCGGCTCCAAGTTGAACCCAATCATACTTATGAATTGTTGAAAAAACAATCTCCTTTGATTGTGTGGCAATACCACTATGTAATCTGAGGTCATCCGATAGAAGTAGAATCTTTTTCTTCTTCGGTTTAGTTGGGTCTACTTTTCGTAGTTTTGGTAATTCCATTCGTAACTATTTCCTTTTTATTTAGTTATAAATATACAAAATATATTTATTAAATCCTAATTTTTAAAATACATCATATCGTTGATTACTAATATATCAACATCAGACTCATCAAATAATTTCATTGCATCTTCGGGCGTTTCCACAATAGGTTCACCTTTTACATTCAGTGAAGTATTTAGTACAACTGGCACACCAGTTATGTCCTTAAATTTAGAAATCAAATCGTAAAATATAGGGTTATGGTCTCTTGTTAAAGTCTGAACACGTGATGTATTGTCTATATGAACTGCTGATGGTATTTCTTGTGGCTTTCTACATGGTACAGTATGTAACATAAATGGTGACTCAAAATCCATATTGAACCACTCCTCCTTATCTTCGGTTAACACTACTGGCGCAAATGGTCTAAACCATTCTCTGAATTTAACTCTTGAGTTTAGAATATCCTTCATCTCTTTATTACGAGGGTCACTTATAAAAGAACGATTACCCAATGCACGTGGACCTACTTCAGAGTGACCTTGATACCAACACACAATTTTACCATCAGCAATATTTTGAGCAACTACATCCAAATCTAATGGAACTGCATTTGTGTCAGTTTCAGGTTGGTGGTCATATGTAACACCTAAATAAGCAAGTTCATTTGTAGTGTAGTTAACACGTTTACCACCTAAATTAAAGTGATAGTAAAACAATGCCGAACCAGCTGGTATTCCATCATCACCACACGCTGGGAAAAAGTGTATATTCTTAAATTTTGTTTCTTTTAATATCTTATAATTTGCGTTACAATTTAAAAATGTACCACCGGCTAAACACAAATTACCATCGTTGAAATTTTTAGTATCTTCATACAATTCATTGATATACTTAATAAGAGCACGTTCTAATAAATATTGAATACTTGCAGCAATATCCATGACTTCTTGAGAATCTGATTCTTCTTTTGAATACACTGTTTGGTATATTCTATTTATAAACTGATAACCTGGTTCTTTATTTACGTACTCTTTACGTGCTGTACTTATGAATGGGTATCTACCACTGATTTCTGAAAATAACCAATCACTATATCGGTGATATTCAGTACTAATTTGATTAAATGGGAGACACCATTTTTCCCACTGCTCCATGGTCTTACCATTTACATTACCGAATGAAGATAATCCCATTAATGTACCTGCTTTTAATGTTCCCGGCCCTAACCCACAAAACTCAGTAGCTACATCATAGAAGTTCCCCAACATAAATTCAGGAGATTTAAAAGATTGTAGTATACTACCATTACCAACCATTGAGGTACTACAATTTTTTGGAGTATGCATCGAAGCGTCAGCCGTAAATACAGCTGCCCTTGGAAATGGTGATGTATAAAATGCAGCTGCAGCATGGGCAGTATGATGTCTTACAAAGCAACCATTAATTGGTCGGGTGTACCCCTCTATATCAATTATCAATGGAAATGATTCACTATGTTGTATCACTTCAGGCCCAAATGGAGGGTCGATGTTGTCTATAAAGTCCGGCAGAGATATCCCAAGCCCATCAACATATTCTGGTTTGTATGGAAACTCATCCAAGTGGTTGAGTATTCTCGTGTCTTGTCGTTGTGCGCCAAATGTATTAAGTGGATAAACGGAATTGGTTGGGCTGTATAGTTTTATCCAATTACAATTATCATAGTTCCAAAATGCCATTGTGATACAATCTATATCATCAATAGTCATTTCGTTTACTTGTAGAAAGTGGTTAAAGAACTCTCTACTTAATACTTCATCTTTCTTTACCCTACTGTATCTTTCAACGCTTAATGATGATACTAATTTGCCATTACGTACTAACGATAATGATGCATCATGGCCGGTGTGCATTCCTATTATATTCATTGTATAAATTTAGCAGTTTTACCATTACGACTTAATACTCGTTTAAAATGGTTGAATTCATTTTTTTTAATTTCCCCAAAGAAGTATAACTTATCTGAACCTCTGACTACACAATCATATTGATGTAAAGGCTGAGTTGGGTGATATGGCTTACCATAATATTCAGATTCCATGCCACTATATAATGACATTATAGTATGTGCTGGATTATACTCTATATACTTAACACCTAATTCTAATGAGAACTTACGTACCCATTTTTCTATACCATCAGTATTTCCACGTGTTATTAGTATTAATTCTTCTCCAAATTTTTGTTTTAGATTCCAAACGAGTTCTTTTACTTCACCCCTATTCTCATACGTTGGGCTCCCCAGCAGTGCTATTCTCATATTTTTTGAGTCTTTTTTGAACCTTCCTCCAATACTTCTTGGTTTGTTTTTTTTGTAATCCCTTCGGACCACCATTCCAACACCTAGCGATTTTTTCATATGAACTTGTTTCGTGATAATAATTTGCAACTATGTTAAACATTTGAATAGATTTATCTCTACTCCATCGGTCTTCTAATGTAAATATGTAACCTGAACCTTTTAAATCCAAAATTCGGTTAACTTCTTTTAACATTATTGGTCTAATTTGAAGAACACCAACAGCATCTTCTTTTTTACAATATGCAGACGTGTCACCACGACTTTCTACCCAAATGATTGCTTCTACTAAATCGTTTAGGTTTCTTAACGAAACGGGTGCTAATTGTACATTTGGGGGTGTTACTTCGATTTGGTTAATTTCTTTTAAAGGAATATTAATTAAAGATTCCTTTTTTTTAATCATGTAGGTAGCTGAAATTAATAAAATAGCAGGTACTAATAGTAACTTTCTCATATATTAGGATTTGATTCTTTCCTTACGATTACACAACTCACTTTTCTTGAAAGGACAATACTTACAATTCTTGGAGTTCTTACCTGCGATAGCAGGAAACTCACCTTCAGTATTATATGACCCATCTTCATTGAATGATTTAGATATAAAATCATCGAATGATGTTGATACGTTTCTCATTGTAATACTACCATGAGCAGGTACAAACTCTTGAACTCTCTTCTGAGCAAACATTGCTTCTTCCCACAACTTACGTTTTACAATAAAGTATCTGACTTGAATCTTGTCGATAGGCCATCCGTATTGTTCTGAGAAGAACTTCTTATATAGAACTAATTGAGCAGTCTTGGTTTTATCTTTCTTCTGATACTCATTCCATCCTCTTGTAGATGTCTTGATATCCCAAATCTCTATGATACCATCTTGGTCTTCAAACACTAAATCGATGAATCCCTTCATCATAATGTTTTTGTTTGAGGTCTCGTGGAAGATTGGTAACTCTACACCCCTCAAGCTTAACTTCTTAGTTGAGAAGTAATCAGTACGATTCTTTTTGATGTAGTCAATGATTTGAATACCATCATCGTAGAACTCGTTCATCTCAGCTTTGGTTGTGAATGAACCATATCGTTCTGACATTGATTTGTACTCATTAGCCATTGAAGTTAATAACAACTGACCCAAGTCGAGTTTATCTGCTTCAGTAGGCCCATCCTTATACAAGATTTGTAACCACTCTTGAAGAGTCTCGTGCATGGCAGTACCAAAGACAAGGTGAATGGATGGGTCAAAGTCTTTGTGACCATCCATATAGGTTAACTTCCATTGTTTAGGGCAGTTCGCCCACATCGTATATTGGGAGTATGATACTTTGGAAACCCCACCTACGTCTTCTCGTATGGAGAGGTTAAACACATTTGATACTTCTGACTTTTTCATATACTCTAATATACAAAATTATGGCGGAACCACCAAATTTTAATGTTATTAAATTGTTAAGTTTTAACAATTACTTTGCCCATTTTCCGTTTTGGACTAATTGGGCAATGATACCATATACTGATAAATCTGCATAGGTATCTTGTAGTGATTCACCAACCTCATCTGGCTGACCTAATACTACGAGTTGTTTTAGTCTCTGAACCTTATCGTTCATTCTAAACCATAATCCGGTTAGTGATAATTTTACGTCATCTTTTGTCTCCAACGGAGTTCCAACCGAGATGTTACCTGGTCCGTAGTTTCGTTGTTTTTTACAAAAGGTCTCGTATTGTTCCCACATGATTCTTTTGTACTCTTCCATCATTTCAGGATAAGTATCCTCACAAAATTCTCTTGCGGTCATCTCACCATATATGGGTCTTTCTTCTTCATTAACCCACTCAACTTTAGTCTTTGCTTCTTTTATTATTTCAGCCATTTTTTTATGTCTTTTTTATCTACACCAAACTTTTGAATAATCTCAATTACTTCATCTTTTGATAAAATTTCAAGATAATCCTTAACTTCACGTTCTGATACTTCGAAGTATCGTGTCAAGTAACTCAATACCTTATCATTATACTTGTCACCACCCTTTGCTTTTATATACTTGTCGAATGACTTTTTCTTAGGTAAGACATCCAAGTATAACTTGTATACATCTTTCGGTGAGAGTTGGCCAATGGTATATTGTTGTAACTCATTGACCAACTCAAGAAGACCCATATTCATAGATAGAAATCTATTTACCATATATGGTTCGAAACTCTTTTTGTCCATAACTGAAAGGGACTCCCAAGATGTTTTCTTCTCCTTTATTCCCGAAAGGTGTTGAAATAAGGTCTTAGCTTTCTTTGCTTCCGCCATCTTCAAAAAACTCTTTTGGAGTGAACTTTGGATGTACTGTCCCACATTCATTACAAATGACTACGGGAATAGGTAACATGGATGCTTGACCTGATGGTGACTGAACTGCTGGCACTTCCTTGTACATGGAAACTTCCGTAAAAAATATACCATCACAATTAGGACAAGTTACTGTTGGTAACTTGAATGGGTCTAATTGTATTTGCGGTGCTGGTTGTGCATTAGATGGACCACCCATACTTACTACTTTACCTTTTTTCTTAGCCATAACTTACTTGTTTTCTTCTACCGAAGCCTTACGATACTCAGTAACTAATTTCTTCAACTCACCAATTGCTTTTCTAGCTTGGGTAGATGACTTCTTAGTCGTTCCATTGTGAGACTCGGTGAAGTCTGCAAATAGCTCGGTCATTTGTTCGAATAATTCGTTTGAATTTGCCATAATTTACTTTCCTATTGTTATTAATATATTTAACATCATCGCCATTACGTTGATTTCCTTATCAACTACCATTGCGTCTTTGTACTGACCATCTGCGATGTTTAAGATAGTCTGACCCACTTTACCACTTGCGTAGTTATCTACCTCGTCATAAAGAGAACGATACAATGGTGTAAAATCCTTTAATTTTGAATCATTGATGATTTGTCTGATTTCCGTGAATTGTTCTTTGATGTCACCACTTTTTTGTAAAACCTTAATTACATTATCGGTGTAATTAGCTTGTACAGTAGATGTGGTATCAATCTTTAACTCACCCTTGACAACTTGACGTTGTGCTGCGTTTAGTACTCTACGAATATCAGGATATCCACTATTCACCAACACGGCAAGGTCTTCGTTGTTAAACGTAACACTTTCTTTATTTAAGATTTGGTGTAAACGTTTAGCTACTTCCTTCTTTGATGGAGGTGCAATAGCAAATGTTTGACATCTTGATTGGATAGGGTCGATTACCTTCTCCACATAGTTACACGTTAAGATAAATCGTGTTGACTTACTGAATGTCTCCATAAGATTACGGAGTGCTGCTTGTGCGTTTGGTGTTAAGTAATCAGACTCATCTAATATTACAACTTTCCACTTACGGAATCCCATAGATGATGCGAACCCTCTAATCTTATCCCTAACTGCATCTACTGAGTTTTCATCAGATGCGTTAATGTACATAACATCACAATCAATTTGGTTTGTAATGATTTTAGCGAGAGTGGTTTTACCAGTACCTGCTACTCCATAAAGTAGTAAGTGTGGTACGTCATCATTCTCGATATAAATCTTTACCTTCTCAAGGATATGGTCGTTACCTACATAACCTTCTAATGTGTCTGGTCGATACTTCTCAACCCATAGTGAATTACTCATCGTCCTACTTCTTTTAAGTATTGTTTTTTTGCTTCTTCCCAAGACATACCAATGATGTCAAGATAAAATAATGGTTCTGGTTTAATACGACCCTCATCAAATAGTTTAGAGTATCGTTTAATAGCCTTCTTCTTCCACCACCTCATAGTATAATCGTCACCTTCCTCAAACTTCTTCTTTAGTTTCAATTCACTTTCGCCAATCTCATTACGAAGAAACTCATTTCCATTATCATACATCATAGCGAAGTATACACCTCGTTTGAATCCATGCATATAATGACTTTGTTTAATACCCAATTCTTTGAATATCATTGATAGGATACGTTGCTTTACACCTGATACAGGTCCAGCAATCCCATCCTTCTGAGTTGTGTGTCTAGCATACTCATCTGGCTGGTTTTCTTTTAACCATTGATGCCATACATCATAAACTGAATCATCTGGCTTGGTAGCAACTTTACCAGCTGACTCACCCAATGTTTTGAAATGTGGAATACCATTATATTGAGAGTGGATACCATATAGTGAAGTAGTACCTACTGCAATAAGTTCTTGTCCGTACTTTTCTTTCCAATGTTCACGAACGACTGGAGATGTAGTCATACAGGCTACTAACTTACCACCTAAGAAGTTATATCCTAATGGTTGAGTACACACAATAGTACTTGCTATTGTAGTGTGATTCAATCTACCATCTTGGAATTTGTTCTCCTTAGTCCATCCTATATAGTTATCCCTAACTCCCAATGAAGTGACATCAGAACCCAAAGAAACCAACCCCAACATCTTACCACTTACTCGGTCTTTAATGTACATCTTTACATTACGACCTGGATTAGCAGTGAATGACATTGTATGGATTAACTTACGGATTTCAGTCCAACGAGTGGATTCTTTGGAGTCAGTTACAATCTCAACGTATGGGTCAAGGTCCTCAATCTCTTTGATTGTTTGGTCCTTGTTCGTAATGTCAGTAGGTGACCATAGTTGGTCAATATACTGAGCCATTGCGGCTTTCCGTTTCATTGAAGTTGGTAAGTCTGAATTCCACTCATCCCACTTTTTGTAAAGCGTCTGCTCTTCTACTGACATTGACGAAAGGTAGTCCATATTCTCAATGAACTTTTCTTTCTCAACATTATAGTCAAACACCGGCTTCGTTGGTTCTGTGTCCCAAAACTGCATATTACTTAATCTCTACTAAATAGTAATTAGACTTGAATCCATCATGCTCAAATGCAACGTGAGCAAGACCTTGTGGTGAAATCTTCAAAGAAGATGACTTAGCACCACGATTAGCACTTAGAATCTCTTTCAAGTACTTAGCTGAGAATGAAATTGGTTCAACATCACTTTCACACGTACACTCGACATTCATAGAGATTCGGTTAGAGTTGATTTTAGAGTAACCTAAAATTACCTCACCTTTGTTTTCTTTACACGTAAATGTAAACGTGTCTGAATCAGACATAGCACCCTTAGCTTTTGTAAAGGTAGCGATGAAATCACCATCCATAGTTACATTAGATGTAAATGGTGGAAGTTGTTTTAGTTCAGGTACTACTGGAATAACTGAGAGGTCAGCCAACATATAGTTTACTGAAGTTTTACCATCAGAGAATACCAATGCAGCCGTACCTTCGGATACATCAACTTGACTACCCAATACACCAAGTAGACCTTTTAATTGAGATGTGGTATAAACCCCATACTCTCCATTTGGAAAACCAGTCTCTTCACTCTCAACAGTACCCAATAGAGTTTTGTCATCAGAGATGAATGAAACTTGCATTCCGGCGTCAGTAGAATTAACTTTTACTGACTCCACTTCACCACCCAAGTTGTAACGAGAGATGAAACCTTCAATAGAATTCTTTTTCATTGTTATTATTTGTTATTTATTATACTAATATACGAAATTAAATTGGACTATCCAAATTAAAATGAGAAAAATTGTGCTGCAGCAGCAAGGTTGGGATTTGGTTTCTCCCAATTCATTGCTTTGTAGAAGTCATCGAGTTTGTTATTCAACTCCTTCTCCCAAATCAAATCATAGTCAATGTATTGTTCAATGAATGCGTTTATCTCAGGTGGGTCGGAGTGACCAGTAAATCCGGTAGTCTGAAGTCCAAGTGGATTCTTCTTTAGATATACCCACTTAATCTTATCACCATCCTTCATTGGTTCGTATTTGTAAGGAGCATCAAACTTCTTCAATAGTTGGTTGTAAGTAAGTGCAGCCTTTACGTGAGCAGGTGTCCCCTTCATGAACTCACCAAGTGCTTGGTCCTTAAACCTATACTTAGACATATCCTTTACAGCCGAGTTCTTTGCGATATTCACAAATGGTTGGTCAGTCATCCCATCCTTATAGTTTAGGATTTTATCGTCCAACTTCTTCTTGTCCTCATCTTTTAGGATATCCATCAGTACAGTAGACATTACCTCTTTGAAGTATACTGGAAATGATGAACGTTTTACATCTAACCCCTTCACATCCAACTTATCACAATCAACGGTATTATCATTTATAATCCATTGAGCGTATCTCTTCTTCGATACCCAAAAACCACCCTTAGCGATAGTCTCTTGTTTGATGTCGAATCGGTGAGTGTCTACGTTGAACAATTTAAATGCCATCATATCATACACCTTGTTGATGTGCTCTTCAACCTCTTTAGCGACTGATAGAATTGCTGGAATCATTTGTTCATCCGAGTTCTCATCGATTTCAGGATTACGAGCTTTTACAAGTGGTGCTGCCTGATAGAATACGGAATCCGTATCAGTATACACATTATAATCTGCTTCCTTACCAATGTTCTTTGTGTAGTATTGGTTAGCAATCAACTCGGTAGTCTTAATTACAGTCTGACCTGTGATTGTGGTTGCCTCAGCATTATCCACATCATAGAATCGGAATGATGGTAGACCAAGTACCCCATATAAGGAGTTCAACATAATCTTTTGTACCAACTGACGTTGAGAGTAGAACTTATACAACTCATCATTACCTTCCTTACCATACTTCTTCATAAGGTCTTTGTATTCCACACGTTTGTCAAACCAAACATTAAGAATCTCAGGAATCACACCCACCTTATCTCTACGATATAGAACACCATTAGCAGCAACTGAGTAGTTTGACTTTTCGATAAAGTTCATAAACTTATCCTTAGCCAATGGAGGAAACTCATTACCATCGTCATCGATAATTGAATATGTTTCAATCTTACCCTTCATATGGTCTTCAGCCACATAGTTCTTTAACTTACCAATCTTTGTCTCTGGCGAGATATTGATGGTCATAATGATAGATGGATATAGTGATGTTAAATCCAAATCATATACCCATTTGTAAAGACCAGGTTTAGGTTCTTTTACATATGCGCCGGTAAACTTACCTTCAGCCTCAGTTCCATCATCATTACGTGCTCTTCGTCTTGGTTTGTTTGGAGCAACACGACCACTCCTACGTAGGAACGTTAACATTGCACCCTCTAGCCATTTTGACGAGAATAAGAAGTCTTCATAAAATACGTGACCTGCGTGACATATTGCTCTAGCTAAATCAATGAACTGAAGTTTCTTGTCCATATCAACAACTAACTCAACATCTACCAAGTTGTACTCAATAAACTTCTCTAAGTCATCTCTGAATAATTGGTCAAGGTTACCCTCATACTCAATCTTACCTCTACCCAACTCTAATCGAGCAATAGTGTCTAATCGGTAGTTTGGATATTCAGTATACGTAAAGTTCTTGAATAAAGCGATGTAGTCCAATGCAGATACTCCAGCAATCAAATAACGATTACGATACTTATTCCAATGAACTTTACCAATTGGTGATAATTGATTTGCAGTAGACTCACCCAATACTCTCTTCATTCGATTGTATAGATACGTGACATCAAAGAAGTCAATGTTCCAACCAGTAATAATAGTTGGATTAATTTCTTTCCATTTGTTTAGGAACGCAATCAACATACCTTCTTCAGTATCGAACGATTCTACCGTAGCACCTTTGATGGTCTTGTTAATCTTCTCACCTTTATTTACAACATATACAAAGTAATCACCACTCACCGAATCATGACCTGCGACTGAGGTCATAGCATTCTTAGCTTCATTTGTATCAGGCAGACCACTATTCATCTCTACCTCAATATCAAAGGTAAGTACAGTATGTCCATTCGATACCTCATCTGAATCACCATATTGGTCAATCAGAAAACGTGTCATCTCGTTTACATCACTTTCATATAATTCAAGACCATCGTCTTGCTTCCAAAAGTTGATTTTCTTTAGCCTCTCTCCATGAATAGAAGTATGAGCACCATTCCCATCTCTAACGTAAGCATATCTACGGTATTTAGATGTGAAGTAACCTTTCTCATCATCCCAACAATGGATGAGGTTGTTTTCTTTTTCGAAGTATACATTTTGATACATTAATTAAAGTCTTTTCTAGCCATATTAATAAAGTTGTTCTCGACATCCCAGCTTTTAAGTTGAGATTCCCATAGTAAAGACTCCGCTATATGAGTTACATCAGGACGTTCGATTTCACCATCCAATAACTTAACAACCATTTTCTTAAATTCTTCTTTACCATTATAAAGTAGTGGATATTCCTCACCAACCATTTCGGGATAACAAAAATCATTTGGAAGTAAGTAAGGTACACCTCGACTTAACCCATCAGTAGCCGACATTGACCAAGCCGAATATCCTTGGAATGTACCTACACCAAAATGTGCTTTGGACATTTGATTCATATACACATCTCTATCAGCGTGTCCAATATACTTGGTATATGATTTACCCATATCTTTTAATGAAGTCCATACTTGGAAGTCTTTACGAGTTTCCCATAACTCATCCATTGCCTCGAAGAACCACTCGGCGCCAGTATATACTCCCCATCTATGATTAAATAGAATAGTTTTAGGTTCATATGTGGATGTTGGTGTGGCTGAATCACATCCCAAATACCAAGGTTGGATAATTTCTTCTAATTTATCAGTAATATGTGGTTGGAATGTTTCTGATGCTCGTCTGATAACTAAATCCTTTACCCATTGTGAGTTTACACCACAAACTTTCATTTGTAACATACCTTTGACATTTCTCCAAAATGAGTTATTGTCTCTAGCCCCATTGTCTTTGATTTCCCACCAATGACAATACCCAATAATAGGTTGTGATTTATTATATATTCTTGATACTTTGAATTCATTTGTCCACTCCGGCAAATGTGACCATATAAGATTAAACTCACCATTGTATTTTTCAATCAGTCTATTGAAAAACTTATGTGGATAGTCTACTCTCATTTTAGGTGGAAAGCAATCTAACCCGTCCATCTTTATGAGTTCAACATTAGGGTGTTCAAACTTATTAATGATGCCAGGATGATTATCAAAGTCAGGATATGGTAGAATCCACTCCCACTCTTTTCCGATTTCAGTATTCTCTATAAAGGACTTAAACACCAATAGGAACGAATCCCTATTGATGTCCTTAACAGCCCCAAAATTTGTATAATTTGGTATAACTAATACTCTCATATTATTTACTATCCGTTAAAAATGTTATTCAATGTGTGTGCATCAGCCAAAACACTAAACTCACCAATTGAGATGAAGTGTTGTTGATTCTTCATCACCAAATCAAAGTTGGCTTTAGAATACCACTTCCAATAGTCCACATTTGAAATATTGTGGTCAACATCGTTTTCAGAGCGGTTGTGGTGTTTCTGCTGAACAATACAATTATGAATGGTGTAACCCATACTTTGTTTTCGTTGTCCCAAATCTAAACCAGCTTCACCTCGTTTAGTTGTTCCAAAATTAATGGTAGCAACTTCAGGTTCTTTGTAAGATTCGGATGTAAACTTCATTACTTTAAACTTAGCCTGTCCGTTTAGGTATGGTTTAAGTTCATTAAGTAGAGTTTCGTAAATCGTTTGTTTGTTATCCTTTGGAGATTCTGATGTGTATGAATTTTTAAGTTTGGTATAAGTTGGTAGAATCAGCTTTTGGAATCGCTTATCCATAGTAGCCCCAACATTGAAAAGAGTTTCATCATCAACCACTTCTTCCATTTGTACAATCAAACCATTCACAAAATCAGTAACCAATAGGTTAATTTGTTTTTCTGATTTTCTATCACCCATATGTGGTAGAGCTGCTCTCAACTCCATTACAGCATCCACACACGCCATACCAAAATCTTCCTTACCCAATGAAGCATGTTCTAAATTTTTGGTATTCAACTTATCAGGTTGTGAACTCAACAAATCTTTTCGTTTCTCTTCATATGAATCCCAAGCCACATTATCAGCTATTTGATTCATAATTGTCAATTCCAATTTAGCGGATTCTTCAGTAACATTATTAGTATGTAAAGCCATCAATTGTTCTTCAATAACACTTTCAGTTGATGAGTAGTAGTATGAACCCCTCTTATCAAAGGTGGTCAACTTTCGTAATCCCAATAACCTCATGGGGATGATTTCACTATATTCAGATACCTTTCGTTTGTAAGAAGCAATTGCCGATGAGAAGATAACAATCTTACTATTACCCATAAATGTATTCAAATCATCAATGTGATTTCTAACTGCATCTATATTAATAACATCTCTGAAGTAATTATCAGAACCATCCTTTCTCATTACCTTACCAACAAAACCAAGGAATGCTTTCTGATACTCAATCCATTTGTTAAAAGTGTTGTTAAGAGCTAAAATCTCTAACATATGAACATAGATACTTTCTCTACGAACCTCAATACTTACTTCAAAATCATCAAGTGTTTCACCAAACGATGAAACATTCTCACAAATCATCTGAATGGAAAGTGTTTGGTGTGATTTCTTAGTTCCAACTTTCTTTTGTTGGTTTTTTGATTCCTCAATGTAAGATTGAACTTCTTCTAATATGGAAACAGTGTGTTTAACTGAAAAATCGTTCTTCCAATCCTCAACTGATTTGTATTGGGTGATTAGTTTATCAACAATTTTTTCAAAAGCTGTTATTGGAAACTTATGTGAGTACAACCAACACACTAAAGTAGTGATGTGTCCCCTATCTTTCATTAGGAAGTTTTTAAGTTTAAAAACTTTATCCTCAATCCAAGAAATCGGAAGTTGGTTATACGAAGAAATACCACTACCAATTTTGATTGCGTATTTTAATTTATCTTCTAATACAGAAGGGATACCAAAGTTAGGAATACGATTCCATACAGAGTTAAAGATATAAAACTGAATCTTAAATACTGCTGGAACATCTTCTTTGGGTTTAAAAATTTCTCTGATTTCAGAGATACTAGCGGTAATGATTTTGTGTCTTTTGTCACTCTCTACAAATTGTTTTAACTTGTCAATTAATTTCATATCTTTCATTTCTTATTTATTAACTAATATACGATTATTTTCTTAATCTACCAAATTATAATGTTAAGAAATTGTTAAACTTACCAAAAACTTACTTTATTTTCCGGCTCGAATGTTTCGTGTCTGACTACCTCTGATAGGAACTCACTCGCATCTTTAGGATACGGGCTCACTTTGTGTTTGAGTTGTTTAGTCAACTTACGTTTCTCTGATTTGTTCTGACCCAATACTTGGATGTATCGGTGTTTAGCAGACTCCTTCTTTCTCCAAAACTCTTTTATGTTCTCCTTACCCATTTGAGTTTTTAGATGGTCTAAATTATGAGACCCCCAACGTGAGAATACAGTCCGTGAGTGTATCCACTTATGTGGGTTATCTTGGATTGATATAGAATAGTTTGGCATCAGTTGAATATCACGACAATCTTGGTATAACCAATTTGTTGCTTGGTAGATACCACCTAAATGTAATTGTTCAGGATCAGCGTAACTGAGTAACATCTTGATATTAGGAGCATTCTCCTTAATCCATTGGAATGATTGACCCATAGCGTATGACTCGATATTAGACCCATACCCATCGTGTATAAACAATCGTGTCAACTCCAAACATTGGTCTTTCTCTAACCCATCGATAACTGACTTGATTGCTGACCTACCTACTGGATACCCATATACTAAACATCCAATTAGTTGTTCTGAATTACCTAATACGTCTTTCTTATCAGTTTCATAGAATATCCCAAGAGCGTATCTACACATCGTCCAAGCATGAGAATAGTGGTAAGTAACAATCATCTCTTTTGCGGTTGCCTTACCAATCTCACGAATTGTAACACGTGACGTGTCTACGTATATTTTATTTGCTTCTTTCAATTGGGTCTAATTTGTATATCTCTTCTTTAAATTCCTCATTTTCCGTTGGATATGGTAATGATGGGTATTTCAATGACTTCAATATACGACTTTTTTTTGACTTATCCAAAATGTAAACGTATCTATGTTTCCTCAACTCCTTTTTAATCCAAAATGGCGTTGATGTCATTTCTTGTATTTTGGTAGGGTTGTTAGTACCAAACTTTACGAACGATGTACGTGAATGAGTCCATTCACCACCATCTTCCCATCTAAATAACCACGAATCGTTTGGTCTGATACGATTACCTTGATAAATCCAATTTGTAGACATATAAATTGTTCCCTTATGGCCTACTTTAGGGTCGGAGTATGAGATAAGTGCTTTAATATGGGGAGTATTTTTGCGTAACCACTTGAAGGTCTGACCTACAAACCAACTTTCTATATTACACCCATATCCATCAAATACAAATAATCTGGTAAGTTCAAATACCTCAGTTCGGTCAATATGTTCAGAAATAGAAGCGCCAGAATGCCTACCTATGGGGTCGCCATACGTAGCCACTCCGACTAACTTCTCATTTACACCACTGAAAAACTGATGTTCTTCATCGGATTCATAAAACAAACCCAATGCATAAGATACTTTTGTCCAAATTCCAGCATAATGGTGATTTACCACTATGTCTTTTGCAACTGATTTTGAAATCGGTCTTACTGAAAATTTAGATGGATTAAAATATACCTTACCCTCTACTTTCATTGATAATCATTAAATTCTCCAAAAAGAATATGTGTCCAAGTTTCTCCCCTTACTATTCTACGAATGTTAGCGGGTGATACACCATTGTTTCGTGCTAAAACTCTTGTATTTCTATGACCAACAGCCCACAACTGGCGAATAGACTTTACTTGGTCCTCCGTAAGTTTATGTTGTGGATGTGATTCACCTCGTAGTGCCATCTTAAACTTTCTCATTAAAAGGAAGTTCAATTTGAGTAGTATCGGCTAAGAATTGAGATAGATTTGGTTTTGAAAAATTAGGCCCTTTTAATACTTTACCATCCTCACGATAAATAGGTTTACCATCCTCACCTAACTTTGACATATTAGAACGATGGACCTCATCAAAGACATCCTCGATGATATCACCCATACCATGAGCAACCATAGTACCTAATAAGATATATAGTTGGTCAGCAAGTGCATCTGTAACTTCCACAATGTCATCGTTATTACAAGCCTCTAAATACTCCACCAACTCTTCTTTACCCAAACGATACCTTAAATAGTAATCATCTGGCTCAATTAATGTAGGTGTTGTATTCCGTGTTTGGTCATATATACTTTGGAAGTCCCAAAGTTGTTGTAACTGCTTTTTCATATTACTAATATACAAAAATTATTTTATTTTTCCAAAATTATTTCACCATTTTCTACACCACTTGGCGCAGATGCCCATAGGTTTATTGCGATTGCGCTACGATTACCCTTTGTAACTTCAGTAACCCTATGTTTGTATTGGCCGGCTGGAAATATGACTAACCTATTATGTTTGGCTTTAATACGTTCCGGTTCGTTATCGTCACCACCACTAAATATTTCCAAATACCCACCTTCAATATCCATTGGGACTGGATAGTAAACTGTACCAATAATTGGTGTTACTAATTTACCTTCAGTATTCCATAGATTCTCGTCTTTGTCAAAATGCATATTTAGTTCATGCAGTTTATCATCGTCAGCCGAGTATTGACCTGTCCAATACTCAAAACCTTCCAATTGGATTGAATTATATCTTGGGAAATCCCATGGTGAGTTTTTAATCCAAAGTTCTTCTATCAACCTTTGTTTAAGAGTTGATGCCTTGGAATTCCAAGGACCACCCCACCACATATATTGACCATTATTCTCAAAAAACTGAGTGTCTTCTTGGAGTTCCTTTAAAAGGGACTCGTCTTTGATAAAGTCATCAACGATTATCATACGCTTAAATATTCTGCTTTTTGTTTTACACCAATCATTCGTTTGACTTCTTGACCATTCTCCAATAGAACAACTGTTGGAATACTACGAACGTTGTATTGTTGAGCAGTAGCTGAATCTTCATCAATGTTTACTTTTTGTACTGGAATTGTGTTACTAACCTCTGACATAATTGGTCCTAACATTCTACACGGACCACACCAAGGTGCTGAGAAATAAAGATATTGTTTCATATTAAGTTTTATTTAATTTATATTCACTTTTGATGGTGAGGGGGGTAGCGAACTCCCCCCACCGGTTTCCGAGAACTATCTCGGTCCTAAGATGTGGTCTTCAAACCACACTTCAGTTACCCATCACATGAGACACAATCGGGGTCAGTAGCTCTCGTAGCAATATCACCACGAAGTACGGATTCCGTTCTCATATAATAAAGGGTTTTGATTCCTTCCTTCCAAGCTTCCATATGGACTTGGTTAATCCACTTAGGACTTGCTTGAGATGGAAATGCAAGATTTAAGGAAACTGCTTGGTCGACATATTGTTGTCTGATACCTGCTTGTTTTACTAATTCTAACTGATTGATTTCTTTGAATGTTTTAAATACATCTTTCATCCAATCAACTTGCTTATTGTCGATATCAATTTGGTCGATACTATCTTTATGTGTAAGTTTACCATTGACGTATCCCCAATTGTCTAACTCATTCAAGTCTTGAACTGAACCACCATCTTCGAGTATTTTACTCCACGTATCTTTGTTGTTGATACCAACTTTACGTAGTGCTCTCTCCAACTCTTGATTCTTACGAATAAATGTACCCTTTGCGGTTTGTTCGGTAAATACGTTTGCAGCCCATGGTTCGATACCGGCAGAAACGTTCCCACTTAACTTAGAGTTAGATACCGTTGGAGCGATAGCTCTCAAGTGAGTATTTCTCAACCCACTACCAACACACCATAATGGTTCCCCATACTCATTAGCCAAATCTCTCGATGCTCTCTCAGACTCAATTTTGATTTGAGAGAATATCTTACGAGTTTCAAATTGAGCAGGTAGTCCTTCGAATGACATACCCTTTTGTTGTAAGTATGTGTGCCATCCAAGAACACCAAGTCCTAAAGCACGTCCCTTTTCAGCTGAACGTACTGAGTTCTCAAAACCCCTCATATTCTTAGCTCTCTGAATGAACTCTTCGAGTACACCATCCAAGAACCATGTTGCTGTATAGATTAAATCGGTGTGTTTCCACTCATCGTACTTAGATAAGTTCAATGATGATAAACAACATACAAAGGAGTGTGACTCATCGGTATGTAATGTAATTTCAGAACATATGTTAGTCATATGAACCTTCAAACCATTGTTCTTGTACATCTCAGGATTTTGTTTGTTAACATTACCCTTATACATTACATATGGTTGACCAGTTGCCTTACGTTTCTGAAGTACCTTACCCCATTTACTACGTGCTTCGGGATTACCATCTTCTAACTTTCTCATAAACTTATCACCAACGATTACACATTGATTTAAGTTCAAACATTGACGATTTACATCACCCTTTGGTTCACGAATTTCAATCCACTCATCAAAGTCATCATGTTCAATGTTTAGATTCACCGATGCAGCACCTCTACGTACAGCTCCTTGGTTTGTTGCAAGGATTGTAGAGTCGTAAATCTTAGCGAATGGTACTACACCATCAGATGTTCCGTTTTGAGTGATTTTAGCACCTGCTGGTCTAATCATATTGATACCAACACCTACACCACCACCATGTTTAGCAAGTAACATCAATTCAAGGTTCTTTGACCCAATCTCTTGGATAGAGTCACCTACATCAATACCAAAACAACTGATTGGTAATCCTCTATCAGTTCCGGTGTTCGATAATACAGGTGATGCTAGATTTAACCAACCCTTCCATATGTAATCAAAAAACTTTGACGCCATTTGTGGTTTGTCAAGTCTACGTGCTACTGCCGTAGCAACTCTCCAATAAGCATCTTTTGGCTTTTCACCTGATAGTAGATACCCTTTGGATATAGTCTTAACATATATTTCAGTATTTGCCCATGTTGGGAAGTCTACTCCAAGCTCCCAACCTAATTCTTCTCCGTAATTCTTCATAACTTATTAAAATATATCGTCCCAATCTTCACCTTCATTTGCCTTACTATAATCAGTAGGTCTCAAAGCGAAGAAGTCCGTATGTGTATGTCCACCAGTTAAGTGATAGAACCATTCTAATTGTGCTGCTGAGTCTTCATCGTATGTAAACGTTGATTCGTAACCCAACTCATTTAATTTTTCATTTAGTCTTTGATTGATAAAGTTCTTTAGGTCTTCTTTTTTAAGATTCTCCAAATCACCCATTTCAAACATCTTATCAATGTATTTGTGTTCCAATACTTGAATCAACTTTGCAGCCTCTTCGATTGAATCCTTACAATCATCTAATAGTTCAGGATATTCATTACACATATGTTTGAATAACTGACACCCCATTCTTGAGTGTAGTGACTCATCACGTACTGACCACTTCATTTGTTGACCAATACCCTTCAACTTGTTTCTCATTTGGAATGAGTACAATACTGCAAATGATGAGTAAAGTGCAACCCCTTCGGTAAATGCTGAGAATATAGCGAGTGACCTTGCTACCTCTTTACGAGCTTCTGAATTATTCTTCAAATCTTCGTAAGTGTAATTGTTTGTAACTTCAGCTAAGTTCTCAAAACGTTCAGCAGTAGCAGGTTCGTGTAAGAATGCCTCAAAGTCTTCCAATCCAAGTGACTCATTCAAATATGAATATGCAGTTGCATGAATGGTCTCTTGTGAACCAAACATCATAGCCATTTGCTTAATCTCATGCTTTGGAAACCAATTAGTGACCATAGTAGTCCAATAATCAGATACAGCACATTCCGTTTGTGCAAATCCAAGTAGGATATTACCCACTAAGTTCTTTTCTTCGGCGGTTAGATTTTCATTCCAATCCTTAATATCACCTTGCATTGGTATTTCGGTATGTAACCAAAAAGCTTGTGCTTGTTTCAACCAACCTTCGGTGTAATATTCTGGATATTCAAATGGTTTGAATGGTACTCGATTATCAAATAGACCCATAGGGATTCCTTGTTAAATTGTTAGACATTATGTTAATTGGGGTGGTAATATATAGTCTCTAAAAACCTATATCACCACTCATTTCTTTATATTTTTGTGCCAATTCTTTTCTTACTAAACTCTCCCCTTGTTTCATATCTTTTTGAGTTTGTCTACCATTTATAGAATCCTCATTATATATGTGAATTTGGCCAGTTGAGAAGTTTGCTTTGGATGGGAATGTCATACCATCAGGTCCAAATCTATTCTTAATTACGTGCCATCTACCAGTTCCAGCGAGTTTATCTTCAATCTTACGAGATAATGATACCACAAAATCAGCAGTCATCATCTTGGAGAATGACCCAGCAATCTTAGTACCTGTAATGATGTCATCTTCTGCACCACTTCTATTAATCTGAGATGCTGTAAAGACTGGAACTTCATACTCACCTGCCAAACCTCGTAGGTCTTCAATAATTTCTTCCAACTCCTCGTGTCTTTTTTCTTTTTGTGGCCCTCTTAAAAGGTCAGCGTAATCCACGATAACCAAATCCGGCTTCTTACCTTGTAAAGTCATCTTATCCATATGTGCTTTTAACGAAGTTACACCAGCTGTTTTAGTTGGATAGTGTTTGATTACCAAGTCACCTTTTACATTTTCAACTGCCTTTTGGACATCCTCCATATTATACTTTAGGTTAGCAACTGCTACACCACTCAAAACAGCATCATATCTCTGGCCCGTATATCCTTCATTTAATTCCAACGTATAATGAGCTACTGTTTTACCGGCTTTCATAGCATTGACACCAATATTAACTAATGCCCAAGACTTACCAATTCCAGGAGGAGCTGCGAATAAAATTAACTCACCTTTACCAAACCCACCTTGAGTTATTTCGTCAACGACATCCCATCCAGTCGAAACTACATTACGGACTGTATCTTCGTATCTATCCGTAATCATTATTTTATAGTCGTGTCCAATATCCGAATCCTGACCGGCTTTCATAGCAGTATCAATGTTCTTCTTTATGGTCTCGTATCTTCCATCCTCTAATAGTGTTACCGAATCTAATATTGCATTCTTAATGGATTGGTTCTTACAAAAGTCTAAAACTTGGTCTTTAACATACGAAAGGTCATCACTATCTAAGTGATTCCATGCATACTTTAAGGTGTCTACTACTGATGTTTTTAGAACATCTCGTTCAATGGAATTGACTTTAACTTTTAAGACATCTAATGTTGGCATGGTCTCATACTCATCAAAGTGCTTCATGATGTTGGTTACCAACCATTCAGATGCTTCAGAGTCAAAGTATTCCGGCTTTAGTATATCGTAGATTTGACGTGTAAACGGCCTATCGGATATTATGGCAGATATTACCTTATTTTGAAATGATGTACTAAATTTACTTCCTAACTTCTCCATATAGTTACTAATATACGACTTTAATTTGAACTATCCAAACTTAATTTAGTAAAAGAGGGGCTTTATGTATGTAACCCTCTTCACGCCTCGTAATATGTTTTTGAAATGGATAGTGTATGGTATGCATATACAGCCCATCTACTTCTACAAGATTACTTAAATCCTGTGGATTACCATTGTTTTTAAAATTATTACTAAGTCTATAACAATCATGATACTCTTCATAACCCCCATATTTTGAATACAAATGTACAGGCCATAATTTTCTTTGAAAATGAAAATCAACAAAAACTCTAAGTTCAAATGAAATTTTCATAACTGTTTCGGCAATTTCCTTAATTTTAACAGGATCATATTCTCCTATAATAGCAAGGTCAATATCCCAAGATACCCACTCTTCTAATAAACCACCAACTACATATAGCTGATATTCTGATATATATTTTGATTCCGATAAACTCCTATCTATTAATGTTTTAAATAGAGGGTGTTCGGGACCACCTATACCATACCAACCAACTTCTTTAAGGTTATGATACTCAATAGTACCTTCCCATACTTCAGTTCTTAAATCAGGATTCATTAACATGGTTTTTTAAATAACCATCTAATAAAGTAAATGAATTACGTAACCATGAATCTACGTTTGAAAATGCAGTATATAATTTGTCATACATAAACATCTTCTTAAATTCTGGCACATCCAAAGTTGCCTCTTGTTCATCCATAATCTCCCTAACCTTAGATTTGATTGAAGATGAGATTTCAGGATCTTTAAGTTGCATTAGATTGTAATTCATTTCGAGAGTTGTTACATTCTCAATCAACTTTTGTGATAGTTTATCATCACACTCAGTTTTGATTTTAGATATGAATGTGTCCATTTCAAGAACCTCATCATTTAGGAATGTCATCTTATTAAGAATGGTTTTAGGACCAACACCACGGACACCCTCAATGTTATCAGATTTATCACCCTCAATCATACGATAAAATACAAGATTTTGTGGTTTAACACCATAATCCTTCATTACAAGTTCTTCATCATACATTTTCTTCTTAGTTGGAGCGTATACCTTGATTCGGTGATTTACCAATTGTAAAAAGTCTTTGTCTGATGAGATGATTGTAACATTTTTCTTAAAGTAGTGATTTGCGAGATATGCCATGATATCATCAGCTTCTACATAATCAATATAGGTAAGAGAGATAGGTAAGACTTGGAGATACTCAATCAATCGTGTGAATTGATTTCTCATCGATACTTGTTGGTCCTCCAAATCTTCGTATCCAGCCAATCTATTGATTTTAGTCAGACCAGTACGACCTTCCTTATAACCTTTATACATTGACTTTCTACGATTAGACCCACCTTTACCATCAAACACGATAACGACACGTGTAGGTTTCAATCTTCGGATGGTTGCAGCGGTGGACAGAAGGAATCCTGTCACACCACCACAATGTTCTCCATCATCATTCAACGCAGGTACTGCCCCAAATACTCTGATAAATTGATTTAATCCATCTATGATTAGAACGTTATCATTTAGACTTTCGTCTTTAACTTCACTATGTTCTTTACTCACCTCATTGAGGAGTTCTGCGTATCTACTATGCATCGAAATCTTCTACTTCTACGTTATCTATATTTGCCTCTTCACTTGATTTTTTGTAAGACATAATATATGCATTACAAATTTGAGAATAAATTGACTCTTTTAGTTCGGGTCTCTCTTGTAGGAGGTCTTCGAAATTCTTGGCTTGGAACTTAATCTCCTCACCAGTCTCTTTATCCGCGTAAGTGTACCAAGCACCACTTTGGTCAATCAGTTTATAACTCTTCATCATTTGTAACCAAGAACCATAATTATCGATACCCCTATCAAAGTAAATATCGTAATCTACCGAACGAAGCGGTGGCCCCATTCTATTCTTAACTACTTGAGCACGAGTCTTAATACCAACCACTTGGTCTACACCACCTACTTTGGATTTTAACTGACCCATTTGTTTCAGTCTCAATCTACACGATGAGTGGAAAGCAATTGCCTTACCACCACTCGTTGTCCAAGGGTCACCAAATGATACACCTAAACGTGTTCTCAATTGATTGGTGAAGATTAGTGAAATTCGTTCTCGTCCAATAAGATTAGTTACCTTTCTCATTGCCTTCGAGATAATGATGGCTTTTTGAGTTGCGTAACCAGCTTGGTCGTAATCAGCTGATATCTCAACTTTAGTAGATGCACCTGCTACGGAGTCAACTACGATTGTAACCAATTTCTTCTTATCAGAAGAACGTACTGATTCAATAATTGAATCAATTGCTTCAAAGATGTCTTCCACTGTTTCTAATGGAACATATAACATCTTTTTGACATCAACACCAATTGCTTCTAAGAACTCTTGATTCATTGCGTTCTCGGTATCTATATAGACTCCAAGACCACCTTTCTTCTGAGTGTCTGCAATTGAATGAGCTGCCAATAGTGATTTACCACTACCTTCTAATCCTGTAATCTCAGTAATACGACCTACTGGTAATCCACCATTTGGTCGGTTTGAGATTGCTAAATCCAACATAGGGGAGCCAGTCGATACCCACTCATCTAAGTCGGTAGGAGTTGTCTCCGCCCCATCCAAGAAGAAAGCCACCTTATTGGCGGACTTAAACTTCTTGTTTAGGTTGGTAGCGAGGATAGAAGATAGTTCATCACGTGAACTTGCCTTCTTCTTAGCCATACTGATTAGTCGTTAAATAAATCGTCAAATGCATCTTTTACATTAGATGCGGGAGAAGTTGATTGAGTTGGTTGAGATGTTTCAGCAACTGGTTGTTCTTTCGTATCTGATACTTCACCAGTTTCTAACCATTCTTTCAACATACCTTCCATTTCTTCATATGTTACTTTTTTGAACATACCTGGAAGTTCAATCTGCTCTTTAGATGATTCAACAATGTTTGAATCCTCAGAGATTGGAGTTGTGTTTGGTTTTACACGGATGTAGGTCTCAGGATAAGACTTACCAAGTTCAGCAGCAGTTTTGAATTCTACTGTTACATCACGACCATTTACTGGATCGGTCAAATCACCATAATCAGGGTCTGCGAAGAACCCTAATAGTTCTTGGTAAACGTTTTTACCAAATCCCCAAAACTTAACACCTTCAGACTCTTCACCACGAACCAATACTGGTACGTATGTTCTCATCTTAGGAGTTAATTTACGAGACAATTGGTAATCATCACGATTTCCAGTTGCTTTCAACTTTTCAGCGAATTCCAATAAAGGGTCAGCCTCACCAAATGAACTTGGAGAGATGATGTTTTTACCACCAAAACCAAAGTGGAAGTAAAGTTCAATAAACGGATTCGAAGCGTTGTGGGTGTAAGGTAAAATACGGATTTGTTGTTTACCTGGTTGTGGTTTCCAAAGATTATCAGTCTTTGTTACTTTTGTTTGAAGCGTGTTCAAACGATTGCGGATTGCATTTAAATCAATAGCCATAATACTACTCTTTTTAATTATTAATTGTTAACTATGTCACTAATATACAACATTTGGGTGACAAAACCAAATGTATTCTAAAATATTTTATTTTTTATTTTGTTGTTGTACTTTCGTACTCATATAAATATGGCGCTGGAGTTAATTAACGTCAATAATTCGGAATAAACTCGTCTTCATTACCTTAAAGCCATCACCATCTGTAAGTATAAGTGAATTCCTATATTTGTTCCAATCTACTTGATACGATTTATCTAAATACCCACCATTTTCAGATGTTATTAATGTATTCAGTGAATTTATTGTGTACATGGTATTCGATTCCTTCTTTCTATGTACCATAATCGTAGCTGGTAAAAATTTAACACCATTTGGTACTATATTATAACTTATTACCAACTCATTTGATGGTTTTAATTTTAGAACAAATATCTTACGGCTAAATATTTCATATGCCGATAATATATGTTTTACCATATCTTCGAATTCACTCTCAGTTGAAAATGTACATAATAATTGTGTTCTCACTCATTATCTCCTACTTAGATTTGAAACACTTTTGTATTTCACTACTATATGTAAATGTATTGTTAGTCTTCCCAGTAGCACCTGCTTTAGAACGGTAGGACTTCTTACCTATTTCCAGTTGCTTACCTTTGGAATCTATGGCGTAAACGAATACAGTCTTACCAGTAACATTACCTTCTTTATCTTTTACGATTTCATCAACTTCATTAAGTCTGAATTTTTGTTTAAATTCGGTACTACTACCAACACCCATACAGCCTCTAAGCTTTTCACCATTTACTTGAGCACCACCCATATTGACATCGAGAGATGAACCTACCATAGATGATGGGTCACCTTCTTTGTAATCCTTTGGTGGGTAGTCCATCAATGTGAGATGAAATCCCCTAATAGTCTCCTCAGCCTCCATTAACCTACCCAATGGAACAGCAACACCATCTACGTCAGTAGAACCTTGTGAGTTTAGTTGTTGTATACGTTCTCTTTGAAGATTTACAACCTGCTCCCTCTCATCAGAAATTAATTTTTTAACATCAATACCTTCAACAGATGAATCTTTAGATTGTAAAGCGAGGCCTACTTTAGTGATTACCTTAATCTCATTACTTTTACCATTACCATCAGCTACTAATCTACGAATAGCATTGTACTTGTCTTCCGTAGAAAGTGAATCTGAGGTGGCTCCATCTGAAAGGTAATTTTGAAATTGTTTTTTAGGCTTACCATCTTTACCAAAAATTGCAACTTCTATATTTTTCTTCAAAGTACCAGTATCCTTTTCGATGATATCTACTTGAGCTTCAACTGGAAGTTCTGATAATCTACCAGCAATCTTAGCCGTTTGGCTATTATAACTGCCTTCAATGGAAGACATTTTATCAGAGTATTCATCGACTAATGCCTTTGCCTTAGTCTTTTGTTCATCAGATAACCCATCAAGTTTATCAATGGATGATTTATAATTTTCACCCTCCTGAGCTAGGGTAGAGTTATCTTGGATATCTGCGGTGGATGTTTTGTCTGAGTGGAATTGTATAAGTAAATTACCAGACTTATCCTTAGCAAACGTAGCAGTATCGGATGGGTTCATACCACCACCACCGGCTTTTACAAAAGCAACAGCATCTTCTTTACCAACCTCAGTACCATTGGGTAAAATTACCTTATTAGCGCCATTAATTGCTAACACCTGCGCATCTATGGATTCTGCTGCTCCATAATAAGTGTCTATCTTATCAATACTACCAAAGTTACCTTTAGATTGTAGTTCGGATACTCTATTTTGAGTCGTATCGTATTTGGTTTTAGCTGACCGTGCTGATATCACACATTTTGAGTATAGTTTGTCATTTTCAACGTCACTTGGTATACTACCAACTCCGGATGACCTACTTTGCTCTTTACCAAGTGCGGTTTCTTTGTATTGGTCATACATTTTACGAGCCAACTCTTCTTCGGTCATATTTGGGTTCTCGTTCAGCATATGAATACCTTCACCAGATGCGATTTCGTTAAAAGCAGAACCAGGAGAACCAGGAGCCGGCCTTTTACCAGTACCTTTCTGATATCCTGAGAATCCGTATTTGAACATATTGTTCTTTACGTCAGTATCACCCTTTCCAGCAGTACCATATACGCTGTCGGTGATTTTTGGTGATGGTTCGTTTGTAGAATCGGATTCGTTATCATCGGTATTAGCTTGAGCATCTTTTTCTATCTGAGTCATCATACCAATTTGGTCGGATTTTGAAAACTTACCATCGTCTTCTTTTTCTTCCGGCGTATCATTGGTATTTCTGAGGGTATCTGCTGCTTTGTATTGAGGGGATTCTTTATCGGATGATATCGCAGTTTTATAAGTCGTGGTTTTCTTTTCACCATCCTTATTCTTATAAGTTACTTCAGTATCAGGATCGACTTTATCATCTTTAGCTTCTAATAAGTTGATAAGTAACTCTTCTGCAATAGATTCACCTAATATGTCTGAAACTACTTTGTATGTAGCTTTCAGTGACTCTTTGGTATGTATACCTTCATTTAAGGATACACCCACTTCGTTCCACACTTTTTTTGCTATGTAATTGATAAGTTTCTTCATAAACATAAATATCTAAAGATTGACCTTAACCATATCTTTGTAATTATCTCCAATTTCAATGTCAGTTGGAAACCCACCGGACTCCATAACTTTTTTTATTTCTAAAATATATTCAATACCATCATCAGAATCCACATCAAACAATATTGAGTCATATGTGTATAATATAGGTAGTGATTTTTGAGAGCTTTTCATATTAGAGAGTTTCTCCAATATAAGTATGTTTCTTTCAGTCTCAACCGATTGTAAGATGTAATTAAATAACTTATTTTTATTGAGTGAGTCGATTATTTCTATTTTCCGGCTCATAATTGGGGTAAATGTGAGTCGATTACGTAAAAAGTCATTCCAAAGTGACTCTATATACTCTGAGGTCTTACTAAAGAATGGAATGTGTTTGTATTCATCTTGGACACCCCCATATAATTGTCTAAACGTGATTGCTTTTGCATCTTTGAGGTCTGCTCCATATTGGTCTGCTAACCACTTATGTGCTTTGATGTCTAATGGTATGTCTACACCTATCAATTTAGCAATCAAACGAATGTGGTATCCATCAAAATCTAACTGATACAACTTACCACCCTCAAATCGTGATATGAACCTCTTACGAACATCACCATCTTTTGGAAGTGCTGCATAGTTAATACCACCAAAGGTGTTTGATGGTCGAGATGTGGTAGTGAACATATTATATTGACTATACTCCATACCACCTTGTGTATACAACCCACTTCTCTCTATCCAATTAAGACATTTAGGATACAACTTACTAAATTTACTTGAGGTCGGATTTTGAGACCACATAACTTTCCAATCTTGGAATTGTTCATAGTGTTTCCAAATTGGAATGAGGTCATTTGCTTTGGGAGCTTTACGTCTTCTAAAGATTGTATATATAGGTCGTTCTTCTACATCGAAATCCTTCGCCTGATGGAATAACTCCATTTCAAGGTCGGACATTGTAGGTAGGTAGTCGTAATGGTGTAAGAACTCTTTTAAACCAACCACACATACCTCTTCGAATTGACTGAAGTCTATTGGGTCAGTTACATAACCTGCGTCTATATTATTGTAGTTTACAAAAATGTCAATATCACCATCAGATATCAAAATAGACGATATACGGGAAAGATGAGGGTGTTTCACCAAACTTGTTAGAATGGGAAACACCAACACCTTACTTGACAGGGCAGAGATGCGTTTATGTAATCGTTCGTTTGTATCTACTATCTTCACAAAGACTAATATACGAAATTATTCGTTAGTATCCAAACTTTTTTGAACATCGTGTTGAACCTAAGTCGTAATGGTTTGGATTTTTACCCTTACCAATCAACATCTTTTTGCGAAGTTCCACCATGGTCTCCCACTCTTGGGAATTTAACCCCTCCCATTGAAGTTTGTTGGCCATTTGTAACCATTGTTCTTTTTCTACGTGTGTCATATCCTAACGATAAAGGGTTACTACACTACCGAAGTAGTGGTCAAATACTTTGATTAAGTTTTCATAGTCACCATTCTTCATTTCATTCAAAATGAAACTCTCATTGAAATCGAGTTGGCGAGCCAGTTTCTTAGCAGTCCCAAGAAGGAAAAATGCGTTACCTTGAGGACCTGTTAGGTCAATTGTGATACCTTGACTTTGTGGTTTCTGAACTATCATATCTTACTTGTTTACTTCAATCATATTCATAGGAACTGTGTAAGTCCCATACCCATTCAACACTTTTAGAACGGCCTTAGTTCGGTTGATTTTCTCAACTCGGAGTTGTTTACCCTTTAACTTAGGGTGATTAACACTCACATTAGCACCAATGTAAAGTTCTTCTTTGACGTTAAGTGCATTTTCACTTTTCTTAATCTTAATCACTTCAACTACTTTGTTGTTTAACACTCGTAGTTGTTCGATACTCAACTGATTTAATTCTTGATAGGTCATAATTTTTATTTTTTATTTTTTATTATCGTGGTAACATCCCCACATCAACAGTACTAATATAGTGATTAATATTGAAATCACCAAACTTTTAATGTTAAGAAATTGTTAAAGTTTAGTAACCTATGAATTCAAGTTCAACTGAAGGAACTATACCTTTTGTTACTCCATAGGGGTACTCTTCGTTTAACCAATAGTTTTCAACCATCCCTAACTCTCTAAGAGACTCATTGTAGATGTCTTCCATCTCAAACCCAATACCATATCCACTTGGACAAATCACGGAAGCAACGTCTCTTAGAAGTTCCTCGTTTTCAGTTTTCATAGCATTGTTCAAAGCCAACCTCAACTCAGCTTTCATCAAGTCGGATACTTTCTCATTGTGGTTGTACATTTCGGCATTCCATGGTTTCGTGATTTCGATACCATATTTAATTTCTTTTACTTTCATAACTTATCTATCTTTTACATAGTAAAGATACGAAAATTATTTGGATATACCAAATTTTAATGTTAAGAAATTGTTATTATTTTAAGAATTCTGAATAGTTAGTGATGTAGTTTGAAAGTCCTTTTATGGTTTCATTACCTAACTCTATCTGCTTGCGATTTACAAAGTCAGCGTTGTCTACCAATTTCCATCTAACTTCTGTTTTTTTATAGAACTCGGTACTAATAGTAGAATAAACATCTTTATTAACTTCAGTGATTATATCATTAAAATGACGTTTTACAAAATAACGAATAAAGTAACCATTTACATAATCCGATTCTATTGGTGTTGAAATACCATACACAGCAAAGTTGAAACTAACATCAAGCTTATTTAGAGAATCGTATTTAAATTTTTCAGAATTATCTATAAGTGATAGGTCAACATACTTTATTAATTTTTCAGATACACCTTTTAAGTAAACTCCTTTAGTAAAGACCTCACCAGTACTATATGTATGGTAATCACCAACATATTCAGTACCATCAGGCGACATCCACTCCTTACCTTGAGTGTAAAGTCCGTTTTGAATTTGACCTTTGGGATAATATACTTTTAATCGTTTGGCCATTATTGAGCATCCAATTTTAAGAATCCAGTAAAGCTTGTTTCCCAATTACCTTGTCCATCAAAGCTATGTTCCATTTTACCTACACAAAAATATTTACCTGCGCCGATGTATTTTGCAGGTAACCCATCGAAACTAAATGTATCACCAATATTTGTACCCCATACACCATAACAAGTTACAGATAAGTCAATCATGTATCTGTAACCGGTATCAGTACCAGTTGGAGCTGGTTTATTACTTATGTATGACTTCATAATATCTTTAAGGCCTTGAGAACGTTCCGCTGATAACCCTGTACCTAATTCTTCTTTTTTCTTTTGAATGTCATCCAATGTTATTTGTACAGGTGGTGCTGTTGTTTCAAGATTGGGACCACAATCGTTATATAGATTATCAAACGCGCCTTTAGGTATCTCCCCCCCACGATTTGATACCAATGCTGCTGCGGCCATGTCAGAATCCATATTTGATGATAAGTTGACTGATTTTAAAACAGAACCTAAGTCGTGAGTTTTAAACGTATAAGCGGCACTGATACCCTTTTGGTGTTCTGCTCTTTCATTTACTATTAAAAATTTATTAGAGTTCTTAAACCCATCATTGTATATTGTTAATGGATATAACCCACCAGTTAAATCTTTAATTGTTGCGCACAAAACTCTTAGAAAATTATTTACACTACTCTCACCCTTTGCATCTTTATCTTCCTTTGCTCTTTCAACCAATCGGTCTATGGTAGTGTTTATCAAATCCAACGATATCAACATATCTTTTGCATTACCATCAAAGCCAGTTCCGGTTGCTAAATTATTTTTAATACCATCATTGAAGGTTGTAGCCGCGGTTTCACCATAAGTTGCCATATCACCATCTAATAATAATTTCGATGGGTCAGCTGACGCAAATTGTGGTATGAATTTTCCTTTTGCATCTCCAAACCCCCATTTGAATCCACTATTAGAATGTGCGGTATTGATGACATCAATCAATTCACTAAATTTTACGTATTTAACAAACATATCATCAAAGTCTACGTTTACCATCCCCAATATTTTAAAATCTGCGCCAGATTTTGTTTGTATATTAGCTACGGCATACCCACCACTAAGTTTTGCTTCACCATCCGGTACAAAGTCCTTGGTGCCACCCTTTTGTATGACACTCGACTCCTCATACTCTGGAAAGGCAGTTATAAATCTATTGTTTAATTCACTTGGAATGTTAAATGCCGTGATATCGTTATCTTCTTCATCTTTAATTGTAGTACCTGTTCCGGCTAATGTTTGGTCCATGGCTAAAACAGCAGAGAATCTATTTTTACCAGTTAGTTTCAGATTACATGAGTAAACGCCACTTGCATCCATTGAAAATCCAAAGTTATATACGTTTGCCGACATTGATGCCCCAAAACCTAACCCCTTGTACCCAAATGATAAAGTAACACCATTACCTACTCGGAAAAATGCCGATTCATATGTTGCGAATTGACTTTTTGAATAACACTTGAATGATACATCAATATCAAATAGAGCGGAATCTGAAACATCGTTCGAACCATCATTGTTTATTCTAACAGATTCTAATAATGGTTTAGCTGGCACATCACGTGAACCATCTCTACTTATTAAAGAATTATACTTTTCAGAAGAATTTAGTGGGTTATCACCAAGGGTTACACCAGAAGCAGGAGAACATAAACCTGCATTGTTAGTACCATTGGTTTGTATACTAATATACGCGTATTTTCCATAATTCCATATTTTCGAATTATCATCTGCATTTGGATTTTTTATATATTCGGATATTTTACCTAAATTACCACTTGCGCCGAAACTTGCTCTTGAAAATACTCCCATAACTATTAACTATTTAATTGGTTGTACGCATTTACTATTTGTTCTATACTTTGTGGTATTCTTAATTGTTTACCAATTGGTACTACAAAATCACCATTACCAATATTATTTGCTCTTGCTATAATCCACCAATACGATGATTTATTATAATACTTATAAGCTAACGTATCCAATCTATCACCTACCATACCTATTATGTATATATCACTATTTTGTGGTTCTATAATAGGTAATTTTACAGTAGACTTAAATCTACGGCCGGTTTTATCTTTACGGAGTTCTATGTCATCATATCTATTCATAGTTTAAACTAAATTTATTGCTGTACCCTGCCCAAGGTCATCTCCGGAAGATAATGGAGCAGAAGGACCATCAAGTGGTGGTACAAAGTCGTATAAGTTAGGAGTACTGTTTTCACTGTGAACTGCGTCACCTACTAATGTGAGTCCAACTGAAACGTCTACAAATCTTGGGATGGTTATATCTTTTCTAATGTCCCAAGATACTTCATCGGACATTGTATACGATAGTGATGTTAACAACGAATTGTGATTTTTCCATAAATCACCCAATGTAAAACTAAGAACTCTTCCACGATAACCAGTACTACTCCCATAAAATGGCATTGCGAAGGTTGCTAATTGTTTTAACTTTTCCCACATTGGGACTAATTCCGCTTTCGAGTACGCCATTACTTTAAAATTAAATGATAATGTTCTTTCGAATTCAGTCATCATATAAGCTTTATCAGCTCTACCATTTGGCTTTTCACCATTCCACGATGGTGAGAATGTTTCGGTAATTCCACTAACAGTTCCTCTAAATTGACATAGATTACTACTATTGGTTTTAAATACCAGCTTAACGATATCATCTAATTCAGCATCACCTACGTTTGCCGTACCAATCGTATCAAGTCGGGTCTCTGATAAACGTTCTGCATTTGTTTTGAAGGTTTGTCCGAGGCCGTATTTTGTTATTAGATTATTTGCGGTATAATCATCACCAGCTACCGTGGCAGAATCAATATTATAATTACTATCTTTTAGATTTCTAAAATCACCTTTGTAATCTGATGGATTGTCACCATTTGCTATTTTAGCTATCGTACCATATGATACTGCTTCGTAATCTTTTATATCATTACCAGGACCTTTAGTTTTACCATCAGATTTATACAATCCTCTTTTTTCAAATACATCATCGATTGGAATTGGTGAGGCTTCTTGGGTTTGTTTAGCTAATGTGGTTTTAGTACCATCATCATTTGCTCTAAGACTATCATTTATTTGGAATTCATAACGCTTTTTAGCAAAAAGAATCGGATTATCTTTTTTCGTTTTAGCATATGGTGAAGTCGGTCCTATTGAGAATCGATTGTCTATTCCGATATATGCGGTTGTATTACCATATCGTGTACCACTATTGTCAAATGTATTAATGAATCGATTTGTTATACTTGCACCAATTCCATAAATTGAATCAAATCCACCTTTAAGGTCTGTCCTCAATGGAAATACATCGTTACGAATACCTTTTAATCGGAAAAGGGTATACAAAGTTCTTAATGGGCTTACATTTATTGAAGCATTGGGATTATATTTCCAACCCTGTTTACCTAATGGGATTAAGTCAGGTCTATCAAATTTTAAACCTAAATGTTGCCCTGCCAAACTTGCTAAAAGATTTACAGGTGTCCAAGTCTTACCATATTTCTGACTACGTTGTAATCCAATTTGTCGTACACCCCATAATAATCCTTTTGCTGATAAGAAGAATGACCCAATCCTTGCGACATCTACCAATGCTCGTGTAGTAGATGCTACAATACCACCTCTAATTAGACCATCATCTATACCAAGACCAAAGTCCCAAAATTGAGGTTCACCTTTTGATATTTTTTTACGTTGTATACCGCGGAGTATGTAAGGTGCTTTTATTATGTTTAATGAGTTTGGTGAATCATCTTTAAGATTAAATTTGTGATACATCTTATCTAAAAATGATGGTGAATTACGTTGCTCCATCATATCACCAATACTTTTATATACATCAGAGTATCGATTCCCGTCAGGAGTGTATTTTTGAGTATCACCAGTTACACCACCAGTTCTAAATTGACCATAACCTGCTTCAAAAGACAATCCAGGATTTATTTTTTGGAAATCAGAATATTGTGACAACTCTACTACAAATTCCGTTTTTTTAGATTCTTCGTTTGTTGTAAATCCGGTTTTAAAGTTAGAGAACTTTGAAGAGTTTTGGTTAAACTCTTTAGGAGATGTAATTCCTGTAAATTTACTATCATCCATACGATTAAACTCAGAAGTAAACCCCTTTGCATGAACATCGGTAATGTAGTTTACTTCAGTTGGTGTAGTTTCACCTAAGAACTTTTCACTCAAATTAAAATCAGCTGGCGTAGTCTCACCTAAGAACTTCTCTTCTGAGTTAAACTCAGTAGGAGTTGTCTCACCTAAGAACTTCTCTTCTAAGTTAAACTCAGTAGGAGTTGTTTCACCTAAGAACTTTTCAGTTAAACTAAATTCACTTGGCGTAGTCTCACCTAAGAAGTTTTGAATGAATCTGAATTCGGATGGGGTGGTTTCACCTTTGAACTTTTCCTCACCGGAGTAGTCTTGAGGAGTCGTTTGACCCTTAAATCTATCTCCTTGAGTAATATTTTCCGTTTTCGTTTCACCTTTAAATTTATCGCCTTGATTTACTTCTTGTGTTTCAGTTTGTCCTAAGTATCGTTCTTCCAACGACATTTTAGATGGGGCCGTTTCTCCCAAATAGTTTGATGAGTTATCAAACTTAGATGGGGTCGTTTCTCCCAAATAGTTTGATGAGTTATCAAACTTGTTTGGAGTTACACCTTGTTTAGGTGTAGTTGTATTTGATTTAGGAGCAGATGGGGACTTGTCCACAAGTTGAGACAATGGGGTCTGATTAGTAGACTTAGGGATATCCACTCTCTTCTTGTCAGAAAGTGGTTTCTCTGTTGGTCTTCTAAACTTAGACAAATCTGATTTTAAATCTTTTAATGCCATCCAATTATCCCATCTGCTTATTAAATGATTTATTCATTGATTGTTTCTTAGTAATTTCACTAATTACTCTACCATCTACTACAATTTGAAGAGGTTGGTTACCCATTGCAGCTGCCAGCCTGTCATAGTCAATACCACCACCGGCACTATCACCTGCTAATTTACCGGCCATTGCTGCTGGATTGGTAGTTGCCATAATAAAGTCTGCCGGATTGGTTTTGATTACATCACCACTTGGTGTAATTACACCATCATCTATGGAGTCGGATGCACCCTCGTCATATCCAGTGGATTTAGTGCCACCACCCCCAAATAGAGCACCAATCGTGTCACCAACCCATTGAAATGGTGCTACAACAAAGTCATAAATTGCCTGACCCATCATCTTAATACCCTCAATTGGGTCAGTAAATAATGTAATAAACCCTCTAAGAAGTTTGAATATCGCACCTACCATTTTGAACGAATTAATTATCGTTGGTAGAATCAGGTCAACCAAGTAACCAACAACTGGAAGAATAATAGCACCTGCTTCAGCAAGAGCTGCATTCATCTTATCCATTGCAGCACTCATCTTTTCTTGTTGAGATTGTTTCTCTCTATCAAGTATCATTTGCTTGGCCTTTTCATCAGATAGACCGGCACTCATTAGTTGTTCCTTACTTACATTGTCTAAGTTTTTAACACCCAACTTATTCATAACCATTTGCTGTTCATTCATCTTCAACATTTGGTCAACTGACATACCCATTGCATCTGCAATTGCCTTTTGTTGGATTCGTGACTTTTGACTCACATCACCAATCTCACTCATTTGTTTTGCTTGGAGTCGTAATACTTCACCTTGTTCACCTGCTAGTTGTGCTGCACGGATAGCAGTGTTATTGAGGTTAACACCAGTTAACACTCTTGCTTTCATCTCGGCTTGAAGTGAACTTTCCATATTAAGAAGATTATCTGCGGCATCCGATGATTCTTGTAATGTAGTACCCAATGCCTTCGCTTGAGTAACTGCCATAGCCATCTCTTTAACATTACCCTTGAATGTAGAACGCATTTCTAAAGATAAGTTGGATATGTCTTTTAGTACACCGGCAAAGTCGACTGAAGCACCTGTGAGTTCATTAAAACCACCAACTGTCGATGCTACTTCGGTTTGCATATCACGAACACTCATGCCAGATGCAGCTGACATCTTTTGGAAGTTTGCAGCCTCTTCACCAGACATACCCATATACTTAGTCAAGTGAATTTGGTCTTGTAACATTTTGGCGGAATATTGTGCAGTCATTCCTATGGACTCTGCGAGTTGTTTTTGAGACTCAATCAGACTCTTGGTATTAATATTCAAGTTACCACTCATAACAGACATATTATTAAAGTTGGTAACCATTTCTTTAGCTTGACTATTAGCAATACCCATCTCACGACTTAAATCAGCTACTTGTTGGTCAACTCCAAGTGCTTTTTTCAATAGAACCATTGCGGCTATAATAGGAAGAATAATCGGTAGGAGTGGTGAAATTGCGGCCCATAAACTTGCCCCAAATGATATTATAGATGGGATTGCTGACCTAAACGACATTGCAATTGCCTTACCAGCGGGAACTCCCGCAGCAGTTAACATTACGAATTGTTGGGTAATACCCTTCATAATACCACCCATTTGTTTTTTTAATCCACCAAAGTCCATTGTAGATGCTAATAATCCCCCAATGAGTGGGATATTTTTGATTTGACCTTCAAGACCATCTAACATACCATTTGCTTTGGTCTCAAGTTCACCTTGTAAGTCCCGCCTCCGTTCTTCAGTCTTGATTACATCCTTGAGTGTATCTACTTCTTCTTTTAAATTTCGACCATGTGTAGTTCTACCATCCACCAACTCTTTCATTGACGTTTCGTAGTCTTCTAATAATTCCCTTTGTTGCTCAAGATTATCAACCTCATCAACCATTCCACTTAGTAAGTTTTTTCTAAGCTTACCCAACTCCTTGGCATTTTCAATTTGGTCTTGCATTTTACGATTAAGTAGGTCGGCTTGGCTATTAAGGAAGTCATTGTCCTCCATAGCCTGCTTACGAGCCTTACTCTCTTCGTTTCTCTGCTTATTAGTCTTTGCCATTTGGGTTATCCAATATTACTTATTTAAAAGTATCTTTAGAGTTTTTGATGTGATTATCGATGTCTATTTTAAGTTGGCGTGACGCTTTAGCTAAATCGTTAAAGCTTTTATTGACAGCCGGGTCTTTTTGAGCCAACTTCTCCATACCTTTTAAAACTTTGCGAGCGACAAGTTTTTGTAAAAAATTCATATATCTCCTGTTGTTATCTTAATATAAATATCAAAGGGGAACTATTTTCGTGTTCCCCTTTGTGATTTATTTATAGATTCTGTATTTGCTTTTTTTTCAGCTTGTTTAAATTCTAAAATTTTACTGATGTAAAACTTACGGGCCCAAACTGGCATATTATACACATCGTTCCAAGTAAACCCACCATTTCCGTGATAAATTAAATCAAAAATATGTGAATGTAGTTGCTGTCTGTAATTAATCTTCAGGCCAAAAAAAGGTCACGTCCATAGGTAAGGACATAAACCTCCCTTCCCCAGTTTCCTCCGAAATGAATTCCCATTCTAAATCCATATCAGGAGAAACTTTTTTAATATATGTTCTAAGAGCTCTACTATCTTGAGCAAATAACTCATTATCTACAAAATTATCAATTATACGCTGGTCATAGTCACCATCTACTGATAAAATTGTTTGCTTTAGTCGGGTGGTTAGTTCAGAACTTGTTTCGTTTTTTAGTTTACGATTTTTCTTACGTTCTTCTTTGAGTATATGCTTTACTTTCCTATCCTTAGATTCGGTTGTAATCATAAATGTCAGTTTTCTCTTAGATTGTGGAAGTTCTAACTCGAATTCGTTTTTGTTTTGTTCTAATTGATGTGAACCATCATATTCTTTATTATCAAATTGAGTAAGGTCAATGATTTCATTTTGAGTATTATTACTAAACGGGTCATTTACTTCGACTTTATATTCTTTACCATACCCCAAGATTCGTGCTGCTATCATAATAGCATTTTTGTCACCCACTATTAGGTCTACATACTTAACAGGTGTTCCATCACCATTTGATACAATTAGAGATTGAAATAATCGGTCTAAAACCGAACCATCTTTGATATATGACTGAGTGGTTAGAATATCCTCTTCTCTAGCGGTCATGTACTTCATCTCTACTTTACCACTCGATAATGGATTGTCTTTAGAATAAACCAAACCACGAGATGGTAGTTCGATAATTTCGGTTGGAAACTTGTAATCACTTACTTGTTTCACCTCATGTGCTTTTTTTAATTGTTCAACTGCCTCTTCATTAGACATTTGATAGTCGTCTTGTAAATCTTTCATAACTTTTCCTTGTCATTCTATTGGTTAACCATATATAAGTATGTAACTCAGGCATTTATAATACAAAAACCCCCACCAATGGTGAGGGTTTCTAAAATTTTAAAAGTATAAAGTGATATTATCCACTTACTGCGTCAAATCTATAACCAGCGCCGTCTTCTATAAGTGCGTGTGTTCCACCCGCGTAAGACTCCGGTAATTGCATGTCAACTTCTACTTTTTCATAACCAGCAGCTGTACCATAATCTTCACCTGAAAGGTCACTGATTACATCACAAGTTACACCGGTTTCTGATTGTGTTACGTTTCCGTATGATGCGAATACGATTACTTTTGTAGACGCGTCTCTAATGATTGATAACATATATTCTCCTTTATTATTTGGTTAACCTTATATAAGTATTATTTTTAAATTAAAAAACCCCCACAATTACGTGAGGGTTTTCAGTTTTCATTTTACAATCAATATTTTAGTATTGTAGTATTGCGTAATCGTAAGTCAATGTCATTTCAACAGTAGCGATATCTTCACCACTATAATCCATGTCAGAGAAATTAGCAGATTGGATAAATGCTCCTTTTAGTGTCCACTCTTCTACTTTATCACCAACAGGACCCAAACTGTTAAATGTGATATCTTTTTTGTAGAAGTCAGAATAACCATCACGACCAGTTACCGATTCGTGGTGTAGTCTTACCCACTCCATAGTAGCTTGTGCAGCAGATGGTACTACTGGATCGTATAAAGTTACTGATAAGTCACTCCACTCAGAACGACCTTTTACATATCTACGGGTGTTGATATGGTCAATAGTCACCTTACCATTTGTAATTTCAGGTCTTGCAGCGGTTTTCACCAAGTATGCAGGAATTCCTTCAATATACATAATGAACCGATTTGACATCTTCGGTTCGAAGTTGGTGAACATAATTTCATTTGGGTCTAATAGCTGTGCCATTTATAATCTCCTATTATCTCTTTCTAATAAATAGTCTAATTCTACAATTATGCCTCAGGGAATGCAGCGCCAGTTGGAAGTATGTTGAAATCAAGAACAATGAATTCAGCAGTCTTCGTTGGTTGTAAGTAAATTTCCCCTACCATAATGTTTCTATCAATCACATCTGGAGTGTTGTTGGAATCATCCATTACCACTTTAAATGTGTATAAACCTTGTCTTTGTTGAATTGATTCTAAGTAAGGATTAACGATTGACAAGAATCTATTTCTTGTTGCAGCGGTGTTATTTTCAAATACCAAGTATCTTGTTGAAGATGCGATGTATTTCTTAACTGCGATTAACAATCTTCTTACATTGATTCTATCCAATGCTGATGGTTTAGCTTGTAATGTCTTTTGACCGAATACCGTAGCACCTTGTCCAGGGAACGTAGCGATTGGGTTAATACGGGCCGTATATAGTGTATCTCTCTCATCGTGAGTAAGACGTGTCTTAACTTCGATTACATTTGGAAGACCACCACGATTCAAACCAGCGGGAGCGTACCATTCAGCAGCAACCGAGTCATTGAATGCGATAACGCCTGGTAGAACAACACTTGGCGGAACCCATACTGGCTTGTTCTTATCAGTATCAAGGATTTTAACCCATGGGTGATAAGTAGCAACATAGTTTGAGTCGAATGAAGTAAGTGAGTTGTTTACAGTTGCAATAGAATCTTGATATGCACCAGCATCCATTACGTAGAAACAATCTAATCTATCTTCACACATATCTTTAGCGAATGTGGTTACTGAAGAGTGTAGTCTATTGATTACACCTGGAAGTACTACCATATTGATATCGAACTCATCTGGATTAGAGATTGAGTTGATAGCTTTTCTATATGCTAATGTACCAGCAGCGGTAGCTGATGACATATCCATACCTTGGTTGTTACCGGCAATAATATCCTTACCTACATTTACCACTCTATTTGGTTCGAATCCATCGAAACCACCTTGGAATGGAACTAAGAACTTCTTAGCATCTATATCAGATGATAATGTAATAGTAGACCCGTTTGAGTGACAATCTGCCAAATCAAAGTCATTACCTACTTTTTCAACATTTGAACCTGGAAGTGGTTGTAGGAAGTTTAAGTTGTCAGTTGACGTAAAGTCAAAATCATAACCAAAAAATACTCTCTTATTATATTCACCAGCGAGTGACTGAGATACATTATAAGTTGGAGAAGGTAGGTCGTAAGTTTCGTGTAATGGTGACGTTAATTTACCAAATCCAAATGGTACAAGTGTTGAGTCGATTGACCCAGCATCTACATCAGATGAAACTGATACTCTAATATGAGCGGATGCGTTAGGATAATCACCATTTGAAGTTAATTTACCATTATCATCAACTGTAATGTATTTGTCACCAATTACTCTCTTGATGTAGTTTGGTGAGTTAGGGTCAAGATTTACACCTTGAAATTCTTCTATAATATTTGGTCTTGTATCAGAATCTTGAACACTTTGGCCGAAAATTGAATTAGGAATCTTTCCAGTGTCTACTCTACGTACTACAACACTAAATGTACCATATTCAGAACCTGGCACCTCAGATGCAAGTTTGATATTACTAATACCTACTTTGAATTCGTAGTTAGTAGAGTTACCATGAGATAATGTATGGAATTTAATCAAGTTAGCAGCAGTTCCTGCTACCTTTTGTGATTTAATCCATGGAGTAGATGCTTCAGAATATGCGTTAGTATAGTCAACGTCCACTTTAACAAGTGATACGGTTGGTACTTCACCATCTTTAGCAAGCGATTCTGCTTGGAATGTTGAGAAGTTTAATTGAGTGTAAGCATCTTTAGATGACTTAGGAGAGTAACCATATAACTTAGTAATATAGTTTTCGTCTGCCGGGTCAAGTGATGCTGAATTAACATTTACATCATCACTACCACTTGTTACTGAACTACCACTTAGGGTTAGTAAGAATGCAGAAGCACTAACACCGGTAATGATACTGTCGTCAAAATCACCACTACCTAAAGTAGTAGTCGGATGTAGTAAAGCACCTACCTTTTGACCAGCTGATGAAGATACTACCAATGCGATTGGTTTTGCGGTATATCCATCTTTACCTAATACTCTTACGATAGTTGCAGTACCTGCTTCTTCTAAATACGATTGAGCGGTATACGGAAGATATGAATCCTCAGTAAGACCACCAAATTTTTGTTGGAATTCTTGAAATGATTCTACTTTCGTTGGTACGAAAGCAGGGCCCTTTATCGATTGTCCGATAAGTGCCGCACCTATCTCACCAATACCTTGTGGTAAAAATGAGAGGTCTTTTTCTCTTGTAAAAACTCCAGGACTTACAATTCTTTCAGCCATTTTCTTCTCCTAAAATATAAATTTCGGTTTTCCTTATTATAAATACATTAAAAAATAACTAAACGACTACTTATTTTGTAGGCGTGAACTCATTTTTGGAAATATCATAAGTCCCCTCACCATATTTCTCTTTTAATTCAACTGCTAGTTCCGTTTCTTGAGTACCTAATTGCTTATATTCAGATATAAGAGATTGTTTTTGTTGTTTTAACTCTTGAAATACAGTTTCTAACCCATTTATTTCTATCTCAACCTCACCAACTCTTGTATTAATAGTTAATACTTTTTGTTGTAATGTTTGAATTTTACTTACTTCGTCTTCAGTAAATTTAATAATTTGCTTTTCTTCCATAACTTGTTATATTTGTTGTATTATATAAATATGTAAAAATTATTGATTACCACTCGGTATTGTAGAATCATTTTCACCAGTTATATTAGTATTCCACAAAACCTTACCTATCGATATCTTACGTTTAGTATTATTTGAAATTCCGGCATATTCCGGCATTATATACGCTTTCGCTGTAAGACTGATATTGGCACGTGTAATTCTATCTTGTCCCATTTCAGATATGGTTTCAAATGAATACGACTCACCTTTTATTTGGAATTTATATCTATCACCAAAGGAACGTCCTTGGAAAAATACGATTTGTTCAACAATCTTATTGACTTGTTCCATATAATCACACCATACAACTACTTCATACTCTAAATTTACATAATCAGGTCTTTCAACCGACATATATTCTTTTTTAGGAGATTGACCAGTTAATATTGAGAATTGGTCGTATCTATTGGTCTTACTATACGTTCTCTCGAACATTTGATGAGCATCTTCGTTTTGTGCTACTTTTAATTTAGCTAAATCGGTGTTTATTGAAAGATTATTTCGTTTGAACGATATAACAGGTGTTAATAACATTCCGTTATCGTCTTTCATAAAACCATCACGTTGTGAACTTGCCCACTTCTCAGGAGAAGCATACATTACAGGTACGGGATAAAATCTACCATCATCTTCAACAGTAGGTTTAATATCTACCTCTAAAAAGTTCTTAAATGCAGTATCAACATCGTAAATACCAACAGAAACGTTTTTTACGTTGTCTTGGTCCCTACGTATCTGATTTGCCTTATTCAATTTCACATCTTCTGATGTTGAAGATTGTGTTTGAGTAAGGTTTGGTTTAGATTTGTCTTCGTTTCTATACTTTTGAGCCATTTTACAATCCTAATGGAACTTCATTATCATTTTGTCGTGAATTACCTTTATAAGTATCTACCAATTTGATAGAAGTTTGACGTGTAACGTGTGTATCACATATAATGGATACATTAAGACCTTGTGAATCACCGCCATCCCATGTTTGTGGGTTTTTACCAGCAACATATTGATACGAATATTGGGCATCGATTAAATGATACTCACCATTCCACTCAATAACGTCACCAACCTCTGGCACAAGTGCTTTTTCAACCAAAGTATCACGAAGAAATCTAAACTGAACTTCACGTGAGTATGATTGGCCGAAATCATCGGATATTTGACTTGACTGACCCCTCTCAATAATAGATGGTATTTTAATCGGCTGATTGAATACCTTATCTTTACCCTCACCATATAGATTTGACTTTGTATCAGTCAAGGCTACTTGGTAATAGTAGATTTCAGTATCAATAATGTCGTTGATAAGTTCTTTATTCACTTTATTGAATAGAGCCATATCTCGTTGTCCACCGAATAGTGCCATTTGGTTATCCTATAAAAATTGGTCTTGGTACTCTATTTAGAGTTTCTTCTAAATACTCCGATTCTTCTTTTCTCGCTTCCATCAATGCTCTACGAGATGTTGATTCCAACATTTCAGTCAATTGAGTCATCAATGCTTCTTTTTCAGCAGATGCTTCGTTACGAAGGTCAGACCCATCAAGTGTTACATCAGCACCCGGTATTGGTATAGAAGAAAACTTAGAACGAACTGCACCTAACATCTCTTTAGCCAATGCTAATGAGTATCTAGCAATCCATTGTTTACCTGATGAATTGATATTTGAGTATACTAATCTTCCAAATGGAGCGTTAGACAAATCACTCACTACGTTTGAGTTTGCTATTGGTGAATTTACCTCACTATCTAATGTATAATCAAAATACACCTTAGCGCCAGTATCACCACCACTTGGAATTGGATATAGTCTAATTCTCTGACCATCAACATGGAATCCATATGATGATTTACGAATCTTATCGTTGAATTCTATTGCTTGAAGTCTTAAAAGGTCATCAAACATTGGTTGCATCATAAAAGAAACACCTGGCGAGTAGTTACCCCACCCAAAGGTTTCCATCATTTGTTGTGAACCCATACCAGTACCTACGAATGGGTCAAAGTATCTAATGATTGCTGGTGGTTGTGTGTGGTATACTCTACGAAGCGTTACACCATTTGCAATTACACCATTTTCTAAGTTTACGTTATTATCATCACCAAGGTCATAAATTTGTTGACCTGCAACCATTTCAAATGAACCAGTATATACTGTTACTTTACCACCACTAAGTGCCTCAGTACCATAATCCTTAGCAATATTTACTAAGTTTTGCATATTAGCGTTCATATTTGTATTTGTCAAATCCAAATCCAAGTCAGAACCTTGAATAGATAACATATTCTCTTTTGCTCTATATTGGTTTACTTGAGATGAATACTCACTTACAGCTTCTTCGAGGCAAGCGAACATATTGATATCTTGTAATTCAATATCGATTATAGGGTAACCCAAACGTTTAGCACACCACTCAGCCACTTTGGGGGCATCTGATTGGAATTGTGTATCACTATCAAAATACCCAAATGGAGTTGATGAACCACTTGCGAATGAGCCTGAACCTGGCCAAATTGGAATGTTTACTGACATTTATGCTCCTAAATACTATTAGTCATTATATAAATAGTATGTAGGTTATCTTTCCGTATTTCTCATAAAGGAAACTATGATATATCTTTTACCTGACGATACCGCTCTTGCCCCATGTTTATGGGTTATATTTCCAGGATGTAAAGTTACATACCCTATATCATTTTTTAATAATTGTTTTTGTCGTCTGAACCATGTACCACCACCCTCATATTCAGTGAGGTTTGATAATTGTACTAAACACGTAATGTCAGACATATCATGGTGTATTGATAAATGACCTTGAGCATTTGGCGTGTATCTGGCTAAAAAGTTTTCTGATGTTAGGTTATCCCAACCCTTACCTTCCAATTCCCACATATGAATCGAAAGTGGCATGACATACTCTTTTAGAACATCCATATAAATGTCCTGCATTCCAATAGTTTCTAATATCATATCAGTGGTTGGATAATTTTCATGCCTATCAACTGTCCAAGCATCTGCATACTCAGCTTCTTCCCTAATCATTTTACAAAACTCAGGAGTAAATAATGGAAATGAGAATGTATTTGTAAATGGTTCATCTACAATCAAATCCCATTCTTTAGTTTTAGCTGAGTATGTTATGAATCGTTCTTTCCAAGAATGAGCGTTATCATAATATGTATACAATTCTGGATGTAGTTTATCAGGCATAACTTTAAACTCTATTGTATCTATCCATTTCTTATATATCTTTGGAAAGTCAAATTGCTTTACTTTATTTTTAGAATTATCTAATATTTTAGAAGATAGTGATGGTGAATTTTTCAACCTACCAATTTGTTGTATAAGTGAACTTTCTAAATCACTATCTTTTTTAGATGATGGTTCGATTATACCACACCCCTGTATTAGTGATAAAAGATTACCAGTATCAGTTGTTAATATCTTAACACCACCTTGCATCATTTCTAATGCCGTTATACAAAATGTCTCATCATACTTGGATGGGTACAGCCAATATTCGGATTTAGAAATCTCATTGTATAATTTTTTTGGAGATAACCCATCGTAAAATGTAACACCATCTAAATCATCTTTATACGAATCATACCACTCAAGTGCATATGGTGGTGAGGTTACTATCAATGTAGCGTCTGAGTACAACGCCTTTATCTTCGGCCACATTCTTAGTAGGGTTTTTAATCCTCTATCTGGAGCTGATGAGTATATAAATCTATTTGGTATCTTTTCGTTAGATATACCACTCCAATCTGATAAGTCTATACCATTTGGGATTACTAAGACTTTGTGTTCTAACTCAGGATATTTTTTTAAGAATATTTCCTTTTGGTAATTCGATACCAATACGATATTGGTCATTCTATCATCTAAGAAGAAATCATAACCATCGTTGTCTAATGTCATACCATTCCACCACGGATAGTATTCATTATTATGAATCCAAAAGTAAGATTTGTCGTATGTAATATTATGTTCAGCTAACTCTAATATATAATGAATATAGTTAGTACATATTACAATATCAAATTTATTATTTTTATATTTTTTGGAAAGTATCTCGTAATCTACATAGTCAACACCATCGATGTTGGCCGTGTCAACTTCACCAGTAACTACAACGTCATGGCCGTTTAACTTGAAGAAGTGTGCTAATTTGAGTACCATATACTCAGTGCCACCAGCACCTTCGTTAATCCAAGTATCTAATGACCATTTAGATTTTTGATAACCTGATACAAATAATACCTTCATATTTTATTTATTTAAATGGTTCACCACCCACCCACAATACAAAGGACTTTCGTGTACCTTTAGTTATAGGTGTTACTCTGTGTAGAAAGAATGATGGAAAAATAACAGCAGCTCCCTTTATACGTGGTGCTGTAATCCAACTACCACCAATATTAAATTGTAAATCACCACCCTCATATTCAGATGGGTCGGATAATTGAACAGTTACTGAGACCTTCCGTTGGTTTTGTATACCAATACCACAATCCATATGCCAGTCGTACTGACCACCACCACTATAATATTCGGTATATTGAATTTGCTCTCTCATTTGAGTTAATTCAAAGTCCCACATGGTTTTATTAGCGGTCTTAATCATATCAGACAACTTTTCGTATACCCAATACCACTCGTCTGATTGTGGACACCATTTAATTTTTGATTTTCTATAATCGGTGATTTTGGATTTAACATCTTGACCAGTTTGAGCGTCTACCCAATCCAAATTAGTTGTGAGGGATTCTATATCAACGAGTTCGGTAGTAGTAAACCCATCTTTAAACCAGTAGTAATTTGAGTAGTCTACAAAGCTACGTGAACTATCACTAAAATTAAAATTCTTTTCCATAACTAAACTTATTTACTATAAATATGAAAATTTATTTAATAAGATGAACCACTGAAGTAAGTTTCTACTACATAAAGAGGGTCACCACTTGAATAACCATATTCTTTGAATACCAACTTATCTAAAGACTCATCCCATTCAAAATATCCACCCGATAACTGGTTACCTTTATCACCAACACCACCTTGTTGACCTTTAGAACCAGTTTCACCAAGTGGTGAAGCGCCAGTCTGGCCTTTTTGACCCTCACCACCAGTATTGCCTTGTATACCTTTAGGACCTTGAGCACCTTTATGACCTTGAACACCTTTAGGACCTTGACCGCCAGTTTCACCTTTTTGACCTTTAGGTGATAATCCAATTATACCTTTTATACCTTTAGGACCTTGAATACCTTTAGAACCTTGAATACCTTTATCACCACTATCACCTGAAATACCTGATGGTCCTTGAGCACCCGTTTCACCTTTTTGACCTTTAGGTGATTCACCTACTGCACCTTCATCACCTACTCCACCTTGAACACCTTTAGGGCCTTGAACGCCTTTAGGACCTTGAACACCTTTAGGACCTTGACCACCAGTTTCACCTTTTTGACCTTTAGGTGATAATCCAATTATACCCTTTATACCTTTAGGACCTTGAATACCTTTAGAACCTTGAACACCCTTATCACCACTATCACCTGAAATACCTGATGGTCCTTGAGCACCCGTTTCACCTTTTTGACCTTTAGGTGATTCACCTACTGCACCTTCATCACCTACTCCACCTTGAACACCTTTAGGGCCTTGAACGCCTTTAGGACCTTGAACACCTTTAGGACCTTGACCGCCAGTTTCACCTTTTTGACCTTTAGGTGATAATCCAATTATACCTTTTATACCTTTAGGACCTTGAACACCTTTAGAACCTTGAATACCTTTATTTCCACTATCACCTGAAATACCTGATGGTCCTTGAGCACCCGTTTCACCTTTTTGACCTTTAGGTGATTCACCTACTGCACCTTCATCACCTACTCCACCTTGAACACCTTTAGGGCCTTGAACGCCTTTAGGACCTTGAACACCTTTAGGACCTTGACCGCCAGTTTCACCTTTTTGACCTTTAGGTGATAATCCAATTATACCTTTTATACCTTTAGGACCTTGAACACCTTTAGAACCTTGAATACCTTTATTTCCACTATCACCTGAAATACCCGATGGTCCTTGAGCACCCGTTTCACCTTTTTGACCTTTAGGTGATTCACCTACTGCACCTTCATCACCTACTCCACCTTGAACACCTTTAGGGCCTTGAACACCTTTAGGGCCTTGCGGGCCAGTATCTCCTTTAGGACCAGTAGCTCCTTTTTGACCAGGAGCAGATGAACCTTGTGGGCCAGTTATACCTTTAGGACCTTGGTCACCAAGTGGGCCTTGAGGGCCAGTATCTCCTTTAGGGCCAGTAGCTCCTTTTTGACCTGCTGGTGATGGACCATTTACACCTTTAGGACCTTGAACACCTTTAGGGCCTTGAACACCATCTTCACCTTGACCACCAACAGGACCTTGAAGGCCAGTAGCTCCCTTTTGACCAGCAGCACCTTTAGGTGATGCGCCTACGGCACCTTCATCACCTACTCCACCTTGAACACCTTTAGGACCTTGAACACCTTTATCACCATTGGCACCAGATGGTCCTTCAGCACCTTGTGGGCCAGTTGCACCTTTTTGGCCTGCAGGTGATGGACCAACTGCACCTTGTGGGCCTTGAACACCTTTAGGACCTTGATTTCCTGAATTACCTTGTGGGCCAGTATCTCCTTTAGAGCCAGTAGCACCAGTTTCACCTTTTTGACCTTTAGGTGATGCACCTACGGCACCTTCATCACCTTGTGGGCCTTGAACACCTTTAGGACCTTGAATACCTTTAGGGCCTTGAGGGCCAGTATCTCCTTTGGACCCGGTAGCTCCTTTTTGACCTGCTGGCGATGGTCCATTTACACCTTTAGGACCTTGAACACCTTTAGGGCCTTGTACACCTTTAGGACCTTGAACACCTTTAGGGCCGGTTGAACCAGTAGCTCCCTTTTGACCAGCAGCACCTTTTGGTGATGCACCTACTGCACCTTCATCACCTTGTGGGCCTTGAACACCTTTAGAACCAGCTGCACCAACGTCTCCGACACCACCAGATGGTCCTTGAGCACCTTGTGGGCCAGTTGCACCTTTTTGACCTGCAGGTGATGGACCAACTGCACCTTGTGGGCCTTGAACACCTTTAGGACCTTGGTTTCCGGAATTACCTTGAGGACCGGTGGGGCCAGTTGCACCTTGGTCACCACCAGGAGATGGGCCGGCTGAACCTTTTGGCCCTTGAGGTCCCGTTGAACCTGATGCACCTTGGGGACCAGTAGGACCTTGTCCACCAGTAGGACCTTGTGCGCCAGTTGAACCTTTTGCTCCTTCTAATCCATTAGGACCTTGACCACCAGTACTACCTTTATACCCCTTATTATCATTACCTTTTTGACCCTTTTGTCCTGCTAGACCGGCAGGACCCGGTGAAGTATCCGTATCGCCAAAAGGAGAATCACCACATTGTTCTGCAAGAACGATACCAAAGGAAGCTTCCTCGACAGGGTTGCCTGTAAATACACAATTGTCGGGAGCTCTATCTGGAATAGTACCTACTTCATCGAATACAGCCTCGTAACAAAGCAAAGAGTTTGGGCCAGGATCTACATCAAGCATAAATCTATCACCATAGTACATATAGCCGGTAGCTGGGTCACAACTGAAAATATTATATCCAGGTGGATTATGAACTATGTATCCATCTGCTAAGTAAACGTCAATGTCTTCAATAGCAATGGTATGTATGGATTGGTTTTGTATTTCGTATGCTGAAGTGATTAGTTCTTCAACTATACCACTATCGGTGTACTTTACTAAATAATCAGAATTTAAATTAACAGTATTAGCAGGTGTAAAGTAATACGAACCACTCGAATCTTTAATTAAGATTTTTTGATGTTGTGATACTGTAAGGTCACCACTATTGAATTCGATGACACTACCACTATGGGTTGCTTCAAATACAACACTGGCTACGCCAAGTGAGGTTGAAGATATATCAGTAGAAGACCAATTTCTAAAGTCTTGTTCATTTAAACCTAAACCTGGTAATACAACACCACTTACTGATGACCCACTTTGTAGAGTGTTAATCGTAACTGATGAACTATTTGGTAATCTTACGAGTTGTGTATTTAATCCTGCCATATTACTTGTTTATCTATATTAGTATGAACCACTTACGTACATATGAAGTACATAAGTACTACCACCATTATTAAATTTAAGTACACCTCTTGTAGTATCCCACGTCAATCCAGGTGATACACCACTAATTAGTGTACCAAGAGCAGAAATACCTTTTTGACCTTTAGAGCCTTGTAGGCCGGTTTGACCTTTTTGACCTTTAGCACCTTCAAATCCAGTTTGACCTTTTTGACCTTTATCACCTTGAGGACCCACATTACCTTGGGAACCAGTATCACCTTGAGGGCCAGCAACACCTTGAGGGCCAGTTATACCTTTTTGACCTTTATCACCTTGAGGGCCGGTATCACCTTGAGCACCTTGGTCACCTTGTGGGCCTGTTCCACCAGTTGGACCAGTTGCACCTTGGTCACCTTGTTGACCCTTTTCACCATCTGAGCCGGTTTGACCTTTTTGACCTTTATCACCTTGTGGGCCAGTTACACCTTGAGGACCTTTATCACCTTGTGGGCCAGTAGCACCTTGAGGGCCATCAGCACCTTGAGGGCCATCAGCACCTTGAGGGCCAGTTTGACCTTTTTGACCTTTATCACCTTGAGGGCCGGTATCACCTTGAGCACCTTGGTCACCTTGTGGGCCTGTTCCACCAGTTGGACCAGTTGCACCTTGGTCACCTTGTTGACCCTTTTCACCATCTGGGCCGGTTTGACCTTTTTGACCTTTATCACCTTGTGGGCCAGTTACACCTTGAGGACCTTTATCACCTTGTGGGCCAGTAGCACCTTGAGGGCCATCAGCACCTTGAGGGCCATCAGCACCTTGAGGGCCAGTTTGACCTTTTTGACCTTTATCACCTTGAGGGCCGGTATCACCTTGAGCACCTTGGTCACCTTGTGGGCCTGTTCCACC